TTCGCCAGGAAAAATCGAAGATTTTTCGCCAGGAAAAATCGAAGATTTTTCGCCAGGAAAAATCGAAGATTTTTCGCCAGGAAAAATCGAAGATTTTTCGCCAGGAAAAATCGAAGATTTTTCGCCAATTTATTTGCTGAATATTGGATCATACTTAGGATCGGCAAAATTGTTTAATAAATTGTGCAAATGTTTTATATTTTTTATATTTTCGTCGTTGGGTTGGGTTACAGGTTTTACGATTACAGAATTATTATTGTTTTTATACCAATCCAAACAATTTTCTGAATTAAAGATTGTTTGGCGAAAATGCAATAAGTTGGCCAAGTTAACTTTTAATTCTAAGTTTTGCAAAAAACCGCAATGAAGTATATTGCTGATTTCACACAACGATACGGGTTTAATGTCCTGAATTTGTTGAAACATGTCAAGATCTTCTAATATATTTTTTGAATTTAAAATTTCCATAATTTTATTATATTTAAGGGTATCAAATAGATTTCTTGTTTGGGTTCCCATATTAAAAAAAATCCATATTGCAGTAATAATGGTTGATGGTAGCTTGCCATCAAAATCTTTTTGTTGTTGTTTTTTTTCTTCGAATATGTATTCGTATAATCTTAATGAATTTTTAAACATAAGTTGATTATAGTCTGCCATTTCCTGACCATCATCATCTTTATCAAATACTTGTTTTCTTAAAATCTGTTTTACGTCTTGAAATGACATGGAAAAATCCCCTAAATTTAATGACATTTATAATAAGGATAGTCTTAATTTATTAATTTCAAACATATTGTTTAAAATTTTGACCTATTGGTAGAGCACATTTTATACTGTACAAACATGGGCGGATATCATTCTGGGATCACTGCGGCTAAATTGTGTGTTTATCGGCGTGTTTCTCCAGAGTAAATTTTCAATTGGCGGATAAATCCAGAATTGGGATTTGCCACGCATCTTTTCTTCTCTATATACGATAAAGCATCCGATGTAGTTTTTGCAAACCTTTTATAAAGTAAATATGCTGCAACTACCGATACACTTCTGGATACACCCATATAACAATGAACAAGAACAACTCCTCCTTCTTTCAATGCTGCATCTATAAACTTACCTGTAATATTAAAATATTGTAATATATTTTCATCTTTACTGTCATCTATTTTTACTTGAAGATAATTTCCTTTTAATATATAGTTTGGTCTTGGAACATCTTGAGTAACATTTACCACATGAGTTATTTGTTTTGGTAAACATGTTGATGACAACAAGTTTCCAATATACAATCGGGGAAGTATTTTTGAATAATTTTCAAATATACAAATGGGATTCATTTATAATATATTTAAGTTAGATTAGAGCAATTAATATTACATGAAATATTTTAAACGCTATACATGATTTTAATTTGTAATGTTAAATGAAATTATTCAATATTTTTGTATTATATTCGATTTTAAAAACTTCTATGAGCTGCTTTAGTGGAATTAGTATATCTCCCATGCGACAAGCTCATAAAAGAGTGTAATTTTCGTTATGATAAAATAATGGATAAATATATAATGTTTGGTGGGTTTTCGCAAACTAATTGTTATAGAAATAGATCAACATTATCGAATATGTTTAATTCCACACATAATAATATTTTGGCGTGTTTGGATGTTCTTTCTTTTAATTTTCCTAAACATATTTATACTGTATATACTGATTTTGGGATAAAATACAAAACCTTTTTTGTGAAGTGTATAAATAAACATTCTATTAGACCCGATAAATTTAATGATATAAAATATTTAAATTGTAATACATAATTTTATTTAAATGTTATATTATTACGTTTACAATTTTACTACAATATTTTAAATGGATCAAAAATTTTATTGGACAAAAAATATTCAAAAGGACTTTTGATATAATTTGGTTTATAATTTCTATGTCTTGTTTTTGGAGTGTAATTATACGAAAATTTTACAAAAAATTTTTTGTCTTCGAAAATAGTATATTTATTTCTATCGACTTTAATCGGTTTTGCTTTTTTGTAGAACGATTCGATAAATTTAGAATGGTCAATATCACTATCTATCACACTTCTGCGATCCATCCAACTTATTATGATTTCCAAATCAGATATTTTTTTAATATTATTTTTGGTGTCATCCAAAGATATATCAAAATTGTCAATAATGGTAATTTTTATGTTTGTTGAAAACGCAAACAATGTATCTTCATTAAGTTTGTATATAAAGTTCCTTTTTTTACATTTTCCAATTAGAATATTACAATCGTCTAAATCTCCATGAGAAAATGTTTTAAAACTTTTATTCATATAATCCAAATAACAGATCACCATAATTATACTTTGGAATATAGCGCGTGTTTTATCGTAAGAAGATTGTTCTTTGACCATAAATTTCAATAAACTTACACCTTCTGCATAATTATACACAGAAATTTCATATAATGTTATTAGTTTTGTTTTTTTTTCATGTTTTAAAAGTTCTCTAAAATTATTATTTTTAACAAATCGATCAATAAATATATCATAATTTTTACTAACATTCACATTAAAAATATTTTTATATTCCAATATAGATACAAAATTTTTAATATCACTTTTTTCTTCTACCTGTTTAATTTTTTGAAAAGTTTTCAATAATTTTTTTGGTTTATATTTATCTTCATCTTTTTTGATGGGCACTAATTTTAAAACCAAATCAGTATTCTCTATGGAAAATATTAATCCTTGATCTCCCTTCCCAATAAAATTGTAATTATAGGATAAAAAATTATGCTTAGTTATCATTTATTATATAAATCGATTGTTATCCACGCAAATTAATAATATATAAAAACGTCAGTTATTTTGTATAATTGTATTGTTTAACCAAAATCGACAAATAAATACATAATTTATGTATTTCAATTAAAGTCTGTTTATATAGTCCAAAATAAATATAGATTATCAACCAATATTGCTTTGTGGATAATTTCTAGTTTGTTGAAATTTAGGATTACAACAAAATAACCTATTTATCCAATAAATATGTATAATATAGTTTATCTTTTGACTGAGAACAGAATTTTACATGCTTCATTTGATCGAATCCTTCAGATTTATCTGGAATTTCTAATTTTTTAAAGAATATATTTGCGGCCATAAATGGTATATGTTTTGTAGATGTTATCGTTCTATATAATAAATTGTGTTTTACGTGCTCTTTATTCGCATCCATAAATATACAAACTGTTTTCATTTGTTTATTTTTAGCTATATCTATGAGTGTCTTTCTGTCAATTTTTAAGGGGTGGGTGTTATCGATAACGATAATTTCGTTATTATAATTTTCCAAAAATATATTTAATGCCTTCAATGTTTTCTTTTTATTCCCACTAATATCATTTGAAAATATAACATCATGTTTAACCCATTTTTTTACAAATGTACTCTTCCCGGATCCCGGGGATCCCGTCATAATTATCATACTTTTTGGAAAAATTAATTTTTTATAATTACATAATTCTTCTTTTGGTTTAAATGGAAAAATAATTTTATGTGATGATGGTTCATTCAAAAATGTATTTTCTGGAGTTGAAAAATGAACATTGGCATTCATAGCAAATGTTATATCTGCTGCAGAAAAATCTTTTTTATTTTTAGAGTATACTCTGCCAGATGCATCTCCGCAATATATTTTTAATACAGAACCAAACGTTTCGAATTTTTTTAACATCCCAAGTCTAGGCTTTCTGTTTATAGAATCACCAACACACGCAAAAAAGCAAATGGGTATAGAAATTTTTTCTGCAATATCTGCAAATTTGGCGTGCAAATATTCTTTGGTTTTGTGTTTTTGGTTTGTGAAAATCACAATATTGTACTCTTTATTTATTTCTTTTAAACGTTTAACAATATTATCATAATTGAATTTCCAGTCTTTAATATCTTTTGAGAATGTTTTTCCGCTTTTTGGTTTTATGATTGTATGATCTAAATCAAACCCGTATGCATACTTGTGTTTACCTTTATAGTTATTAAATTTTCCATATATAATATCATCTTCTTCAAACCAAGTCATAATGTAATTAATATTCGATTTATGTAATGAAATAAATTTTTATTTGATTCATTTTAATTCTCAATTATTATAAAATTTAAATTAATAAATTGATATGGAGTTGGATTTAAAAATACAAAAGTGTTTTGATAATGTGGAAACTGTATGGACGAACAAACCATCAAATCTTTTAGATGTTAACACTTACTTTAATTTAAATGATTTATCAGAAATATGCAGAAAATATTTTACAAAATTAATTATATATGATTACACTCCTTGGGAAGATCATAATTTGTTTGAATATATTTTTCATCCTACTACAAATAAACGCGAACAGTATAATATAATTAAATTTAAGAAAATGTTTTTTATTAGTGATAATCAAGGATATAGATATCCTAGATATTTAATAAAACTATATCAATATGAACCAACAAAGTCCCAATTATCAAAACGAATTATTGTGGATGTTCCTTAAATCTTCATTGGAACATGACCATAATAGTTTTCACTAAAAGTATTAAACTGTACAGGTATTCTTTTATATCTGTCATATATGGGATGAATAATTTGGTTTCCATCCCAAAAGAAAAATTGGGGATCGTGTATACCAGAAGCTGTAAGATATATAATATCTCCATATTTTAAGTTATCCACGTTTAAATATTTTTCAAGTAATTTATCAAAAATATTTGTTCTTTCTAACAAATGAACCGAATCGGAAAATTGAATTGATGGTATTATACTAAATTTAGCAATATCGTTATTCGATAAATGTTTTTCTTGTCCATGCAACATAAAAATTGTAGAAATTATCATTATAATATCATTTACTGAATAAAGTTGTTCTTTATTTAATATAAATTGTTTAAACATGTCTTTAACATCTTGATAATATATCATATGAATAGTTGCTATATTACTTATGTTTTGAGACTCTTGTTTTAGAAGATCAACTAAATCTTTATTTATACATGTATTTTTGTATAATTTAGATAATCTTCCGGCCAAGACAATACTTTCATATTTTGATGTTGACATCGCAAAATTTTTCGATATATATTCACATAAACTTTTAAATACAATCTGGTCTATTTTTGGTAAATTCATAAGATATTTTTTGTCTAAATTTTTAAGTAATGATTTGGTCAATGAACGTTTATCATATTCACATATATCAAATTTATCATCAAAAGTTATTTTCATATTGTTTAATAGTTTATTCTATGGTCTGCAAAAATAATTTTTTTAATTTTAATCATATAAGTTAAGCGAGGCGGACATTTTTAAACTACATACAATCGCTAATAGTTTGTCTAAGAAACTCAATTAAGTTAAGCGGGAACGGGGTATATTTTTAGTGTACAAACTATAATATTTTACACAAGGGATCTATATTATTTTAGATAAATAACATCATTTATATGTAATTATATATTACTAAACAATAACTTAATTGAAATTTTATTTACGATTATTTAATTGATAATAAGTTTAGAAAGTCTAAACTTATATATAATACATAAATTATACACTCTTTTTTATATCACAACATTAGTATGATTTATTTTAAATTATATATAATAATTAAAATAATAATATTTCTCAAATGTAAAAGTTAAAAAAAAATGTTCATTGTTGAAATAGAAAATGAAAAATAAAAAAAATATTTTTTAATATTGTCACCGAATATTTTTTAATGTTTTTAATGTTTTTAATGTTTTTGTGTTTGAGAGTTATATTTGAGAAAATAAATATTTTTAGTAAACACCTTGTTTACTAATATTTCTCAAATGTAAAAGTTAAAAAAAAATGTTCATTGTTGAAATAGAAAATGAAAAATAAAAAAAAATATTTTTAATATTGTAACCGAATATATTTTAATGTTTTTCCCGTTTGAAAAATAAGTATTATATTTAATTGATATAATGAAATAGATTTTTTTCAAATATTTTTTCCCGTATAAATTCTTCTTTATTCTTAATATAAAATGGTATTCTAATTAACATTGTGCCATTTTTCAAACATAAATCTTCTTTGAGTCTATCTCTAAACTCTTGTTTTTCCAGTCCCGCTCGATCAATATGCCATTTGGGGATAAAAATATAATGTTGTTTTCCGTCATATTCCCATGCCAGTCCCTTTCCAATAGACGTTATAATATCTGGATTATAACAATCCAATTCTAAGTTTCGTTTCGTCGAAGGATTTTTTAAAAAATTTGGTCTACACTTTGGAAAGGGTAATTGGAACATGTTTTCTATAATTTGTCTGCATTGATCTTTTGTTTTCATATTGTTTAATAGTTTATTCTATGGTATGCAAATATAATTTTTTTAATTTTAATCATATAAGTTAAGCGTGGCGGACATTTTTAAACTACATACAATCGCTAATAGTTTGTCTAAGAAACTCTATAAAAGATAACTTTGTCACCAAAAAACTCAATTAAGTTAAGCGGGAACGGGGTATATTTTTAGTGTACAAACTATAATATTTTACACAAGGGATCTATATTATTTTAGATAAATAACATCATTTATATGTAATTATATATTACTAAACAATAACTCAATTAAGTTTTTATTTACGATTATTCAATTGATAATAAGTTTTGACTTTCTAAACTTATATATAATACATAAATTATACACTCTTTTTTATATCACAACATTAGTATGATTTATTTTAAATTATATATAATAATTAAAATAATAATATTTCTCAAATGTAAAAATTAAAAAAAAATGTTCATTGTTGAAATAGAAAATGAAAAATAAAAAAAATATTTTTTTAATATTGTAACCGAATATATTTTAATGTTTTTCCCGTTTGAAAAATAAGTATTATATTTAATTGATATAATGAAATAGATTTTTTTCAAATATTTTTTCCCGTATAAATTCTTCTTTATTCTTAATATAAAATGGTATTCTAATTAACATTGTGCCATTTTTCAAACATAAATCTTCTTTGAGTCTATCTCTAAACTCTTGTCTTTCCAGTCCCTCTTGATCAATATGCCATTTAGGGACAAAAACATAGTGTTGTTCTCCGTCATATTCCCATGCCAGTCCCTTTCCCATAGACGTTATAATATCTGGATTATAACAATCCAATTCTAAGTTTCGTTTCGTCGAAGGATTTTTTAAAAAATTTGGTCTACACTTTGGAAAGGGTAATTGGAACATTTTTTCTATAATTTGTCTGCATTGATCTTCGTGTTTTCGTTTATAAGTAAAAAAATTCTCTTCCACCTCTTTATCTATTGGTCTATAGTTATACTTATTTCCCCAATTTTTAATACTCAAATATATCAAATAACTAATAGTTAACAATATAAACACAACTTCTTTATACATTTTTATTTATATTTGTGTTTTAATATCATTTATATATTAAGTTTAACAAATTATTGAAGTTCGTGTATTTGTGTTTAACTTATAACTAAAAACTGCCAGCATTATTCTATGAAAAATAAAATTTAATTTTTTTTTCGAATATTCTGATTTTAAATCGTCCCAAAATGTATAAAACATTTATGAGTCCCAATGAACATGGTCTTGGTGGCGGAGGATTTTTCCACCACCACAGCTACATTTCTAAAGATAGGACGTATCCTAGTGAATATGTTATTACAGCAAAAGATGTCGATCCCATATTTCAGACAATTAAAAATATGGTAGAAGCTGACGCCGGAAGATCATTTGAGGAAGTGACTATGTTGGATGATGAATACGTAAAGAATATATTTAAAGAATTTAAGGAGGATTTAGACAAAGAATATTTCAATAGTCATTACGAATTTTATGATGGGTGTGAATTTATCAAAAAGATGACCACAAACCCAATTATTGTAAATTATTTTAATAAGTGTCTCAGAAAAAATATTCTTCGTTTTGAAGGAATTAAACGTGGAGATTTGATCAAATACCAATTTTTGGGTTATTATACTCATGGATTCCAAATTTGGGATGGTACAGATCTCGTTCCCATGGACAACACCAATTATGAAAATACACTAGAATTTTCTATTCCAGAAAAATTCAACAAAGAATTTGGATCAAAATATTGGGAAAATCTATCATTTCAGGTAGAAAACGAAGACGAAGACGAAGAACTTATTAGAGAGACTGAATTTAACGATGATGAAGATCAGTATGACTATGACTATTATCCTTACGATTGTGGTGATACTTCGGATAGTGAAAGTGAATATTAAATAAAATTTATTTTTTGTGAACAGCGCTATACAGATAACCGGTTTGAACCAGTTTAATTAAATTTATAAACGCTTACACAATGGTGTGCCAGTGTGGTAAATCGTGCTGTAAAGACAAGCCCGAAATGTCAATTGTGACGTTAATTACTGGAATACTGTCTGGAATATACGCAATATATAAAATATGTGAATACGCAGATAAATGTAAAACGTGTAATTTAAATAAAAACAACTGTAAATGTTAATGAATTAAAAACATAAAACCAAAAAACTAAAAAAAAATTGTAAATATAATTTACAATAATTGTAATCAAATATTATAATTTTTAATTTAAAAATTATTTTTAGTTAAATGTAAAGTTAAAATATTAAAGATTTTGTATAATAATTTGGCATATTAAAATGTCGGAAAAAAATAACCCAAATTCAGAACTATGCCACCAGCTTAACTTATTAAGACTACACTATTTAAGTATCAATGATAAATATAGAAGTTTTGCGTATAAACGAGCTTTAGATGGTCTAGCAAAACAAACAGTTCAAATAAAAACAAAAGAAGCCGCAAACCTGATACCCGGTATAGGAAAAGGAATTGGAGATAAAATAGAAGAGTTTTATTCAAAAGGATATATCGAAGAAATAGTTTCGTTAAATAACAAAAATGAACAAGTTGAAATAGAAATATTTACGAGAATAAGTGGAATAGGGCGGGTTAAAGCGCTTGAAATTATTAGTAAAGGTATCAAAAATATAGAACAATTACGTCAAAATAAACATATTAAATTAACTCATCATCAGAGTATAGGTTTAAAATATTTAAACGAATTTGAAACAAAGATTCCAATGAAAGAAGCCGAAAAAATTGTAAACATTATTAAAAATACAGAAAAGATATTTAAAAAACTAAAAACTACTATATGTGGGAGTTATAGAAGACAAAAAAAATATTTAGGAGATATTGATGTGCTGATGTGTTCTCCCGATTTTACATCAGATGATGATAAACAATTGGGTGGCGTGAAACTTAAATTGTTTGTAAATAAACTAAAAGATAATCAGTTTATAACCGACACACTTGCATTAGGCAATACAAAATTTATGGGTGTATTTCAGCTTTCAGATAAACATCTACACAGAAGACTCGACATTAGAATTGTTCCATCTAATCAATATTGGACAGCCGTATTGTATTTTACTGGATCGGCCAATTTCAATAAACAATTTAGAGCTCATGCACTTTCTAATAATTACACCGTAAATGAATATTCTATTCGTAAAATTAACCCAAATGGATCTTTAGGAAAACCATTACCTGTTGAGTCTGAAAAAGATATATTTGATTATATAGAATTCCCTTATGTTGAACCAAAAGACAGGGTATAAAAATTAAAACTTAGATTATTTATCACCAAAAAAAAACCTCAATTAAGTTAAGCAGGAAGGGTGTATATTTTAAATGTCTAAAAATGGAGATGGTGACAAATTGAATAATGTGTCCATCTCTTTTTTGGTGACAATATTTTCCTCCTTTACAGGACTACTTTTAATATTATTACTCCATATATAATCATATGTTATCTTGTTTTTCTTATATTTTTGTTTAAAAATAGTATACACGTTATTCCAGAATTTTTGATTATAAGATAATACTTTGGATTGGCACATGAAAAATTTTATATTTGGAGACAAAATATCTACTTGATTTTGTTTGAAATATTTTTCATATCGAATTAATAATTCTGTATGAATCTTTATATCATCAAACGGTATATAAAATAAAAGTTTGTGTTCTTTTTCTACAACAAATTTATAATCTTTAATTGTAAGTTTTGTTGTATATTGAATAAGATTTAACATTTTTGAAATACGACCTTTCATAAGAGTTGTACACAGAAGTATGTATGGTTCATATGTTACTATTAAATCTAATAAACAAAGGATTTTAGTTCTGTCGTCAATATTGGGGATTATTAATATTAATGTCATTTCTAAAAACGAAAATAAAAACATTATTAAATGTTAAAAGTTTCTTTTAACATAAATTTATACATACATAATTTTTTATATGCTATGTTTTGTAATAAAACATCGGTATAAGTTTTGGTTAACATATTTAATGAATCTGTTTTTATAAATTTACTACACAGCAGTCTTCGTTAGCCGACATACTATTCTTATGTTATTTTTGTAATACAATAAAAAAAATTATTTGTTCATTTATGATCAAATACACTCAACATATAATTATTGAGTGATTTAAGTATGCTATGGTATGTATCTCCGTCTTGATAAGAATATAATCTTTTTGCGTTTTCTAAACTAAAATGTTTATTAACAGGATCATTTGCAAATTTCATTTCAATCAGATTTACCAATGAATTGTATCTGTTTGTTAATACCAACTGTTCTGAGTAAGATATCGAATTATTTCTATTTTTATACAACTCCATATTTGGCATTATAAAATTATAAAAAATCATAACTATCAATAATACGACAATTGCTATTGCAAATATGTGTTTTTTGGGCTCAAATTCATCTTCGTTATATTTATTATATAAATCTACAATAATTGCAATCAAAATTATAATTAAACATATTAAAATTATATAGTAATATTTTTTGTCGAGGTACATTTATTCGACGAATATAATTATAGTGTCTTTTAAATAAATTTCAATTCATTAATAAAAATCTTACACTGGCGAAAAATCTTCGATTTTTCCTGGCGTTATTAAAAATATTTTATATATTTAGTTTCGTTAAATGATACCTTTTTTTTTGATTTTTTTTTATATGATTTAACAAGATCATCTAGTTCATGGTCTGTTAATTTTTTTAAATGTTTTAGAGTAAATTGAGTATTGTTATACAAAAAAAATATAATTTCTGATCTATTCATTTATTGTTGACTTAATATAATTAAAAATTTAAACTTTTACAATTGAGGCTACAGGGATTTATTACCAACTAGAACTAAATAAATATAAATTAATAGTATATAAATTTAGTTGAATTTAATTCAACTATAAATAAACTAAATGTGGCTGAAAGAATTAAATGAAAATATATTCATAAACGATATCTCAATCCCCGGTACACACAACTCTCTGGCATTGCGTGGGGGTTGTTGGAGTATTACCCAAGACATTTCTATATTAGACCAAATGCACCTAGGTATACGTTATTTAGACGTAAGACTCAAATTGATTGACAACAATTTGAAGGTTTTTCATTCTGTCGTTGATCAGTGCATAGACATGGATGAAGTTCTAAAAATTGTTAAATCATTTTTATTTAAAAATCCTTCTGAATTCATTTTATTAAGTTTTCAAGAAGAAGGCGTGCTGAACCGAGCAGAATTTCCTAATGTATTAATAAATATATTACATAAGTTTCAAGACATATTGTATAAAAATTATAATAGAATACCCCAATTAAAAGATGTAAGAGGGAAAATAGTATTAATAGATAATCATGAATCTTGTGTTGGCTTTAAAAATAATTATTTTGAAAGTATAAATCAATGGAAAGACATTAATGATATAGATAAATATAAAAAAAATTTAATGACCAATATAGTTAAATCCACGAAAAATAATAAAGACGTGTTTTATAGAACTGTATGTAGCGCAAATGAGGGGGAATTGTGGGATCTATTTTGTGTTTTTACAAAAACCAACCCAAGAACATTTTCTAAAATAGTAAATCCATATATTTATAGACAAATTGATTTATTAGCAAATAAATACAATGTGACACAACTTGGTATTATAGAATTTGATTTTCCATCAAAAAAATTAATAAAACGAATTATTGATTCTAATTAAATACAGTTTAATATACAATATGAGTGTGGATAAAATAAATCGTGGAAATTTAATTATATTTGAGGGATGTGATCGTGCAAGTAAAACAACACAATCCAAACTAATTGTTGATCATTTAAATGATTTAAATTATACCTCAAAACTTATGAAATTTCCGGATAGGTCTACCAATATAGGAAAAATTATAGACCAATATTTAAAAGGAGAAATAGATATTGATGATTATACCATACATTTATTATTTGCAGCTAATCGACGAGAAAAAATAACAGAAATTTGTTCACATCTGAATGATGGAATTAATGTTATTATTGACAGATATGCATTCTCTGGTGTGGCTTTTTCGGAAGCCAAAGGACTTCCATTAGAATGGTGTAAAAATTGTGATATGGGGATACCAAAACCAGATGTTGTGGTTTTTTTAGAAGTGGATCCCCAAGAGGCATCTCTAAGAGGAGGATTTGGAGACGAAAGATACGAAAATATTAATTTACAAACAAAAGTAAAGGAGTGTTATAAACACTTAATAGATAATACTTGGAAAACAATCGATACAAATAATAAAAATTTCAATGAAGTTTATTTGGAGATATCATCTTATATACTTCAAAATATAGTCGAAAAAAATAACACCTCCCCAATATATAAACTATGGTCTTAATTTTTAACTATACAGACAATAGTTAAACAGATATAAGTAAAAATTATTTTTAAAATACTTAAAATTTGTTTTAAATAAAATCATGAATAAAGAATTATTTAATTATCTAATTACTGTTGCCTTGGAATTTAAGGAAGACGAAGAAGATAAGTTTGATTTATTCAAAAATGCAGCGTATTTTGTTTTAAAACATACATCCGAGATAACAAATAAAAATCAAATTAAAGTTCTAAAATTTGATAAGATGGTTGTAGATAAAATACACCATTATCTTTATGCAAAAAATATATTATCATTGATGACTATTGAGGGTATTGGTTCTAGTACAAGCCATAGACTATTCTCTGAAGGAATAAATGTAAATGACCTCTCAACGTTTAAATCTCCAATAATATTGAATAAACATCAAAAAATAGGTATAAAATATAAAAAGGATTTACAAAAAATTATACCCATGGATTTATTAAAACATGAACGAGAAAAATTAAAAAAAATATTGAAATCAAACAAAAAAATTAAAGAGGTATTTTTTGATTATACAAATGAACGAGAAATAAATCACGCAAAGATTATTAATGTGGGAGTGTGTGGAAATATAAAAATGCAAGATATAATTATTATGTTAAAAGACTACACAAAAGATGTTTTTTATTCTGGTAATAAGAGATTCTCTGCTATATATGAGGATTCTACTAAAACAAACAGAAAATTGATTATTTATATTTTCTCAAATTGTATTCTTGGAAAATTTTTTTTAGGCGGATCTGCAAATTTCAACAGAGATATTAGACGAGAAGCAAAAAGACAAGGATACAAACTAAATGAAAATGAATTTATTGACGAGAATAATGAAAATATTGACTCAACAGAAAATAAAAAAATATCCGTAACAAGTGAAAAGGTAATTTTTGATACACTGGGACTGAGGTTTATAAATATTAAAGATAGAATTTAAAAATCTACACCATAGACAAAATAAAGAAAGAATAACTGTAAACTCTAAAAGTTTATACGTTTAATAAATCTAAATAAATAAATGGACATTGATAATACCCTCAAAAACGTACCTTTAAAAAACGAAAATCCGTCCCCGGAAAGTTTGAATTTGTGTTATAAATATTTTGGGCATGCATCTAGTAAAAATTTAGATTCAAAAAAACCAAAATATTCATATTTTATGCTAAAAACCATAACATTTACGGTTGTTATAACCTCATTGATTATAGTGAATAAATATATGGATGTGGAAAAAATATTTAAAGTTACTAGTATTGATATTATAAACAAAATAACCTACATATTGTTTTTGGCAATTGTTATTTTTTCATCTGCAATAGTTACATACCATATATTATAAGTAAAATATATAGATAAATGATTTGTCCATCTACATCAAATAATATTCAATTTTTCAAATTTTCTGTAAATAATTGTAAAGTTTTTTATAAAAATAACTATTTTATTTTAATTATCAATAAAGAAAATTTAAAATGGATAGAACAACCGAATAAAAATTTTAAAAAAAATTAAATAAATTTTGATTTAAACCGAATAGATATAAAATGAAGTGGAATATAAAAAAACAACAATGGGTTAATTCTTTTTCGTGTAACCATTGTTTTAAAGTATTTGAAACAAAATATACATTAGCAACTCATATAAAAAAATTTCACACAAAGTTGAAATGATACAAAATACATTATTTTATAAGTATTTCATACTTATAATTAAACAAAAATTTATGCCTTTTTTTGGATCATAATGAAATAATTAAAATTTTATTATAATAAATGAAGTGGTGTGAAAAAACAAAAAAATGGACAACTCCTATTTATACATGCAGTAAATGTAAAAAAACATTTGATAATCATTCCAACTTCGGGTATCATACGATAAATAAAATATGTGAAAAAGATAACGCATCAAAATTATTTAATCGTAGATTTACATACGGATTTAAAGGAAGAAAAATTTATTTATAAACGTTTGTTATGATATATTAGAGAAATGAAATGGTGTGAAAAAACAAGAAAATAGACAACCCCTAGTTATATGTGTAGTAAATGTAAAGAGACATTTGATAATCATTCCAACTTCGGGTATCATACGATAAATAAAATATGTGAAGATGAGGAAAACGAATCAAAATTATTTCATCGTAGATTTATATACGGATTTAAACGAAGAAAAATTTATTTATAAATATATATATATTATATTGCAACAGAAATGAAATGGTGTAATAAAACAAATAGATGGAAAAAATTTAATTATAAATGCAATATCTGTACAATTATTTTTACTAATTATTCCAAATTTCTTTATCATACAACAAATAAACTCTGTAAAAATGATAAAGTATTCAACTATTCAAGGTAGTATAAAAATATTAATTATAAACGGAGGTTTAATTTAACAATAAAACACTCATTATGTTGATTGTATAAACATATAAACATTTATAATAATAAATGAAGTGGAACGAAAAAACCAAAAAATGGGAAAGTCCAACTTATAAATGTTCAAAATGCAATAAAGAATTTGGAATATTTAGCGATTATACCTTTCATACAACTAATAAAGTGTGTCAAAAATAAACAAATATTACATAATATTATATTATGTATCAAATTAATTTTATACCTTTGTAACAACAAATACGATTACAATAAAACAATCCTAATAATAAATAATGGATTAGTAAATATTTTTCCTAACGACCACCCATCTGTTGCATCCCATTTTGTTTCATTGAAACAACAACAAATACGATTACAGCAACTGCAACAAGCCCAATAATAAATAATGGATTAGTAAATATTTTTCCTAACGCCCCAACTACGTTAGAAAATAAATCAGACTCTTCGGTTGAGGTTGAATCATTAACTATTTTAGAAATAGTATCTACATCATCTGCTATATCAGATATATCCATTATATTTTCTGCCACTAATCTTGCAGTTTGATGTATATCTATACCTTCTATTTTAACACGCCCCTTTACATCTTTTATTGACAAATTAACTAATAGCTTAATTCTTGCATTAAGAGTATCTTCATCGACATTTTGAATATTTACATTTATAGATTCTGTCAAATCTTCGACATTGTCGGAATCTTCACTACTAAAAAAATCCAAAACTGCCTCTCCCTTCACATTTGAATATTTTTTAAGTTCATCTTTTAATTTATCCCCAATATTTGCTTTTTTAACGGCTGCCAATGCACATTTTATATTAACAGCTTTGTTCTGTTCTACGATTATATGTGTAATTTCTACATCTGCTCCTACGTTTTCGATGTCAATGTTTGTCTCCGAATCCACACTTATTATACATTCACTCATACTTTTCATCATTAAATGTTTGACGATAGTATTAATATCATGTGTTATATTTTTTGATTCGATGCCGCCCATTCTATTTTATTGTAACTAAATAGATATTTTTTTAAAATGCTGAGCCCAAAGTTCATCCTGCTCTTTTTTTTTCAAAACATAAGATTTAAATAATGTCCAATCTATGCTTGGTTTTTCCAATAATAATCTATAAATTGTTACTATTTGTTTGGCTTTCGGTAAATTTATATGTGAATCATAACGAATTGCTCTAGATAACGCCTGATTTTCGGAAGCATAGTTCCATCCTGGTTCTAATATAAATACATCATTGACAGCTTTTAAATTTAGGCCCTCCTTTCCAGCAGATGTAATTATTATAATTTTGTTTTTAGATTGTGGAGGTTTATTGAAATCATCTACAACTTTCATTATAGCTTTTGGTGTCATCCCTCCTCTAATTACATAGATGTCTGAAATATTTTTATTTAAACTTTTCAATAATACATTAACACCATTTATGACCCATGTTGTATATATTAAAATTTTTGTAGCTTCTTTTGTTTTAATTACATTATTTATATATTTGATTTTTGGGGAAAAATAAACTTCAAATGATGCATCTCCGGCCATTCTCATTTGATTTAATTTAACCATAAATTGGGACTCGTGGACATTTTCCCACCCGTCTATTACTTGTTCACCAGTCTCAATATTATTATATCTTTCTTTTTCTTCGGGTGTCATTCTTACAGGTATCAACTTTTCTACTATTTTAGGAAAATGCTCATCCATATATTTTTGATCTTCCGATTTATCATAATATGATACATTTATATTTTTGATACAATTGTATGCATCATTATATTTTTTATTTGTCAAGAACAAACACAAATTATCAAAATCTTTTTCACTATTTATAAATGGTGTAGCAGACATTATTATTAACTTATGTGCAACTTTTGCTGCTAAATAATTATGCCATACTATCTTTGATTTTTTTGTATATTTATATTCGTCCTTCATTTTAATATTATTAGCATTTAGTAAAATAATTAAATAATTCCATCTTTCGTAATCATGCTGAAACTTTTTATTTTTTAATGTTTTAATGTCTTCTTTTGGTAACATCTCTAAGTATAATTTAAATCCCAATTCATTAAAAATTGTCCCCTTCATAATAGTTGTTCTTAAAATATGAAATTCGTCTATTATAACAATAGCATCCCTACATTTTTCCAATTCAAAAATATTGGTGCTTAAATAGTTATGAGTAAAGAAATACACATAATTTGGTATTTTGGGATTAATAAAACGCATATATTCGTTTTTCCATTGATTTATTGTAGAATTAGATGTTATAATAATTATATTTCTGTTCGGATCTTTTTTTAAAATCTTTTCGGCTGCCATTAATGAAGTTAAGGTTTTTCCAGATCCCGTAGAATGATATACAAATATACTTCTGTTTTGGGGTTTAGTTATAAAATCTATTACTTTTGTTTGATGTTTATTCAAAAACGTCATTTTATTAAAATTAAAAACTTTTCAAAACAATTAATTGTATTTTTTGAAAACTAGATATTGGCAGGATTTATCTTATTCATTTATAATGAATAAATGTTATAATTAAATTACTTCTTTTTGTTTACAAATAAATCTAGCATTTCATTGGTGCTATTGGACCTTAGTTCTTTTTCTAATTTTAATACATCTTCACTAACACAATTTTGATTTTTATCTGTGTCATTTTTAAATAATGTTTATTAAACTAATTCTTCAGCATCTTCCTTACAAATAAAAGTGCTTTTCCCTCTACCACAAGATTTACATTTACCTTCTATTCTCCATCGTTCGACGCCATTTTTAGTTTTTGTTAAAATTAATATTGGACTTTCAGTTTTAGTTTTTTTGCGTTCGAACAAACAATATATTGTGGATACATCCTGTTCATTTAATTTAACCCTTTTCAAAACTTTTTTTTCTCCCGAACGAGTTTTTTTTTTAGTTTTTTTTGGTTTTCTAGATTTAGATCGTCTCCTACTACCTTCAAAGGTTTCCATTTTATTATACAGAAATTTTCTTGATGTAAAAATAATTTAATAAGATAAAAATAAATTGATAAAATCAAGTTTCATGAAGTATTATATTAATTTTTTATTCACTAAGATTAAGCGTTATAACAATTGGCACAACAGGTTTTACTAAACATTCGTTTTACTAAACATTCGTTTTACTAAACATTCGTTTTTATCAACCAAACTTATTTTAATTTCTTTTACATCATTGTTTGGAATGCACACACAGTGTGTGTTTGCCTTTCGTTCGTATAAATTACGATTTTTGTTGAATTCAAATCCAACGATAACATGTGGTCCGGTGATATTGGAAACAAAATATAATATTTCTCAAATGTAAAAAATCAAAAATAAATGTTCATTGTTGAAATAGAAAATGAAAAATAAAAAAAAATATTTTTAATATTGTCACCGAATATTTTTTAATGTTTTTTGTGTTTGAGAGTTATATTTGAGAAATTAAAGATTTTCAGTAAACAATTTGTTGACTAATAATTCTCAAATGTAAAAATCAAAAATAAATGTTCATTGTTGAAATAGAAAATGAAAAATAAAAAAAAATATTTTTAATATTGTCACCGAATATTTTTTTAATGTTTTTGTGACCAAAAATATATTCATCATTTTATAGAGCTTGAAGATTTTTAGTCTGCCAACATTTTCAAATATTCTAAAAATTTTTTTATTTTAACTTATTAAGTTCTATAAAAGGTATAATTATGACAAAACATACAAAATTTTATGATATACTCGGAGTGAAATATGATGCAGATTCGTCGGCGCTTAAAAAGGCATACAAAAGATTAGCTAAAAAATATCACCCAGATAAAAACCCCGATACGGAAGAAGAATTTAAAAAGATATCCATGGCATATGAAACATTGTCAGATCCATTAAAAAAAGAAATATATGATATACATGGTGAACAAGGAATTAATGAAAGAGGAGGACCCCGACAATCTCCAATGGATATTTTTAATATGTTCTTCAACACCCAAAAATCCAATAAAACTGCTGATACAATATATAATTTAGAAATTACTTTGGAAGAAATATATAATGGTGCTATAAAACAATTAAGTTTACAAAAAAATGTAATCTGTAAGTTGTGTAAAGGCATTGGTGGAAAAGAAAGCGAAGAAATAATATGTGTGGTTTGTAGGGGGGAAGGCTCTACTGAAACCGTTCGACAATTGGCTCCTGGTATGACCCAGAGGATGCACATGTTGTGTAATAATTGTGGAGGAAAACGCAAAGTTACTGAAATAAAATATAAATGTGATAAGTGTAACGGAAAACGAGTTGTATTAGAAAAAAAAATACTAGAAGTTAACATCAAAAAAGGAACAAGAAACGGACAAAAAAATATATTTCATAAAGAGGGGAACCAAGAGCCAAATATAGAGTCTGGGGATATTGTTATTATTTTTGTAGAAAAAGAACATAGTGTTTATAAACGTAATGGATCAAATATTATTACCAAAATGGATATTAATTTAACAGAAGCTTTATGTGGATTAAACAAATCAATAAAAACATTAGATAATCGCAAATTATTTATTCAAACAATTCCAGGCAAAGAGGTTATCCAAAATTCAGAAATTAAAGTTATAAAACATGAAGGATTGGTTTGCGAAAACTCATCAAAAAGAGGAGATCTAATTATACAATTTTTTGTAGACTTTCCAAAATCAATAAGTTTGGATATAATTGACGAATTGGAGTTATTATTGCCCCCAAAAAATGATGATGAATTTTTGGAATACGACAATACATATGAAAAGGTAAATTTAGAAAATTATGAAAATTTAGACAATGAAGATGAATATATAGATGAAGAAGCATATCATAGTACACACTCGTGTGCTACACAATAAAAGAGTTTGAAATAATTAAGTTTACTTAGTAAACTTAAATAATAATATTTTCAATCCAATTTAAAATTGTTCCATATATCATAATTATCAATAAAAAAAAATCCGAATTTGGGTAATTTATAATAAGGTGAGAATTATCAATTTAAAGAAATTATAATTTTATTTGGAACCAAAAATTTTTTTTGGATAGAGCTAAAAATTTTTTTTTAAATAGTGTATATGTATTTGAATAACAATGGTAGATCAAATGCAAATTGTAGTAAGAGAAATTCTTAATAAATATGGGTGGGAAGATAAGATCGACGACGAAGAAACTATTTTAAATTGGAAAAGAGATTTTTTGGGTTATGGTTTTAATTACGAAAATTTTAATCAATCTATCATTTTTTTGAGAGAATACGCAAATTATGATAAATTGGATAAGGACGAACATGGAAATTTTAAACACAACTACGGTGGTGTAGATTATGGATCTGATTCTGACTCCTGCAGCACCAGAAAATATAAATGTATTGGTAACAAACCGTGTAAAGACACGGGTGAAAATTGTACATGGCATACCAAATGTGGATATTATGGGTTAGATTGTTTTCATGATTGTAAATGTCCAAGACCAAAAAAAACTCTTAAGGACTATATAATTTATGATAAATTATTAAGTGATATTACTCACAGTAAATTGAAACATTCCGTGGTGTCATTTTCAAGAAATACTCCTGTAGATTGGCATCCCGGATCCAATAATAAAGTAAGAGACATTGTCCACCCCTCTATGTATCCTTATATACGTGGTAAAACTTCAGTAAAAGAAGAATCATATGTTGGTCATATTACAGGAAATTCAGAAATCAGTTATCAATGGTTACCATCCGAATTAACAAAGGTAAACGATAAGTTTGAATTTTCATCTTATATAAATAATTTACCAGAAACTGAAGTTGACTTAAAAAATAATATTTGTAACGCCTTTAATGAATTAATTCCGTCTTTTTCTAAAATTATAGACAAAGATTTAACCCGAAAACAAAATCTACAGGTTATTGTAAAAATAGGATCCATAAATTTGTCTACTGAAAATATAAGATATTTGGGTGGAGAATGGCATAAAGAAGGAATGTCGCATGAGAATATTGTGGCTACGGCAGTTCATTATATTCTTATCGAAAATATCGAAGATAGTACATTACGTTTTAAAAAACCATATCCTAAATTTAATCCCAGTAGATCATATCCACAAAATGATATAAGATATATAGATAGACATTATGATGTCGAAGATAACGATATGGATGAACGAACTGTCGATGTTATTTTCAATAAAGATTTGGGGTCTATAGAATGTAAAGAAACATATACTGTAGTATTTCCCAATACTTTAATTCATAAAGTAGGAACATGCGATCTTTCGTCGGGAAAAAATTTAGGATATAGAACAATATTGGCATTTTTTTTAATCAATCCAGATAAACGTATTATCTCCACAAAAGATGTTGATCCTCAACAAAATCATATTAACTTGGACGATGCAAAATTGTATAGAGAAAAATTAATGGAAGAACGAGGATTTGGTAGACGATTTGATGACAGAGAAACGAAAGTGAGGTTTACATTGTGTGAGCATTAAACTCATAAACAAAGTTTACATTGTAAACTTTATTGTAAGAATACTGGGGTGTGGTTTAAGTACGATCGTTTTTTTTTGATCAAACAGAAATTAAAGATATTTGCATGGACGCTAAAATTGTTGATATTGTTTATTAATCCAATTTAAAATTGTTCCATGCATCATAATTATCAATAAAAATATTTGAATTCGATGATCCATTCATGAGATCCTCCAATTTTTCTATAGGGTAATTTATAATAAGGTGAGAAAAAGGCTTTGGATCATATTTTAATTGTGTTAAGATTCTGGTTTGATGTTCTATATCTATAAGACAATCATTCATAAAAAATGACAATTTTCCCAATGAGGGTATTAATAATTTTTTTGCTATAATTGCCAACATTATAGAAAAATAAGCTATATAGTATGGCATATCTTTTACTAAATCAATATGTGTAAATGTAATATGCATGCTTATTGAACTTTTGGATGGGGGGATATCAATTTTCATGTACTCTATTCCAAGTGGTTCATTTTCATTCTCTCTATGAAATCGAATTATATCTTGAAAAGCACCTTCCGCTATAAAAAATTTTCTTAAAAGATTTTGTAATGGGTCATGTATATGTGTTTTTTGTTCAAATGATTTATCTGCTTCTTCATCATATATTTTTCTTCCTATAAAATCCAATTTGCTTCTTAGTCTGAATCCTATTCCATCATCAGAAAAACACAGACTTTGTAAATCATCAATGACTTGTGCTAAAATTTTATCTGGAAAGATATTCCTTGTAGTTATAAACGGCATTTCAATTGTTTGTTTTATTTTTTTGAAATAAAACTCTATATATTTATCATGCGAAATATGCACTCGTTTATTGAATTTGTTGATTGTGGGGGCACCAACAGTATCTTTTAATAATGATAAATACTTATATTCTGGATGCAACATGTTTGGAGTATAAATTCTTATTTCATATCGGGATATTTCTCCAGAGTTTTCTAAAGTATATGGTATATTTTTTAATGCTTCCATTGGAAAAAATAAATCACAACTTTCACTTTCACTTTTCATCTTACAAAGTATAATCTTATTAATGTAAGGCATATAATTATCCAAACAAGTTTTAATTAATTTAGATCCTCCTATTACCCATGTTTCTGGCACAATATCCAATGTACTTTTATTAGAGGCTATAGACGCCAAACATTGTGTCATATTTGAAAAAATTGGAAAAATACAGTCATTATTTTGTTTTGTAGATATAATAAATATATCTCTTTTTGGAAGATTGACAGTTTGGTTGTCTCGTTTAAAAAAAAGATATGTATTTTTACCCATAATTATAGCATTTTGGGGTTTATTTGTATTGGTTACACCAATTGTAATATTGTTGACATATTTTGCCCAATATTGTATATTAAATGGTGGCATGTTTTGGGACGACATTCCATTTTTTGCATCTACAAGACAAATAATATTAAATCTTGCTAATTTCATTTATTGATTTTTGTATTTAATTAATATTTTAATTGGTTTTTTGAGTTTTTTTGTATAATAAAACAAATAAATTTGTTTTTAGTGTATAAATATGTAGTTGTTGAACTTACACTCAATAAAATGATTAAAATTTATTTTTATATAAACTCATATGAATAATATTATAACAATATGGAACCTAAGGAGACGGACGAGTTAAATTCTTTAACAAACAAGGAAATTAAAATGATGGGGCTTGGGGGGCAAGATGAAGATTTGCCTCCAAGTTATAAAGAAGCCACAATTAATAGATTTAAAGATTTTAAAAAATCTATGGAAAAAAAACATGGGGTATTTATGATTACTAAAAAATTGGTTGTGAATTATTCTGTACAACTTTGGAATTATTTTTTAATTGTCGATTTTAAATTCTTCTTATTAACATTTGTATGTACTACATTTTTGTTGAATGAGTGTATAGAACAATTAATTCTCAAAATGTCATATGATAATGTTAATAGAATTGGAAAGGCAAACAAAGAGATAACTAATTGGTATTCAGAAAATCCCAAAGATATATTCAAAGGGTTAAAAGATTTGTTAATTAATATGGTTAGAGCTATGTTTAGAATTAACACAAAAAAATATAAAAACATCACAGCACTTAATAAACAAAACAATGATAATTGTAAACTTTTTTTTAATAGAACTTTTATGTTTGTTAAATTGTTGCTGTATATACCTACAATTATGTTTATAGTATTTCCAATATGCTTCACAATCACCATTTTAATGTTTTCGACAGTTGGATGTGGTTTGTTTATATTTATGCCTATAATCATTCTGATAGTCGAATTAATTGTATTTTTAACATTTCTATTATTGGAATTTATGAAAGTGTTAACTATATTTGTGGCTTGGCTAACAAAAATAATCGTTGGATCAATCAACCTTATATTATATGCCATTATGATGGGCGTCAGAATACCATGTATGATTGTATTTGCATTTCTCGAACTTATTTGTGTTGGATTTAATAAATGCAAAATTGGGTGTTATTTTAAATGAAATATAATGTTGTATTATATAGATATAAAATATCTATAAATTTTAATGTATAACCAAAATTGTGGCGAAAAATCGAAGATTTTTCCTGGTTTTATAATATCTTTATTAAATATTTTTATAAATATCTGAATAATTAAAAAATGAAACATTTTGGCTCATACTCCCAGTTTTAGATAAAAAAATATTCCAGTCTATTTTATTTATGGAAGATTCTAAGAGACAAAATGATACTGGATCATCTGTTGCATAAGTCGTACAATTCATATAATTCATAAATATCCACTTTATAAGTATATAGTCAAACAGAGTTTTACATATACACATAATGTCAATGAAATCTGTAGATTTAAAGAAAAAAGCGTTTATTTGAATAAATTTAAATAAATCTATATAATCATATTGACCACTCACTTCTATTGAAATTATGAAATAGTTTCCAATTTTTTTTATTTTTTTATCGTGTAAATGTCTTAAAATGAAATCGTGCATTTCATATTTTATTTACAACCTACACTTATTGACAAAATTATTAATACAAATTTTTTGTATTATACAATAACGAAGAATTTAATCAAATTTAAATACATTTTATTTTTTTACATTATCCTACCATACAAAAAACATCTATAAATATTTATTAAAAATCAAAAATTTTCCTAATTTAATTTAGAAAAATTTCAATGGTTTAAAAAATGGTTTAGACTTGCGTCTTTTGCTGGAGCGACGTCTACCTTTTCGGCTGGCAGATCTAGGTCTTTTTGTTAGACGACGGCTTCGTCGGCTGCTTCGTCCTGCTTGTGGTGGCATTCCCATACCTTCAAATAAAAATTGTGGAGATTCTACTCTATTAACGCTTCTACGAATAGTTCTTGCATGTGGAGACCTAAGTTTCATATCTGAGAATAAAGTTTCGAGAGATTTGGATGATTTGGGACGTCTTCTAGAACGCCTAGATTTCTTTGTGGTTGATTTGGGTCTTGATTTGCGAGAGGTACGTTTACGTCTACGGCTACGGCTTGATCTTTTCCTTGCACCTTCGAAACCCAACTCGGAGTTACCTTCGTAACCAATCATTTATTATAACAAATTAAATTAAGAAGTTAAATAATTAAAATGATTATTTCTACACCAAAAATATGTAAAAATTGTTTGTTTTTAACACCAGAAAGTAATCACGATTTTAGAAATAAACTCATCAGAGATTCAAAAACTATGATCACATTTATACCCACATTCAATGATTTAAAAAAGCATATAAATTGTCTTTCGGATTTCGATAAACTTACATTTTTTGAGACATTACAAACATTGCATGTTATTGACTGTTTAACAGAGTACGTGGAATTGATATTTGATGATTTAAGTAAGGATTATAAAAAGTCTTTATTTTCATCTATTATGCCACAAATTTCCAATGAAACAAAATTAATTTCATTCTTTGACAAAATAATTGACGTATTGGACGATACCGAATTATATGATATATCATTTATAACATTTAATAAACGATATTTTATACCAAAGTTTTCTTCTTCATATTTATTTACAAAAAATGTTAATAAATTATTTTTAATACATACTGCCGAATATTGTCTAAATTATACCCAAGAAATATCTATAAAATTAAGTTGTTTAGAAAAATTAGTACATTACAGAATATTGAAGCGGGAGGACATAGATATTATAAACTATATTTTAAAAACACACACAGAATATACAGGAAGATGTTTAGACATTCTTTTGTCAACAAGAGACATAAAACACATAAAAGACGCAAAAGATATAATAAACAAGGATGTTAATGTATATTGGGAATCGGAAAACAGTGTACACTATTTTAGAATAACAGATTCTACTTTAGATGAAATATCAAAAGAAAATATATCAAAATTTTTTGAAGTAATTTCAGATATAAATAATGTAGCTGTTATTTGTTGTTTAAATGAAGTTCAAAATAAAAATTTAAATCATATTCTTAAATCGTTCATAATAAGTGGATATATTTACAAAAATGATTATTCTGAAGCCCCCATAGAAAACATAATAACGTTTATTTGGGACAAATGTGATATCAAAGAAAAAAAAAGTTTACTGGATGAAATTATAAACTTTGATGAAACTATTTGTTGCTATGGTATTATCATTAACATGTTGTCTTGGCTAAGTGGATTGAATAAAGGAGTATTTATTGAATTTGATGAAACAGATGAAGATAAAAAAATAAATATATTGAAGAAAAAATACAATAAAGATGATGAGATGTGGGAAGATGCCAAATTAATAGAAGAAAAAATGAAAGAAATAGTTTTGTAAAATTTTTTTTTATAGTAAGCCAATTTATTATACGGTGAATAATGTTTAGGTTACCTAAACGACATTATAATATGATATTAAAAATAATACTACACTCTCGTAATAATTTTACATTAGAACAAATCGCCTTAAAACGTTTTTTAGAAACACACGACGTATATAATGACAAAATGGAAAGATATTCTTTAGAAATGATAATGGCAAGACTAGTTGACGAAGTTAATAATATTTCTATTGAACAAATAACAGATATACTATTAACCCACGCATTTTTTTTAGAGTTTGTACAATTTATTAAAAAATATGAGCTACTACGTATTGATGAAATAGAAGAGATAGATTTTTCAAAAAAATACGCAATTAAGTTTTATTTGGAAATTTTAGACAAATTTATCCGAACACTTAAATTTTTTTGTCATGATGAACCGCTGACCACAAACCCTATGAATTCGGAAATTATCGAAGGTATAATTTTTATGAGTGTTATATTTGATAAGAGAAAATTTGAATTTTCTCATGAGGATATAGAATTATTTAAAGACCATAAATATAAACTATACTTTATGCATTTTGTCAAAATGGTAGCGGTGAACAATAATAATTTATTACCAAGTCTTTTTGTAAACAAATGTATACTAAGTATAATATGTAGAAAATTATCTCTTATTCAAGAGAATTTAACGAAAGTTCAAAAGATATATTTATAAGAATGATTATTCTGAGGCTCCCATAGAAAACATAAAAAACATAAAAAACATGTTAACTATTATTTAAGTGGGTTTATATGTATACAAATTGTATACATTTTTTTTATTTTTATTTACCTTTTTACCTTTTGTAAAATGTTTCGAGTTCGTTTTTCACCTGTTCATTGGTTTTTCCGTGTGCAAAAAAACACTTTTTCCCGTGTGCTTCTTTTTCCCATTCTTTTGTATTTTCCCCAAAAATAACAAAACCATCCGCTTTCATATTATAGGCATTTCCGAGACCCAAAAATTCCTTGGTAGTTCCGCGATCCCAAAGGTTATATTTTCCCGTCGGATGAACTTCTACACCTTGCGTCGGCCGATACTTGTGGTTTGGAGTTTTTTCCTCACCCGTAATCAAATAACGAGCAAACCTTGTTTTTCCCGTTTCGGGATCTCCGAGCAAAACTACTTTGCTGCGACTCATTATTAGGCTTTAAAACAATTTTGTGTTCTTAAAAAACAAATTTTATTTTATGGTGTATAAAATTTGTTATTTTACAAAAAAACTTTTAGTATTATAATACGATATGAATATTTTAACATACATATATAAACCATATATCAATTTTGAAAATATTGATCATTTAACTGTTCAAAAATTAACTATTATTATTTTGGACACATTGAATGAAAAAACATACAATAAAGAATTATTTGAATTATTTCAAAGCAAATCTATACTCGAATTTGATGATATAGAAAAATGTTTATTAAACGATTCAATGAACCGTTGTTTTCAAAAATTAGAAAATACCGATGGAAGCGAATTTATTGAATTGTTTAAAAAAAAATTGAATGATTTAGAACCAAAAGAACTTTTGGATTTAATTATATCTGTTGATTGTATTGTGAAAACTTATGATAATTTTGAAAATATCAAAAATAAAATTGATTCTCAAAATTATATAAACAAAGATGCAATTATATCTGAAATTTTATCTTTAGCGAATAATTTTTTAAGATGTTCAATATATTTCCGAATGCTAGCCAATACACCTTTGGGTAAGGTGAATTTATTAAAAGCAATTACATCAATATTTTCTTCTATAAATTTGGCAGATATGTTGAAACGTGTAAATTTAGAATACAATTTTAACGATTTTAACGATTTTCCAAATTATCAATTATTTTTAATTTATTTTTACAGAATCATGGAAATGAGTCATAAATCGCCAAATGAAGATTTAAAAAATGAGTTTAAAATAATCACTTCTTACATATATAAACTAATATCAGAAAGTTGTTCAATTTTAGAAAAAAAATTCAACATTAAATTTCAGTATTTATCATAAAGGATGATAGGCAATTAAGTTTAAAATTTAAACTTAATGTACATATAAATATATAGTATCAAGTTTAAACTTTTTTAAAAGTTTTTCGCAATAAGCGCGAAGGTTTAGTTTTTGGTTTAACGCTGGATGGATCTTCGGGTATAAACTTTTTTATAGCTCCATATTTACTTTTGGGTGATGCTTTGACCCCTCTTTCTTGTTTTCCTAATTTCATTTCGGTATCGCTTATGGGTGACTGAGATGTGTCTTTTACGATTTTCTGAAACGTCACAGGAATATCCCCGGGTATAACCTTTTTTGTAGCCTCATATTTACTTTTGGGTTGTTTTTTCTCATTTGTACTTTGTGTTTCGGCCTCCTTTTCAAGTGATTTAGATAAGTCTTTTGTGTCTTTTTGATCATTTTTGTCAATAACAGGTAACGTTGTAGAATTGTCTAAGTTTACGTTAATTCTTTTTGCTGTGTAAAGTTCCATTTTATTTAATACATTGTATTAAATATTAATTTATATTTTTATAAATATAATATTGAATTAATCAAGTTCTTCAACTTCATGTTTGTCCTCTATTTCCATATCTTCCTCATCTTCATATTTAATATCTTTTGGGAGATCTATGGGTTCTTTTTCTTCTTTTAGTTTTAAATTTTTTACTCTCATTATATTTTCTAGAAATTCATCTTTCTCTTCTTTTCCCTTTTCCAAAAAGGCAGATTTCATGAATACTTGTGGATGAACCTGTTTAGAAATATTGTTAGCAAATATTCCAATGATACCAATTCTAATTCTGTAATTTCCTCTGAGTTTATCTTTTTCAAGAAATTCATCTGTAAGAATAATTTTTCTTGGTTCGCCCTCCTCTTCAACAAGAAAGTTTGTCCTATCACTAAATTTGATCCATAGAGTTTTTGAATTTTTTTTTTCCTCATCAGACTCAAAACTAGAAACCATAGAGATATATTTATAATCTTTAAATTTTTTTGCGAGTTTTTGGTCTTGTGTCATTTTTAATGCTTCTTTAAAGGCAACATTTTCAATCCAATAATCTATTTCTTTAAGATGATCATATAGTTTATAACCAGTTTCAGTAGTTAGGTCTATCCTGTAGGCAAACACCAATCTACCATCCATTTTTGTTTTTAAAAATCCATTGTTCTGAGCAGGTAAATCGACAAAAATGGTTTTTCCAAATATATCTTTTTCATTTATGAAAGCTAAAGCACCATTTCCTATTGACGCGGGTGTAAATCCAGTTGTAACAAATTTTTGTGGTGCAAATTTTTCTACTTCAAATCCATCAAATAATTTATTTAAATCGGACATTTTAATTAAAATTATGATTTGATATTATTAAAAGTAAATTTTACGATGGGTAAATATCATTCTTATAGATTTATTGATGAATTTGGAAATAGCTTGGCAGCAAGTGGATTGATTTTTTATAATGAACACGGTGTGTGGATTATAAAAGAGAAAACATCCAAAAATTCTTTTGAATATAATGATCCGGGAGGAAAATATGAAGGAGACAAAAAAAAACTCATATACGATAGAAACATATATGAGTGTGCAGTTAGAGAATTTTCCGAAGAAACATATGATTCGGTTAATTTTAATTTAAACAAACTTTATAAATTATTAGACGAAAACAAAGTAATTAAAACTTATCCCTTGGTGGACAAAAATAAAAAACCCAACTATCTATCATTATTGATACATTTAAACGATACAGATGTGACATTTTCAAATGATGCCTTTCACAAAAATTTAGAACACACATTAAAACATAAACCCAATGTGAATTGTTCATCTATTGATCTAATATTTTTAAAATATTCAGATTATGAGGATACCAAAAGTATGTTTAGTTTTAGATTAAGACAGATTTTTGAAAAAACAGATGTTTTGAGGGGATTTACAAATAAATATGATAAATGGACCAAATTAGGAGATTCAAGAACAAAAAATTAATAAATGTTTGCGGCGTTTCGCACATTTCGTACATTTTGTACGAAACATAACTTTTTAAATTTTATACTAATAAATACGAAAAACACATTAAACTACCGAAACTAGAATCTCAATAACCGAAATGGATTCGGAAAAATGCAACTATGAATCTCTCATTGAATCAAAAAAACCCGCTAACAAAATGCTCATCATTGCGGTTATTCTAACATCGACTCTCATACTGATCACCTGTGTTTCTGTTGTGACGGTCAACAAGATGTGTGAAAACCGAGCCAACCAATGTAATGTCGTTTACGAAAACTACGCGACCGATTGTTTTATAACAATATCTCATCCCGTGTTTGAGTGTAAAATTTTGACATTCTTGACGAAAGATCGAAGATTTTTCCTGGACAATCAGAGCACCAATTCTCAGACATTTATCGAAAATCTCAAAGAATGTTTGTCTGACAAACAGATCGAGATTATTGAATTGTGCTGAGTAAAACAAGGTAACTTGTAATTATTTTAATTACAAAATTGATGATTTGTAAAATCTAAAATAACTTGTATGTTTTTGCTTGTTCTAAAGAATGGAAAATTTTACACAGCACACAAGTTTTTTCGAAAAAATTTTGATTTGTTTGTCCCGCAAAATTCATATGAATGATAGCTTGTAATACATTTATTGGAGACACCCGTTGGTGTGTGTTTAAAATTATGTCACGTTCTTTTGCAAAATATCTATTTACAAACTTTGTAATTTGTTCATATTCATATATTCATATTTATAATCATACCATTCTTCGTCATAAACGAATACAAAACTTAATATAGCAAGTAAATAAAGACTCCCAAAATCACATATTTCGTATTTAATATCGCCTTTGTACTTGTGAGTCGCTAAAGTAAAATATTTAGATTTATCTTTATTTGTAAATAAAATAGTCAATGAATTGAAGGATTTAGGTTGTTTTAATATTGTTATAATGGTTCCATTGAATGTATCTTTTATCATTCTGTATTCTTTCGACAATTTCAATTGTTTTTGGAATTTTTTATGTTTAAACAAGTCTTTCCATAAAAAATTTTCTATGAGCACTTTTAACATTTTTAAATTTAAAACTTTATTTGCAGATTTATTTATTCCATTAAGTAATACCCATTTTTTAAACGTTTTGCAAAAATACTTAATTTATAAGTATATCCTCTTTTAATTGTGCCCAAATATTTTGGAGCTTGTGGATTGGGAAATTTTGGAATAACAACTACAGAATGATCATTTGAATAAGTAACAAATGGTAGTTTGATAGAATGTCCGCCCACCGGAAATCTACCAGACAGAGATCCGACCACCTCAAATTTACCATTTTCTTTTTGAATAGCGACATTATATTCGATAGGAAAGATGTCTCGTTCCGTATATACAAAATAAATATAATCATCGGCCATAATTCTCCCTTTGACTCCACTTGGTATACCAGCAAATCCTTGTAAGGACAATGGTTTACTCATTTATAAGAATTAAATAATTTAAATGTCATCATTAAATAAATGGAATCTGTTATTACAAAATTATTAGAAAAACAGGCAATGTACGGTGATAGCAAAAAACCCTTTATTTATATGGGTATTATATCTGTGGTTGTTATAGGAATAGGGGTGTTATTTTATTTAAAATTTGCTAAACGCAAAAAGGTAGTTGTTGAAGATGACTAAGTTTAATCGTGTAAATAATTTATTTACATTAAAACGTGTTTATGTTTGACTTTTTCCGTATTTTTCATCTAAAAATCTTATAACGGATTCCATAGAAACTCCGTGTATAAAAGAATTTTCGTGTCCATCTGAAAACATATACATAACTTTTAAGATTATATCTGGTGTTGTGTAGACATACGGAGTTAATATATAATTATTGTTTATAGATGCAAAAGCCCCAGTTTTTATATTTAAATGTTGTGTTTCATCTAAATATAGTTTACGATTGTTTTTAAACATGTTGATTTTTTGATTAATTTTGGTTTGTATTAATTTATTACACATTATTAATTATAAATAACGTCGAATAAATATAAATTTTAATTAAATTTTATTAAAAGGTGTATGATTATAATTTAATAAATTTTGTTCTAAATGTTTAATGTCAAGTAAACGTTTTCCATAAGATTCACCGGATGTGTAAACATTTTCTAAATTATCCAATAAACCATGGACATCCTGCGGATACAAAAATCTATTTTGTGTAATTTTACTATGAACATCCAAATATTTGTCTTCTAAAACATCAGTTGGTGTTTTAAAATACGAATCATTCAAAAAATTAGATGGAACTGGCGAAAAATCAAAGATTTTTCCTGGCGAAAAATCAAAGATTTTTCCTGGCGAAAAATCAAAGATTTTTCCTGGCGAAAAATCAAAGATTTTTCCTGGATTTAACGATTTACGATAGTTGGAATGTTTATATGTTAAAATTACATATACAATCAAAATGACAATAAATACGGACATTAAAATCTTACTGAGCAAAAGATTAAATGTGTCGGTATCTTGATTTTTATATCTGTATACACCCAATATCATAATAATAGAAATTATAATTAACACAAAAATCATTTTATTATAATTTATTTAATATTTTTAAATAATATTCAAATAAAAGATTGATTATTATAAAATTACATATAATATATTTTAAAAAAAATTTATTTAGTGATACTTCATTTCATAAAATAACTTACAAAATGAGACGAATTGATCCAACTTTATTTGAGGAAATATATTATCAAAATTTTGACAATTTTAAATATACCATTTATCGTCCTATTGGTAATCCAATAATTCTTTTTTCATTAATTGATGGTTCTCCGCTTGCGGCATTGACATTAAAAACCCAAACAGGAAATTCGGGCCAAAGTATTATAGTTAAAAAACCAGAAAAAGAATTACTTGATATACCTTATGATTTTCAAGGAATTATTGATAAAGATAATCAAGAATTTGAATTTGTTATTACTAATTTTTGCGATTGTTTAATTAATTTTAACATTTTAAGGGAAGATAATAAAGTTACTGAAGTAAACCCAGGAGCATTTATGTCGGTGAATAAAGTAAACGAATTACACCCGGGACAATCATATGCTATTAAATGCGATCAAAAAAATAATCTTACACTTATTTTAAATAAAATTTTTAACAGTGAAACAGAAATTTATGCTAAACCTATTAGTCTTGCGGAAGAGAATATCAATGTAGCCAATTTGAAATCTAAGCCAGGAAAAATCAAAGATTTTTCGCCACGAGGTATATATTATTATCTTAGTGTTGTTCCACAAAATACAGCTGTCAATACTATTAAAAAATTCGAAAAAACCAAATGGGAGTGTGTTGATTTTTTTATAAGAAAAGAACAAATCGTAAAAGCAGATGTACAACATCTAATGGTAGATGGGGGAGAGGATGAGGAGGATGTGGGCGGATACGATATTTTTGGGGATGAGGAGGATGTGGACGATGTGGACGATGTGGACGGATACGATGATTTTTGTGAGTTGGATGAACAACCATGTTGTGATATTCGTCAAAAAAATAAAACTTTGACCGAAACCGATTCTGCCATTTTACCTATCATTGGCAAACATAAAATTGCACCTATCAATACTATTACAAATTCTTCAATTTCAAGTGTTGGCGGGGGCAAACGTATAATGGAATACAGCAGAGAGACAGGTGTAGATTATGATTATAACTCTAACTCTGTTCGGTGCATATTAACACTAACCGTCAATGAAGATTTGGTATTGTTTACAAAACCAAAACTTGAAACACTTCTTGGGGAATCTAGAGCATTTCTTACAGATATTTTAAAAAATAAATCAACATTATTATTGAATGATATTGACAAAATTTATAACTCGGATAATTGTTGTATTTGTTTAGAATCCAATCCTGATATTATATTTTACCAATGTGGTCACCAATGTGTACACAAAGCAGATAAATGTTCAAACGGGGTTATAAAATGCCCGTTGTGTAGAAAGTTTATTGTGGCAAAATTAATATAAGTAAAGGGGTATCAAAAAATTTATGTATTAAAGGGATTACTTTAATAAAAATAAAATGGCTACAATAGGCATAGATCTCGGAACTACTTATTCTTGCGTTGGCGTATTTCAACATGGTAAAGTTGAAATAATAGCTAATGATCAAGGGAACAGAACGACTCCATCTTATGTTGCTTTTACAGATACAGAAAGATTAATTGGAGATTCAGCCAAAAATCAATCTGCTATAAATCCAAATAATACAATTTTTAATGCAAAAAGGCTAATAGGACGTAAGTTTGACGATTCGACGGTCCAATCCGATATCAAAAATTGGTCATTTAATGTTGTTAATGTTGATGGTAAACCTAAAATGGAAGTGCAATATAAAAATGACACAAAACAATTTACTCCAGAGGAGATCTCTTCTATGGTGTTAATAAAAATGAAGGAAACAGCAGAAGCTTATTTGGGGACCGAAATTAAAAATGCTGTTATTACAGTTCCTGCGTATTTTAATGATTCTCAGCGCCAGGCCACCAAAGATGCGGGTGTAATTGCGGGGTTAAATATTTTACGAATTATAAATGAACCTACTGCTGCAGCTATTGCATATGGTTTAGAAAAAAAAAGCGAAACAGAAAAAGAGAAAAATGTATTAATCTTTGATCTTGGTGGTAAATAATACTGCCTCCAAGTAAAAAAAAGTAAGTGAATTGCGGGAAACTCTTTATAGCTAAATATACCACAATACAAATCTAAAAACTTAGGTTCATGAATTGTATGAAGGTTTTAATAAATATTTAGATTAGACAATCTGCAGCCAAGTCCGAAAGGAAAGGTTCAACGACTAGAAGATAAACAATCTTCCACGAGCGCTTACATTGTAGTATTAAGTGTGATTTAAAATTTAATTATGCAATATAGATATAGTTATAAAATGGATAATTTAATAAATTCAATTTCTGAAATATATGACAAAAGATCCAAGGCGGTAAATATCGAAAATATTCAAATAGAACAGATTATGACCAAATATAGTAACACAAATAAACCTATTTACAAAATGATTTTAAATGGTTCAATTATTTCCAGAAATAATAATTTGGTGGTGAATTATACATGCCAAAACTGTAAACTGAATAACTCTATTACTTTAAACATATTTATGCGAAAAATCAACAATAGTTCTTCTAAATGCAACAAATGTGTTAATTTGGACTTGGATAAACGATCACAACAATCAGATTTTATGAAAGAAAATCGATTTGCAGATAGCAATTATACATCTAAAGATAAACCTGTTAGAATCAAATCGGTTAAAGAGATTATTTATGAATCTGAATTACTATGGGATACAAAGGACGACGACTTTAAAAGTTGTTATTTGAGAAAATATTTAAATTTAGAAGAATTTGACCGAATAAAAGACAAAATTATAAGCGTCAATTATAGTAAAATTACAAATTTATCTGAGTACAAATATATTTTCAATTATAAAGTGAACAACCAAACACTATTCAATCCCATGTTAGTAAACATTGAAAAGAATTTAATAGAGAAACCAATTTATATAAAATTTAAATGTGAAAACTGTGATTGTGAATTTATAAACAGAGATTTATGGATTCAAAAAAATAAATACAAAATATTCTGCAAAAATTGCAATTTCAGTAACAACATTTTCAAAATTAGACACATGTTGAATATTAAAAAAGAAAAAATAATTTATCAGAGTCAATTTGAAAAGAAGTTTATAATATTTTGTAACGAAAACAACATATATATTCAAAATGGAGATACTATACAATACCCGTGGAAGGGGAAAAATCTAAAATACATTATAGATTTTAAGCTTCCAGAACAGAAAATGTTGATAGAGTTAAAGGATGAACATATATGGCACAAAAAACAAGTTAAAAATGGAAAATTTGATAAAAAAGTTGAGTTTGCAAAAATTCACGCAAAAAAAATAAAATATGAATATTATGTAGTATTCCAAAACGAATATATGAATTTTATTAAATCACACTTAATATTATGATAAGATATAGTCTGAACTTATATGAGAGTATAAGAGGATATGGTTAAACTCCATATCGATAACATATTGGGTACTTTTGATGTATCTATACTATCTATTGAAGATGGAATTTTCGAAGTCAAAGCCACCGCCGGAGATACACATCTTGGAGGAGAAGATTTTGACGACAGAATGGTAAGTCATTTTGTCAATGAAATTAAACGTAAACATAAAAAGGAGATTAAAACGAATAAAAGAGCTATGCGAAGATTAAGAACAGCTTGCGAAAGAGCAAAAAGGACCCTTTCTGCTTCTGCCCAAGCAAATATTGAAATTGATGCTTTATTCGAAGGTGTTGATTTATATACAAGTATTACAAGAGCTAGATTTGAAGAATTGTGTTCTGATTTATTCAGAGGAACACTTGATCCGGTAGAAAGGGCAATGAGAGACGCCAAAATGGACAAAAGTTCAATTCATGATGTCGTTTTAGTTGGTGGATCCACCAGAATTCCCAAAATACAAAAACTTTTACAAGATTTCTTTCATGGAAAAGAATTAAACAAATCCATAAATCCAGATGAGGCTGTTGCCTATGGAGCTGCTATACAAGCTGCTATTTTGTCCGGAGATACACACGAAGTTGTTTCGGATCTTTTGCTTTTAGATGTCGCCCCCTTATCGCTTGGTATCGAGACGGCCGGGGGTGTTATGACCAATCTTATAAAAAGAAATGCTACTATCCCCACCAGTCAAACTCAAACATTTACTACTTATAGTGATAATCAACCGGCTGTTACAATTCAGGTATATGAGGGAGAACGGCCAATGACAAAAGATAATCACCTTCTTGGTAAATTTGATCTAACCAATATTCCGCCAGCCCAAAGGGGAGTTCCTCAAATCGAAGTTACATTTAATATCAATGCTAATGGTATTTTGGATGTATCTGCTTGCGATAAAAGTACAGGTAAACAAAATAAAATTACTATCACAAACGATAAAGGTCGTTTATCCAAAGAAGATATTGAACGAATTATAGATGAGGCTGAACAGTTTAAAGATGAAGACAACAAATATAAAGATAAAATTTCTGCGAAAAACAGTCTAGAGACATATTGTTTTAATACTTTGTCTACCATTGATGACGAAAAAATCAAAAATAATATTATCGAAGAAGATAGAAACAAAATCACTGAGATATGTAACGAAACAATTAAATGGCTTGATACAAACCAGCTTGCCGAAATTGAAGAATTTCAAAATAAACAAAAAGAGGTAGAGTCTGTGTGTCATCCTATTATTTCAAAATTATACCAAAATATGGGAAATGAACAAAATATACCCGAACAAACAGAATCTAAACCAACTGTAGAAGAAGTAGATTAAAGTTGTATGGTTGAAAATTATTAATATTTAAAATAAATATTAGAAAGATGTTTATCAAAAATAACTATTTTTAGTTATTTACGTTGTGGGTAACTTTTATTTTTTTTGAAACGTTTCCAATAGTTTCTTCAGCTTTACGTTTTCCGTTGTTGGTAAAAGTTTCAACATTTGCTTGTTCAACACAAGTTTCAACATTTGCTTGTTCAACACAAGTTTTTTTTTTGTATAACGCTTTCATAGCATCAGAAAGATCGAATGTTTGTGCAGTTGAAGAATTCATTTTTAATTTACAACAACACCAACAACTATAAAAATAAATTTTAAATTTTAAACATTATGATTTAAGTTTATTAATTTTTATAGGTGTAGACACACATCTTTTAACGTAATCATTTTCTGATGTAAAGATACATTTATTGTATTTTGTGTCTTTATCTTCTATGATATTTTCTTCATCGGCAATTATAGTCTGATTTAGTTTAAAAAAATTCAAAAATGTATTTTTGATTAAAGTTATATTAAAGTTCATTTTTTAATTTCATATTAACTTATAAAATAAATTTAATCATTAAAATTTTTCTACTCAAACTATGAAATATTTTAGATATATTTAAAATAAATGGCTGGTGGGATATTCATAGATAAACCATTTAGTTTTAATATTAAATGTGTTATATTTGCAGTTATTGTTATACTGTTTTATTGGTTGATATCAGCTAACACAGTTTATTTAATGTTTCCTGTGATATTTATAATTTCTTATGTTTCGATGGCATGGTACGATTTTAAATATGATTGTAACGATAAATTATATTCTGGAATATACAGTCCAATTTCTACAACAAATTCAATATTTAAACCACAACTAAGAAAAATACAAACATCTAGGTCTGTAAAAGACCAAGAAGAGATATATCTCAGAAATGTTTACATTTTACATGCTGTGGCCATTGCTCCACTTTTCATATTTACTTCTTGGAGATCTTATAAAAAAACAGGTGAGGGTATTTTTCTTGTATCTTTTATGGTTGCTTTGATAGCTGAAATTTATCATTCATATCGATTTTTTAACCCCAGAGATAAATAAAACTTACAATATTTTTCTAAATTCATTGAATTTAATTTTAATTGTGTTATTTTAGAATATACAATATATAGTTAGTTATTTTACAATTGATTTGATTTAAAATAAATTTATTTTTTAGGAGGCAAATCAATATAATATTATCATGGAACTGTTAAATCACCAAAAACTGTCCGTTGATGGAATGACCAAAAGTATTGAAAGCGGGAAAAATCTATTTATTCTTTCTGATGATATTGGTAGTGGAAAAACAGTAACTTTTCTATCATTTCTTAAAACCAGGAAAGAGAGATGTATTATATTTACATCTTCAAATATAATACACCAATGGAAGAACACAATTAAATTAATATTGCCGGATATACGTTACGAAGTTATATTAAAAAAAAGGACGAAATACAATAAAAAAATTGAGTTGTTTTTGGCAATCAAAAGTAGTTTTAAAGATCTAACAGTTGCTTTTCCAACCTATGCAGTTTGTATTGACGAAATGGAAACATTCAGTCAACTTGTATTGGGATATCCCGAGTTTAAGATGACAAATGATATTCACAACATACCATTTATGTGTGTTATTTCTGCGAATAAGCACATAAATCATAAATGGTTCACAGAAAAATCTATAGAATATATGGAAGAAAAGTTTAATGGACCCAATTTTGTATTTGATGCAACATTTACCTTAGACCTTCTGTTGGACGATGTCACTAAAAGAATAATACAACATTTTTGTCCCGATATAGATTTTGAAGAAATGAAAAAATTTGGAGCATTTAAAGACGTAATTAATTATATAAACCAAAAAGGTATACATTGTTTGACATTAAAATTAAATAAATTGTATTTAGCTAAAGCGATGAAATTAAGAGTCATCAAAGGAAAACTAATGGACGATAAGGAAAATTTGAAAACACACAAACTCGTATTCGAAGAGGTATACAAAGATTCGATTTCTGGATCTTTAGAGTCAGATGAATACAGAAAAAATTTTCGTGAAAGGTACTCTAAAATGGCAGATATAGGATGGAAAGTGAGAAATGAGCAAGAAGCTATTGGACATGCCTTGGGCGATCTAGCCACAATTAGAGATAATATACAAAAGAACGAATCATTTGTTAAAAATAAATTTGACGTAGAAAAAATTAAGCAACAATTTGTACAAGGGAAAATTGAAATATATACAAACAGCATAAAAGTATACAATAAAATTGATGATGGCGACATAATTAAGTTTTATGAAAATAATTTTACACACAAGTGCAAATTCACAGAAGTTATGTCTTTATTGAACAAATATACAGATTTTGAAAGTAAATTGAAGGTATATGATGTATCAGGAGTACTAAATTCTCTAAAAACATCAATACTCGAAAATTCAGATGGTGATGTTATTGATTCTATCAACGAAGACAAGTTTAACATAGTTGTTATTTTAAGAATGTTCAAAGAGACAAAACTGAATAATTTAAAGGCCAAAGATATCAAAACTACATTAGATTTAGAACGAATAAAAACATTTGAAAAAGATATAGCCGAAATAAACAAAACGTATAATGAAATTTTAGAGGAACCATGTAAAATATGCCTTAATCCAGATGAGACAAATATTCTAATATACTCATGTTGTCAATTCTTGATATGCGAAAATTGTAAAAAAAATGTAAAAGAATGTCCATATTGCAGAAACTCAGAAAACGATGCAAAATTTTTTGGAGAATTTGTAAATGTTTCTGACCCAAAGAAAAAATCAGAAAGGATCACAAATTATATAGATAAGCTTAACGAAATAATAAAAAATGGCAAGTCTGTTTTACTGTTTTGTGATAATTTGCAAAGTAAAGTTAATAGAGTTATAGATTGTAATATCTTAAAAGGAAATTCGACATGTAGAAATGAAATAATCAATGAATACAAAAATGAAAAAATAAAAACACTGTTGATAAATTCTAAAAATGATTTTTCGGGAATATGTTTAGAAAATACAACTGATATAATATTTTTGAATGATCCCAAAGATGATCAAGAAAAACAAATTATTGGGAGAGCGCTAAGACTTGGGCGTACTCAACCAAACATAAATATTCATAGATTTGAGTTCATAGAATAAGGTAACAATAAATCAAAAAAAATTTAAATATTAACTATTAATATTTATTTCTAATCATTACAATGTTGTTTAATTACAATGACATTTTTGAAACAATAAAAACATCATTATTGTTTCAATTTCACACAGGAAATGTTATTTTTGACACATTAATTAATGGTTTAATTATATGCATAACATCGTATATAATGAGTCTAACGATAAACATCAAAAATATGAATTTCCGAAATTTGTTTAAATTTATTACAAATTTTAATTGTAATATGATACGAATAATTGGTATAAAATATGAAGGACGATTTGATAAATGTGATTATTCTAACACTTTTCGTGCTATTCTTCACCAAATTAAAAGTTTAAATTATATAGATGCCCAAATTTATACTTTAAACGAAATTCAGTTTATGGGCTATGGTGACAAAGAATTGGTCCAAAAAACCAACTTAATTGTCGATCAAAATTCTTATTTTAAATTGACAAAGGATATTAGAGTTTTAATCTTAATTAATAACGAAAAAATTCACAACAAAACACAAGAATTTAACAACATAAAAAGCTTCGAGATGCAAGTATTCTCTTATGTTTTAACTCTAAATGAATTACAACAACAAATAGATAAATGGTTACAGATATATTTGAATTTAAACAGCCCAAATAAATACTTACGATATTTTATGTATGATGATATTTCTATTACAGATAACGTCCGTTATGATCCACATAAAAAATATTCCGAATTTAAATTTGAATCGGGAAAATCTTTTAACAATATCTTTTTTCCACAAAAAAAAGATTTGATTGACAGATTGGATTTTTTTAAAAATAACAAAATATGGTATAAAACTAGAGGAATATCATACACTTTAGGAATGCTATTTTATGGTATGCCTGGATGTGGAAAAACATCTACAATTAAAGCTATTGCAAATCACACAAATAGACATATTGTATCTGTATCATTAAACAAAATTAAATCATTTAAAGAATTACTTGAAATATTTTACGAAAACAAAATAAACAATATGATAATTCCATTGGACAAAAGATTGTATGTTATAGAAGATATTGATTGTTCTGACATGAAAAAAATCATCAGAGATAGATCATTGGATAATGATGATTCCGATAAAGATTCCGATAAAGATTCCGGGGCCGAATTAAATAGTGAAGACTCAGAGTATCAGCCAAAAAAAAAACCAAAAGAGAAGGAAGAACAAAAATTATCATTAGCCGACATTTTAAATATTTTGGATGGGCTTATGGAAATGGATGGACGAATGTTGGTAATTACAACAAATTATCCCGAATATATAGATTCGGCTTTGACTAGACCAGGAAGAATTGATATAAAAATAAACTTTCAAAAATGCACATCTCAGTCTCTTATTAGCCTATATAAATGTTTTTTTTCCGATAAAAAAAAAATAGTGTGGGATAAGTTATTTGATAAACTACCAAACGATAGGTGGACTCCAGCAGAAGCCACGCAGATTTTTTTTGATAATTCCAATAATCCTAGTCGAGGACTCACCCAACTTATAACTGATTTTCCTTAAATTTAATTTACATAAATTAAAAATTTAAATATTATGATTAATATTTACATATAATTACAAAAAAAATGAGAGTCGGAGATTGGACGTGTTCATCATGTAAAGGGATAGTATTCTCCCACAAAACCAAATGTAGGTGTGGACAAGAAAAATCTAATAATGATACACCAAAAACATTATCTCCGCGTATTGGTGATTGGACGTGTTCATCATGTAAAGGGATAGTATTCTCCCACAAAACCAAATGTAGGTGTGGACAAGAAAAATCTAATAATGATACACCAAAAACGTTTTCCGTGTCTTTTGGAGACTGGAAATGCGAATGTGGCACATACAATAAACGATTAAACGAAAACTGTTTTAAATGTAAAAAAGTTCCATCCGAATTGGAGAGCGAGAGGGTGGACGATAGTACTTGTCTTATATGTATGAAAACACGACGACAGTGTGCAGTAATTCCTTGTGGACACTTTGTTATGTGTTATGAATGTTCGAAAAAAATACCCGACCGTTGTCCCAAATGTAGAGGTAATATTGACAAAATGTTAAAAATCTATCATTAAATAATATGATTTGTAATCTTTGATTACAAAAACTATCAACAATTCAACCAAATAAATCATTAACACGATTCACAATTTCATCTTGTTTGTCACAAAACTCGGATAACATTGGTGTATTCCATTGAATTTCTTTAGAATAATTGTCCAAATTTGTTAACAAATCGATTATATCAGATTTAAGATGTTTTGGTAAATAAAAATTGCATCTACAATAATATTTGGGTGTTTGGTCAATAACCCATTTATTTTTTACTAAACCATTAATAAGTTTACTGGCGCCAACCAATATCCCTCCAGGATTTATTTGGTGGCGTCCAAATAATACATATTCAAATGGTAACCTCTCCAATATATTTTGATATAATCCTATTTCAGTATCTACATGCACATACGGATATGACCATTCTAACGTTTCCCAACGTGTATGTCTGTTTACACACTTTCCAATATTAAAACTTCTTACATCTTCACCAAATACAGTTTTAATCACAATAAACATAGGTGTAGAAGTTAATGGTAGCATATTTATATTGGAAGTTTCTAAACATAAGAATGTAAAAATAAATTGGATTGATGTCATGAACCATAAACAATTTCGTATTTCTGCGTCGTCTTCATATGAATTTGTTAAAAATGAACATATGAGAACAGGAATCCATGTACTACAATAATCAATTCCTTGAAGTATTTTTATATTTATATGCATACCACTGAGTATTAACACTATTAACATTGTATACAATGAATTATTACCAAAAATATACAAAAATGGTAATAGTGAGATTTCTGCAAACAGTGCAATATATCCAAAAATTAAACATAATTTTGGGTATAATATCAACAGTTTTTGGAAAGTCGGATATTTCATTCTCGACAATCTAGCATTCCATATAAGAGACAATAGTGTGTATGATGACCAATTTGTCTCTTGTATACAACTGAATATTATTTTTTGTAATCCAGCTATACAATATATACTAGCTAAATTGTATTGTATAAACGAACTACAATTTGGACTAAATGTATAATATAAATGCATTATACATGGAAATACATCTCTATGATATGCTAAAGTTTCTTCGGCCCACAAAGATGACGCATACAAAACATATAAAATAAATGTAATTTTGTTTATGAAAAAATCATCTGTAAGAAAAATACTCATAAACATTGTGAAAATATATAATTGGGATACAACACAAAAAGCATTATATGACAATAACGGCATTTTAACAATCCCAAATAATGGATACACATTTGTAGACAGATCTTTTTTGTGGAATACAGATTTATCTAAAAACCACTTGTAGAATGCCGTTCTTTGATTCCAATAATATATAGTACTTGTTATTTGACAAATAACCCATATAGACCACATATTTAAATCTATTACAACCAAGATATTTATAAATTTTTTTATAAATTTTAATCAATTTAATATACACAAACATGAATAAATGCCTCTTTGACTTCTGAGACCGAAATTATTCTCACATCTAGTCTTTCTGATTCGGTCGAAACTTTATTATAAACAATCTGTCTAAAGCCATAACTTGGTTCAAGACCTACACCAGATCTATACAATATTGAATATTTTAAAACATCATTTACATATAACCCTAGAGTGAATGATCCATCATGTCTAGTAAGTACCATATTTTCCACCTCAACTTTAATTATTCTTTTAACAGACGAATCTATAATAATATTTCCGTTGGATAGAGAAACTCCGATCATATCTCCTCCCAATAGTTCATCAAACATAATTTTACCTACAGTTCCACCAACGGCTGAAGTTTTTTGTATCAACGATATTCTCGGAACCAAATGTTCTTCGTTGGTACCAACCACTTCATTTCCACCCACAAATAATTTTTTACACGAACAAAAGTTAAAGTTTCCATCATTTACCATCGAACTCATTTTATGTTTAATTAAAATATTCTAATATTACTTTTATATTTTGTATATACACTATATACAATAATTTACCCATACATGATCTTACATTCAATTAACATTCATTAATGTTGTTATATTTCACATCATCCACACATTCTAAGAGATTTCGTTTCACAGATTTTCCGTATTCGGTGATAATTTTATTTTTAGAAACCAAATGTTTTAAAAACGCCAATCCATCACAGGAGAATATTTTTTGGGCGATATCGACACCTATCCAGCAATTGTCTTCGTTGTCAAAATCAACAAACATTTTGATGCACCGATTAGAATGATATGTGCATGTTTGTTTGCATATAGCTGCCGTTGTTGCAGTAGCGGCCACAAAAAAGACTGTTAATCCCAAACACAAAAGTGCGCATCGCAGTTTGTGTGGAGGGGGGTTTTCCGAAAGCAAGTCATATCTCGGGTGTTTGATATCCTTGCACATCATTTTTGAAGCATGTGAAAAGCCATAAATGCAGATGTTATTTTTTTGTTTTGGGTCTAAAATAAATTTTTTTTAATTATATTTCGATTGAATGATATTTATTAAAATTTCGAAATATACTAGTAATTTATATCTAAAATATTATTTTCTAGAAATCATGTGTTTTACACCACTCTTTGGAATATACCCCCTTGGTGGGTGGTTTCCTTCTTTGGGCCCCATATTTCATTAAGAATAAATTTGCATTTACTTCACTTTTAGACATTGGCGGATATTTCTCTGCGACCCCCATGAAACTTATAAATATAAAATTGTAAAAAGAATAAGCAACAGTAACACAACAATACCTATAATTATTAAATACACATTAGAGCTTTTCTTTTATAAATTAATCTATTTAAATTTTATAGTTCATAAATATTAGATATGGAGATTTATTTATTATTGAATTTTCGACGTTATTATAAATTAAAGAACATGAAAATAGAATAGATGTATTAAAAAAGTTAACATGATCAAAACTATTACAATATCCCCCACACGACGATAAGTTGCAACAATCTTTGTTGATACTTTCATTAGTTATGATATTTTCTAAATCTTTTTTATCAAAAAAATATAACAATTTAGTATTTGTTTTGTTTATAAATATGTGTTTATTAAAAAATTTATAAATGTATAAAAATAATAACTCAAATTTTGCAACAATATTGCTCAGTTCAAAATCTATTAATTCATAATATTCGTCTGTTAATTCTTTTTTTTTTTTACAAAATTTTATTAGTATAAATATTCTTAATAAAAGCAACAAGTTAAAAATATTGTTTATATCAGAAATTTCAAAATTTTGTAATATTTTGTTCATATTTTCATCAAATTCATGTATAAGTATATTTTTGTTTAAAATTATTGTATTAGAATTTAAAAAATTATAAATAATTTTATATAATCCACATATATGTTTATCCCATTTTTCAATATTTTGATTAATATCTACAACATATTCATCTGTTGTCGATAATGGATTGTTGTTTTTTGTTATTTTATTGTTTTTAATTAAATATTGCATAAATGTGTATACATTTGAATAATAATATTCTTCGTTTTCACTAATTATATATTTTAAATCATCCTCAGAGATTTTAAATTCGGAACATCTAAAATATTCTATTTTGCAGTGTTCTAAAAACATTTTATTTTGAATATGTTGTTTAAAAAAATAATTTTTAAATTAGTTTAATTTTAGTAGAATATTACACCAAATTATATTATATTTGTAAACTGTTTTTTTTTTTCAGTAAAATTCGACAATAATTATCAATTTATATATTTTATTTGGTGATGATTTAAATTATATTATTCTATACCAACATATATTTAACATATATAAAATATATTTAAATTTAAAAATGGATAAAGTTATAATCATCTTTTTAAAATTATTTTCTGTGACAACCTTGGTAACTTTTACGGTAGTTCTTATTCAATTTGTTAATGATAAAGAGGGAAGTTTTTATGAAGATGCATATTTACATAAATTGTTTGAATGAGTACATTTAACCTAATGTTATTTTCACTTTGATAAAGTGAAAGAATTTTAAAATTAAGCGAATGGTTGAATTTTTTTTCTAATATTTTGGCATTTTTTACATAAACAATTATAATAACAAAGTTTGTCATATATATCTTTACATTTTGATTGGTTGGCAGAGTTATTATCAACGCTACGTATAACTTCATATGGATTAAAATTGGTTAAATTTTTTTCAAATTCTGCATTGATGTTTGTTTTGTTTTCGTTAATACGGGCTTTTACAGAATTATATTCTTGTTTGATGTTTTTATAATCACAAACGCTTACTTTTTTACCGCAAATTACGATAGGCATGGTTAGTTTTTAAATTGTATATTCAAAAAAATAAAATTTATGATACATCAAAAATACATATAATCTTCATTTACCAAACAATTTGAAGAATATGCTGTTTTTGGTTTCATTTTATGATAATAATAATAACCGATAACTAATAGTAAATGTAGTAAAAGTATTACTATACAAACCGCAATCACAGTTATATTTTGATGATCTTTTTTTTTATTTTCTGAACTCATTTTATTTTAAAAGATATAAAAATTAACTTAAATAGTATAAATAAAATTTATTTTTACGACGCAATATATGGTTAATAGACGATACAGGTAATCTTACAACCAAAAATTCAATATGCAGGGAAACGCAGTGTTTCAATTGAATCGTAGAATTAATTATCTAACGTCTAGAATAAACGAATTGGAGTATAAGATCAGACTCCAAAACTCACAAGAAAGGAATAATCTGGCGTCTATGATGACGTTTAGAATGGGAGACTTGGAACTTAAGAACAGGTTCCAAACCACGCGAGGAGCGAACAATCTAACATCTAGAGTGGACGAATTGGAGCACAAGAACAGGCACCAATATTCACAAGGAAGAGTGAATAATAAGCGCATCTATTCACTGGAACGAAAAATTAAACAACTAGAACAGATGATAAAAATTGGCAAATTGGCTGCAGCAATAATAATGGAGTTATATTTCTAAAAAAAAATATAAACGACAAAACTAGAAAAAAAATATAAAACAAAAAACAAACAAAAAAATATAAAAAAAACAAAAAATCATATAAAATATATGGTTTTATACGAATATATTTGTAATATTATTAATATAATCAAATATGTTTGTGTAAAATTATATTGCAAATATAAATTATATAAAATATATAATTTAAATTCATTTTATCTTAAAGAATGTCCATATTGTCCATATGATTGATAATTGTTATGTTCATAAATCATCCCACCACCAAGGATCCACTACGTCCCAAGGTAAAACTGGTCCCAAGGTAAATAGAAATTTGTTACAAAAATAGTGCCAAAAATTATTCTAGATTTTATTGTATATATCCTGAATGAAAAAAAGATTGGCGAAAAATCGGAGATTTTTCCTGGTTGGTAAACGTTTTATCTTTATCATCATTGTTTTCCATTTATTTTAATTCTGGTAAATTTAACTTTTTATAAATTAAGATAAATCACATATTTTCAAGGTGTATAAAACTCCATGCGCTGTTCCCTGTGTCTATTAAGCTGAAAAGAATTAACGTCATATTGTCTATAAAAATCTGTATATTTTAAATAATCTTCAGAGATTCTATTTAATCGTTCAGAGTTAAGATTAAAATAATAAAATTCGGTTAAAAGTGTATGAATAACTTGTCTATTTATTAAATCGTATGTCATTTCTCTGACTGGATCATGTAATGCTTCATCAACTATAGTATGAATATGTGTTTTAATTATATCTCTATGTATAGTTTTATGTGTGTAATTATTGAATACTTTTTGAATATAATTTATATTTGGGTCGGATTGTAACGTGCTTCTGAATAAATCGATAGTATTTAGCTCCATTTTAATAATACACAAAAAAATAATTTATTTTTGTATTGGGTTTATTATTCATAATATAAAATATACCAAAATGAAGAATATTTTGCCGAATATTTTGTTGAAGACGGCGCTGAAGTCCCCTCATAGTTTTAGACATGGGGCTATTCTTGTAGGAAGGAATGAAATAATTGTCACTGGATACAACAACAACTTTACTCATGCCGAAGTCTCCGCGTATCGTAAAGGAAACAGACGGCGTATTTTATGATCTTTATGTATGCAGAATAAACAATAAAAATGAATTTATAAATTCTAAGCCATGTTCTGACTGTATAAAATATATAAAAAAAACAAAAAATATAAAACACATTTATTACACAGATAATGATGGGTCATTTATACGAGAGAATGCACTTTCTATTGAAAATGATCACAAATGTGCTTCAAGGAGCAAGATTAGATAGTTGTTTTATAAAAATTTTTAATTTGCAATGCAAATTAAAAACACAAACTTATGAATGAGTAATGGAAACCCCTAAATTGTATAAATCAACCCAAATACAATATTTCCAATTTGGGTAGAATCAAAACACCGCAAGATAAAATAAATATACATAGACCAACTCCACAGGGATATATTAAAGTTCTTATTAAGAAAAAATCTTATAGTGTTCATGGATTGGTTGCTAAGGAAACATTTTAATAAGTTGCAAAACCAATAAACCCTATAGGGTTTACTATTATAAGTATGATATTGTCGATAAAATTGATCAATTTAAAAAATATCAAAGAACATTACTCAAAAAAAAGTAATATTTTTAAATACAAATAAGTTTTCGTTAATTATGTAAAAATTTAATTTAATACATGTACATACCAAAAAACAAATAACAAATAATGAATAAAGGCGCATATGTAAATTGTAGTCAAGCATGTCTCCAAACGGAAACTCCAAGACAGATCAGACGCAGTCCACAAAACAAGGGATATTCTTTAGATTCTTTGTGGCTTATATTTAAAATAATAACAACAGAATTTTATAAAAATATAACATCAACAAAAAATTGTATTTGTAGATTTATTTCTTTTAATGAAACGTATACATCTACATCTAATCAGATAAAAAAATATGACTTTTATACATGTATAAGATATGGTATATCTATTCCTATTATAATTATTTCAAATGTTTTACTCTCATGTGTCAACAATCTATTGTATTTAATTTTTGAATTTATTTACAAAATTTTTTATATAATGGTATATACCATTCAATTTGTATTCTTTATGCCAATTACAACAGTATATAGTGTACGCGAATTTTGGAGAAGTTATTGCTGATTTTCGTATTATAAAAATAATTGGAAATTTGTCCATAGATCTCAAAGAATTTTGTATAATTATCTATAATGATATGAGTTATAACAAAATTGAATAATATTCATGTAAATACTTCAATTACAAAATATTATTTAGCTATAATTTTACTTTTATAAATAAAATGTTTATAATTTTAACTGTCTGAATGTATTACTAAATAAGGGACCAAATCAATTTAAACAACTTGTAAAATGGTATTAATAAAATATAATTTATAGTTAAATTAACTATAAATTATAAATGAAAAAAATTGATTCTTTTATAAATGATATTGATCTAATACTATCATCCGTGTATGAGTTTGAATCGATAGATGTACCCCTCAAATCGGCTACATTGTGTAGTTTGGCATACAAATCACATAAAGATGTAACAGATGAAATGAATAGTGACTTTACAAATATAGATTTTTTTGATGTAAATGATATCCAATATTATATAATTAAAAATGGTAGAACAATATTATTTTTATTTAGGGGCACAGATTCTCTAAAAGACATTAAAGCTGACATTGATATAACTAGAACTGACACTAAGTATGGTAAATTACATACAGGATTTTTAAACAGCTGGGCTCATATCAAAGATAACGTTTTAGAAAATGCAGATAAGTATGATCTAATTAAATGTTACGGTCATTCGTATGGAGGAGCGTTAGCAATGATATCATCGTTGTTTATTTCGGAAGAATTATTCAAACGAGTTCATTGTTATACATTTGGGTGTCCGAGAGTCGGGGATTCCAAATTTGCAAAAAATTTTAACAAACATATAGGTGTCCACAGAAGATATGTCGATAGTTCTGATCCTGTAATTCGTATTCCTTCTGCTGTTAGATTTACACATGCTGGTATCCAAATTAACATAGATAACCGTCCTTTGTACAAAAGATTATTTTATAAAGCCTTGTATCTTATGAGAGGACGTATATTCCATGGACACAAAATGTCACATTACGTTGAATTATGTAAAAAATATAATTTAAGTTAAATTTTTTAAAAATATTTAATGTAGTCAAAAAAATTATAATTAATTTTGCAAATCATATTTAAATACACCATAATAATAAAACTTATATATTATGGGCGTCTCTAGGTTTAATTATATAGTTAAAACTAAACTGAAAGCATCTCAATTTATACCGAATTACATATTTGATCATTATTTTCTAGACGGAAACTGTTTATTACATGATTGTATAAATGAGCTATTTGTTCACGAAAATCCATATAAAAATATCAGAAAAGCATTGATAAAAATATTTTCTGCACAAATTCAAAAGCACAGAGCCAATATTTATTATATTATTTTTGACGGAATACCTCCTTTAACCAAACAAACGTGTCAGAGAAAAAGAAGACTAGACAAAAACAATTTAGGATGTGAACTATTGCCATGTACGCCACTGATGAAAGAAATCGAAAAGATAATAGTTGAAGAATTTGTGTGTGATTATATATTTTTATTTAAATCTTCAAATTTAGGAGAAGGAGAACAAAAAATATTCAAATTAATAAGAGAAACCAATAATGTGAATAAAAATGTTTTGGTTTATTCTTTAGATTCAGACACAATTATTTTATCTCAAATATTGCAACATCAAGCCACCAATATAAACTTATTTGCAACAATACCCTCTTTTGAATTATTTGTAGATATTAGAAAACTAAACAACATTTTTTTTAGAAAAAAAAATTTTAATATCAAAAAATTTCTTTTATTCTGCTTTATTTGTGGGAATGATTTTATACCAACGCATAAAGAAGTGATAGATAATGATAAATTATATAGTATATTTTGTAAGGAAAATATAGACACATTTTCAGATTTATCTGCTGATAATTGTTCGGGAAAAACCGGAGATTTTCCGCCAACACAATGCGACATAAAACAGGTCGAATCTTATTGTTCTATTTGGAATTGGTACTGTGAATATTTTACTACAAATGAAAATTTGGACTGCGAAAGTTATTTATTCGATGATACACCATGTTTTTATTGTATTTCTACATTTAACCACAATTATAACAAAAAACTTATAGATTATACATATGAAGAACATATAAAATATGTATATCCCTCACTACTAGATGAAAAATAAATAATGTTTAATATTATCAAATAATATTAATTTGTTAAACAACTAATCTTGTTTTTCTGTTTTATTTTTTTTCGTTGGATCATATATAAATCCAGAAAGATCATATACTGCACGTGTAATTCTAATTCCCATGGCTACAACAGATAATCCTGCGCCAAGAACAAATCCTCCTCCCAACATACAAATCGAAAATATATCATTTAGAAAGCCCCCATTTGACTTTGTAGAATAAGTCATTAGAACATTATCCTTATCTGCAAAATTTATAATCACAGAATTTAATTCTTTGTCATATCTAAAATTAACAGTATTAAATGCTGTCTCAAAGGAAGAGTTTTTATTATCTCTGATTGTAGAGGGGGGAATCTCAGATTGGTCCGGGCCAACACTATGTGAATTTGTATATTCGATATTATCTGGCAATGAAGTATTAATATTCTCCTGAGACATTATATTTTTATAAGTAAATTAAACCAATCAACAAAATAAATTTTTTTGTTAAAAATGGATTGGTTTGTTCAACCCACAAATTTTGATGGATTAAAACATAGACTCACATTTTATAATGAAGATAAGGATTTAAAACAAATAATTTTACCATTTTGCAAGTTTTCTATTGGATTTGAAGAAACAAAAGTTATAATTGTTCCTGAAAGAATTGACATGCCTATAATTATTGACAATACTGAATTTAAACTTAATAGATTTAGTAATTATGTTGTTATCAAAGATAATAGAATATTACCAAGAACTATGAATGTTTAATTATTTATACGATTTTCTTTATATTTTTCGTAATCATCGACATTTAATGTTTTGCTTACTCTTCTTAGATTAAGGGGTGAGGGTTTTTTGTTAAACAAATTTTTAACGATAACGAAATGAACAAGTTCTAATAACTCTTCCGGTATACCATATTTAATAAATTTAAAATTTAAATTCGCAGATTCGATGATAACAAGCGGAAAAGATGGTTCTCCATTTTTATCTCCCCAATAAAATCTTTCTTCATCATCTACAGTAGTCACCTTTATATCATATTTTACCTTTAAATTTTTGAATATTATTTTAGAATACTCCAACGAATTTTTATATAAATTAAGCTCTTTTTCTATCTTTATGGCACATTTAGAACTCAGCATGCAATTCACAAAAAAGTTATAATTATTTAATACAACATTGATATTTTGATTTCTGGTGTGATGAAAATTTGTATATAAAAAAGATACAATCTCAAAATATCTACTATATATATCAAGTGCATAATTACGTATAAATTTTTTAAAGTTTGTTTTTGTTTTGTATAATTTTTTAAAAATATTATATTCTATACGACAAACCGCCATTTCGGGGCGTACTACTTTGTTTTCTAAAAAATAAAATGCCCAAAATAAACAATATCCGGGTAAATCTTTTTTTGTTTTTTTTTCTTCATCTTCTAATTGTTGTAAACCGTATCCAAATGATTTTGGGTATCGTATCTCAACTAAAAAAATATGTAATATATTTGATATTAAACATTTCATTTGATGAGCTAATTTTTCATTTATAACATAAGGCCCTTGTGATCCATGTGGTTCATATATTTCTAAAATTTTATGTTTTGTATCTATAATACATAAATTTGCATGACCTTGCGATTCTTCCGTTCCTGGTATATCAATATTGTATATAGAAAAAAAAATAACTATAAATTTGCACTTTTTAATTTTTGGGAGTTCAAGTACACTTAAACTTAATTTATCTGCTTTAACATTCAGTTCTAATGAAATTTTGTCAAAAAAAACACAATCGGTTTTATATTTGGCGTTAATAAACATTTCAAAAAATTTCAATGATATCTCTGGGTGTATTTTGATTAAATTTTTTTTTGGGATATTATATTTTAAATTGTTATAAATATTTTTTAGCAACAAGCTAGTCATTTATTTAAATGAACTTGATTTTGTATAGGTTTAGTATAACGTGATCTTTTATGATAATATGTTTCATTTAACTATTTATTTTAATCTCAAACAATGAACATTTTTGTGTGTGTTTGATATATGTTAGTTGATGTAAAAATTAAACTTTTAATATAACCAAATATATATTTTCGATTTACAAATTCTTCAATTTTCGTAACATAATCTCAAACACAAAAAAACACTAAAATATATTCGGTAACAATATTAAAATATTTTTTTTTTATTTTTCATTTTCTATTTCAACAACTAACATTTATTTTTGTTTTTTACATTTGAGAAATATTATAATTTTAATTATTATATATAATTTAAAATAAATTATAATAATGTTGTGATATTAAAAAGAGTGTATAATTTATGTATTGTATGTAAGTTTAGAAAGTCTAAACTTATTATCAATTAAAGAATCATAAATAAAAACCTAATTTAGTTATTGTTTAATAATATTTGACTGTATATAAATGATGATTTTTATTCACAATAACATAGATCCTTATGTAAAATATTATAGGTTGTACAATATAAAATATACTCCCTTCCCGCTTAACTTAATTGGGATTTTCGATGACAAATTTATCTGTTATACTGTTTTTTTATATAAATTATTGTTGGTTGTGTGTAGTTTAGAAAACCATTTTCTCTTAACTAATTTGATTTTAGAATATATATTGAACGGATAAAAACAACTAAAATTTAAAAAATTTAAAAAATCAATTATACTTAACTATTTAAAATGGATTATTCTGTTAAGTCAATTAAAAGTTCCAGAGAGTATATGGAGGATGAATTTTCTATATTGCTTACTTCACGTTATGCTATTTTTGGAGTTTATGATGGTCACGGAGGAGGCTCGGCGTCAAAATTTTGTCAAAAAAAGATGATACCCTATTTAGTGAAAGCTTTAGAAGAAATTATACAAAAAAAAAATTATGCATGTATTTTAAAACATATCACAAAAGTATTTTCAGATATAGATGCCGAGTTTAAACCTACAAAACATTCTTTTGAAGCTGGAACAACTGCAGTTATTTCTATTATAACAGATAAACTTATTATATTAATTAATTGTGGAGATTCTAGAGGAATATTGTGTGATAACTCCAAAAATATACTGATGTCTACCTTAGATCACAAACCAAATTCTAAATCCGAAAAAATTAGAATAGAGCGGGCGGGAGGAGTTGTTAGTTCGGATAGAATAGATAATATTTTAAATTTATCTAGGGCAATAGGAGATTTTGATTTAAAAAATAATAATAATTTTCCAACACACGAACAAAAAGTTATATCTGTACCAGATGTGTATATAATACTAAGAACAGATGTATATGATGCAAAATTTTTAATATTGGCATCAGATGGTATTTGGGATGCATTTGGTTCACAATATATTTTAAATTTTGTAGACAAACATTATAAACGTAGAGATACATTAGATCAAATCACAGAAAAACTCATCAAAGATTGTGAAGATTCAAAAAAATGTGATGACAACAAGACCATAATACTTGTAGATTTAGAAAAATATTAAGTAATCCTTTTGTATATAAAAGCAATATTCAAATAACATAATACTTGTAGATTTAAAAACACAATAGATTGACAAATTTTATCAAAAAAACATTAAAAATGTTTTTCGTTGGACTAATTATATTATTAATTATTTTAATTATTTATAAAAACTACAAACTAGATGATAAGGACTTCCCACATAAAAAAATTTCAATATTAATAAATTCACTTATTATTTTACTTGTCATTATAACATATTATGGTAATTTAAGCAATGATACAAATAACCTTCCTTTTGAGTTTAAAAAAAAAACTTATGAGTTTGATGAATACGATAAATTATATAGAACAGATGTAGATTATTATAAACGTTTGCGACCATTTGTATATCCTGATGAAATGCACAGAAACACTATTAAACATTGGTTTGATCCCAAAGACTAAAACACTTAAAAAATAATTATATTTTGGGATAGTTTAACATTGGAAGATTATAAATGGGTGGATCTTTCTCTAATACTATGTGTGAAGAGTGCGGAAATGTATTATTTCATGATTCTCAGGATGATTTAAAAGACAGATTATGTTTAAGTTGTCCTCAATCAGTTTGTTGTGTAGATGGATGGTTTGTTCATTTAGAACAAAATTCTAATATCAAAGATGTATTGGATAATAATATAGAATTTTTTAAACTTACAGATAACGCATTTAAAGAAAACCATGAAGACTCATGTTATGAAGACATTATTGCTTTTGTCGAATTTTTGACAAAAAATCAAAAATTTATCCTTAATCAAGATAAACAAAAAATGGTAGACATGTTTTCGATATTTCAAATGGTTAAGGATAATTCTGTGGATAAACTGAAAATTTTAAACTATAACACAAATAATGAAGTATTAATGATGGAAATTAAAGACGCAATGGGCGACAATATATATTAATCTATAATATGTTCAAAGCCTTACTTATTCGTTCCAGTTCTCTAATTCTAGAATTATAAGAATGATCATCTGCCATATATATCCGTTTTGCATTTTCCAAATTAAAATTTCGTTGTGTCATATCATCAGATAATTTATTAACAATTAAACTTTTAACATTTGCATATAAGTAATATAAGTGTTCCTTTCTATCAAAAAAAGGCTCGGGGGAGTGTATATACTCTTGTTTTGCTGTAGGATATTTGGATAAAAAATATCCAATCAACAAAATACTAAAAAGTACAATTAAAACTGTATTTAGCGTAAAGTTGAATTTTTCATTTTTGTGTTCAATGTATCGGTATATTGACAATGATATTATTACAATGCTAAAAATAATAGGAACAAAAATCATAGTAATTTATTAGGTAAAATCTATGTTTTTTTAACAATAACTTTTTTCGTAAAAATTACGAAAAACATACTTTTAAATTCTCAAAGATTTAAATGAATTCATTAAAATTTTTCCAAATGAATAATTGGTTTTTATATCTTCTAAAGTTGCCCTTCCCATGTGTAACATAAACATGGCATCAACAATTTGTGCTAATTTGTTAGTATTTGATATTACAACTATTTTACTAAAATTATTATCTTTAATATAAGAAAACAGTTTAGAGAAGTCATCGTCATTTGAAGACGTTTCATATATTTCTGAACTATAATTATCAAATAACATTTTCTTAATTCCAGAATCTATATTTGAATCTTTTTTGATAATTATACTATTAAAATCTCTTAACTCTTCCAAATTAATTTTGTTGGTTTTTACATATTTAACATTAGATGATATTAATTTGGTTGTCGAAGAATTAAATAATTCAGATGTCCTATCTTCTAATAATTCTAGATCATTCTCATCGTGTTCTTCGGGAAAAATCTGCAAGTTTTCACCAATATCTTGAATTTCTAAATGTTTTTCTTTGAAATTATTATCCTTTTGTCCGGATTTATCGCCATTAGTTTGAATTGTTTCTACTAATATTTTTTTCATATAATCTTTTAAAAACATCAAAATATTGTTTTCTCCGCGAAAAGTTAAATGGTTATTACCACTATCTACTTTCAAAATAGGCAACTCGGTTTCATCTGCATCAACCAATATTTTTCGTGTTTTTTCACAATCGATATCTACTATCTTTAAATTTTCTTTCATGATACTTCTTAAATATTTAAAATGTTCATTATTTAGAAATGAATTTGATGACTCCAACCGAGAACAAACAAAAACAACCAATTCCATATTTATATTATAGTAATCATTAATATTTATTTTTTATAGAAAGATCTATTTTAAATAATTCAAAAATTTTACCAATAAAACTTTTAAGAAAATATAAATGGAACACGTACCTTACATTCCACAGGCCGGTGTATATTATGATCCCGCACCATCACCAGACGGGGGATTTGTCGATGACGGTGATATAGATCAGTACATGCACGAACGTTTGCTGGACGTGAGTAACATAAAGAAAAAATATGGGTTTTCATATCAAACCCATAAAAAATCGGGTGATCATGTTGCGGCAGTTCAAAAATATAGGAAAGCTTATATGAAAGATCCAACTAACAAAAATTTAGAAACGTTTCATAAGGGTTAGATAAAACATTGGAGATAATTGATGAGTCACTCGAACAACGGGAAAAGGATAAACAAGAAATTTATAAAGTTATGCAGAAGAAATTTTCATTAGTGCGTAGTCGTGACATGCAAGTTTTGTGGACCGCCCTTAACAAAGACCCCATAACTCATAAAGCGTTTTACGAAACACTATCGCGTATGTGGTCAATAATAGAAAACTCGAGATATTAAATATTAACACCTGATTTCATAGTAAAAAATGCTTCTAACAGAATTAATTGTTGAATTGTTATGAAATTAAACATGAGATACTTTTAGTATCACATAAATGTATGTGTTTATTATATGGTTATAAAATTTAGTTGGATATTTGTTCATACATTGTTTTGTTTAAACGATTTTTTTGCGTTTTCATTTCGAATGGTATGAATTTCAGACACCAGGTTTCTAACTTGATCTATAGTACTTTTGGTAGATGTTGACACATCATTACACATTTTTAATTCGTGAGATGTTCGTTGTAATTTGCGGTTTAATTCTGCAATTTCTTGAGCTTTAGATATATATCTATCTTTAGGCATATTTATTTTGAATTAAAGACACCCAAAATTAATTTTTTGTATCAATATTCACACGCCCAAATCAATTCTTTGTAATCATTAAAATTAATATTTTAAATATTTCAATTTGGATAATGATTCTAAAAATAAATTTAGTCTAAAATAAGCCCAACGAACAACATACTGTTCGTGTAAAATTTCAAAAAAATTTATTTTACGGTTGTTGTTCGTCTACATCAAACCCAAGACCTGGAACCTACTCAACGCCCAGCTTTTCAGAACGAACAACATGATAAGTTGTGCTCAGATTGAGAAAATACCCACTTTTGTAATAAATATGGAAAGGTGTAAAGATAGGAAAGAAAGGATGGACGTGGTTTTGGATAAAAGCTGTTTCCAATACAGGTTTTTTAAAGCTACAGACAATCCCGTACGACCCTGCAGGGTGTTGGGACTCTCATGAGCGTGTTCTAATGCGAGGAAGTCAAGTTCGAACGAAATGTTTTTTGGTCTTGGAAGACGATGTAACCTTCAATGGTTTACCAAAAAATTTTTGGGACTCAATTTCTGAATTTGAAAATTCAAACATAGATATACTCTATCTTGGAATGGGAGATGAAACAGACACGACTACAGAAAAATCGTCTTCTAATGGCATTCAGAGGATCAAAGGTGCGGTAGGGACTTATGCCATGTTGATCAAAACCGAAAGTGTTTTGGTGGTGAAAGAAGCAATACAACAATACACCCACCAAACGATTGATATCGACTGCGCTTTATCGTTCGCAATGAATGAAAGCTTCATCGAATGTGCTAAAACTTCTCAAAGTATCTTTGCTCACGACTTCATCTTTCCAACCACTATTACTTATTGATGTAATCGAAATAAAACTGGTGGAGGTGTAAATATTTGTCATTAAATTAGATCACTTTTAGTGATCTATAAAATTTACATTCATTTATGGGTGTTTCAGAAGCTTGTCTAATCTTATCACTTGTTTCGAGATCTATTGTTCATAGTTTGGGCCGATTGTTTTATGTCTTCATTTCGAATGGTATGAATTTTAGACACCGGGTTTTTTAACTTGAGCTATAGTACTTTTGGTAGATGTTGTTGACACATCATTACACATATTTAATTTGTGAGATGTTTGGTTGTAGTTTGCGTTTTATTTCTGCAATTTCTTGGGTTTTAGATATATTTATTTTGAATTAAAGACACCCAAAATTAATTTTTGTATCAATATTCACACACCCAAATCAATTCTTTGTTTAAATCTAACATATAATTATTGTTCGGGTAGATTTTATATGAATTAATAAAATATATATCAACAATTGTTTTTTTAAATATACATTTAATGATAAAATTTTAAAATGAATAAAAAAAATGAAATATTAATATTGATTTTTAATAAAATAATACAATGTCAGACACTAACAGTTTAGATAAGTTAATTTTAGATAGTGTCGTTGACAAAAATTCATCGGATTTTAACTTTCAAACGATTGATGGACGAAAAATATTCATAGAAAATATTGGTGAATTCTGGAAAAAGATAGATTTTTCTTTTAAAAATAATAAAAAAGAATTAGAAAATATACATTTATTAGAAAGCCCAAATACGGAATATTCTATATTAAGATTTGATATAGATATATACAGTGAAATAAAATTCGAAAGCCGTTCTTATTCCGTTGTTTTTGTAAAAGCGGTCATTGAATATATTCATTCTCTAATCAGACATTTAGTTGTAACCAAACAATGTTCAAGTGATATGCAAGATAATAATAAATTAATTTCTTGTGTCTTTGGAAAACAAACAATTGATAAAAAGGATGGATTTCATATAATATTTCCTAATTTATTATGTGGTAAGGATTTACAAAATAACTATTTTGTTAGTAAATTAAAAGATAATATTTATCAATTATGGGACGGAAATAAAAATCTTAAAGTAAAAGTCGATAAGGTATCTACCAAACCGTGGGTTATTCATGGCACAAAAAAAACCGACACTTCTTCATTGTATTCTTTAGAAAACGCGTATTCATATAATATACAACAAATAAGTTCAGTGCCATATGATATACCATCATTATATTCAATAAACAGATCAGACTCAAGAACAAAATCTTATCATTTGAACATAAAATCGGTTAATATCAAACAATATGATTCAGACTACACTATAGATAGTGCGTATAATGAAATAGTTCAAGACAAATTATTATATTTGTTGAATGAAGATAGAGTAAACGATTATGATGATTGGCTACAAATAGGCCTAGTTCTATTTAATGTTGGAAATGGCCAAGCCAGATTTTTAGATCTGTGGAAAGACTGGGCTAGAGATTTTGAAGGATTTAGTGAATTTGAGCATTCGAAAAAATGGTCAAGTTTTTCTGTTTTAAATTTGACTATGGGAACATTAAAATATTTGGTTCATTGTGATAATCCAACAAAATATAAAATGTTATTGTATAAAAAAAATTTAATCAAATTAAAAAATCGCTTATTCAAGCTTTATGAAGATGAAGACGAAGAAATTACAGACGAATCCATTATAGAGGTATTAAAAAATAATACGCCACCAAGTAATGTATTTGTTGCTCAAATATTCTATTCACTTTATAAAAATACACTATTGTGGTCGCCCACAAAAAGAAATAGTGGCAAATGGTATAGATTTTTAAAAAATAAATGGGTAGAACATTCACCAGAATTAATTTTACAATTATTGACACAAGAAGTCACCGCATACATATTTAAGTTATTTCGTGATTTGTATGATGAAATGACTTATATTGACAACAAAGATATACCCAATTTTATCAAAGTAAACGTTAAAAATTATCAAAGATCATTGGGAAGCAATTCGTTTTTGACTCAAACAATTAATCAGTCTAAGTCTAATTTTGTAGACGAGAAGTTTGATAAAAAAAAGGATATGAACAAATATTTGATTGGGTGTGAAAATGGTGTCTTAGATTTAAAATCGTTTTGTTTCCGAAAAACAGTACCGGAAGATTATATAACTCTATCAACTGGTTTAATTTACAAGGATTCACCCCCACTATATAACCAACAGAGCTTTATAACCGAGTATTTTGAACAAATGTTTGTTGATAGAGAACAACGTGAAGATTATCTGAATATGATATCTGCTTGTTTGTTGGGTGGAAATTTACAAAAAATAGTATTATTTGCTTATGGGCATACAAATGCGGGAAAATCTCAGATCGTAACATTTTTAAGCAAAGCAATAGGAGATTACACAACTGTATTACCCAAAGAAATTATTTATAATAGGAAACAAACATCTTCGGCAGCTAGACCAGAATTGGTCAAAACACAGGGTAGAAGATTAGCATTTATAAATGAATTACCAGTTAATGAAACATTAAACACGGCATTTATTAAAGAGATAGCAGGAAATGACAAAGTTTTTGTAAGAGATTTATTTTCATCCGGATATGATATTGAAACATTTTTTAAACTATATATATCGTGTAATGATATGCCTCCCTTGCCCAAACACGATTATGCTATGTGGGGTAGAATTAGAATTATAAAATTTGAATCTGTATTTTCAGACAATGCCCCAAAAGATAAGGCAGAACAAATAAAACAAAAAACATTTCCTCGATGTGAAGATTTATCTGAAAAATTTGATGAATGTGCAGCATCTTTATTATACTTGTTGTTTGAAAGATATAAAAAAAATGCCAAAGAATTCCCAAATGGAATACCATGTGATTATATTTTAAAGACAACAGAGGAATTTAAAGAAAGTACAGATCCAATAAATAGATTTATTGCAGAAGAGGTATCCGAAGAAAAGGGCAGTTTTGTTTATTTGGAAGATATGTTCGATAAATGGAAAGAATGGTGGAGATACGAATTTCCTGATCAGAGAATCGTAAAATCGAAAGAAATGTTCAGACTCGAGATTTCACATAGTTTAGGGAAATCCTTTACGAAAGACATACGAAGATTGAAAATGTGTGATACAAAATTAACAAACGTATAATTAAAAATTGGATATATCTCATATATCTATAAATGTGTAATCGAATTACAACCGTACGTCTAGTTGTTTTGATGAAATTTTAATACTTAGTTTACTTAGTAAAGTTTTAAAATATTTCATTTTCTATTTCAACAATGAACATTTTTTTTTAACTTTTACATTTGAGAATATATTAGTCAACAAATTGTTTACTAAAAATCTTTAATTTCTCAAATATAACTCTCGGACATAAAAACACTTAAAAAATATTCGGTTACAATATTAAAAATATTTTTTTTATTTTTCATTTTCTATTTCAACAATGAACATTTTTTTTTAACTTTTACATTCGAGAAATATTATTATTTTAAGTATTTTAAGAAAAATAAATTATACTAATGTTGTGATATAAAAAAGAGTGAATAATATTCGAACACAGAACTTTAACGTGTTAACTTCGTCTCCAATGTCCCAATCCATGTATTTACCGAATATCTTACATTTTAATTTTATTTTTTTAATAAAATTAAAATGGCATCTTTTGATTTTCACTTACAACATTTGTATTCTGATGCTATTACAATTGGAGATCTTAAATTGCCAAATATAGATGGTAATTCTGGAGATATTATTCAAACAAATGGATCTGGTATTTTATCAGTTGTTTCTCCGAATTTTATGGATAGTGTAACGATAACTCCAGTAACAGAAAGTTCTATTCCTGTTTTTGATGGTACATCTGGTAAATTATTAAAAGAAACCTCGGCAGTATTAGATGTATCTGGAAATATGACTGTGTCAAGTTTGATTTCATCAGGATTGACATATCCAACTTTAGACGGTTCAAGCGATCAATATATTGTTACCAATGGGACTGGAACTCTTTCGTTTAAATCTCTTCAAGATCCACAATACATTTTTGGAAAATTGACGACCACTCAATCCACGGATATAGCTTCTGGAGATCATATAAAATTTCATATATTAGAGGATTCGACAGGATCGGATATTGGGTTGGATATTACAACAATTTATACTAATGTTGTAAATGTCGACAGTATAGGTAGAATTTTACTAGTTGCAAATCAAAAATATAAACTAAATGTAAATATTATAGAGTTTTCATTGTTAAACCATGATGGAAATTTCTCTATACAATGGTTTAATGCGGATTTGAATACAGGAATTGGGTCTTCGCATACAATCAACGGCTTTGGAACAACAGGAGATAAATTATATTCTAACGCAATTCTTCGGGCATTTTATACTCCTGTTGTTGATACAAGAATAGAACTTAGAATAATAACCAACAACAACAACCTTACCCAGATAGGAATTGCAGATTTAGATATCGTTAAATTGTAAGTAAAATTTATTTTTTTTTAAACAATATTTAAATGTTATATCAGAATGTTAAAAACACTTTTCTTTGTACATCTTGCCCTTGCATCTACCAATTCTTCAGTAATTGGCGAAAAATCTTTGATTTTTCCTAGCAGAGATGCAGATATTCAAAGAGCACAACGAGAATGTAATTCAATAATCCATAGATGTAATTTTGGATATGATTTCGTTACATCTCTAAACAGTGATGATTTTTTATCGGACATCTATTTAAACACTAACTGTGGATCTTTAGATAGACAAACATTTGATGTGTTTTCTGACAACACCAGAAATATGGTTACATGTAATATACAAAATAATATACGTACAGTTGAATTTACCAGATTCGGAGAATCATTTAAAAGAAATTTGGTAGACTTATGTCTTTCGTATTCAACTAGTGATTATAAACAACAAGATTTAGACTCTCTTATCAACGATTGCGATAGGTATATTGCAGAATAGCAAAATAAATTAACATATAATATATGTTAATAAACAACAGTTTATCCACTTTCCGTATCAAAAGTGACATAAGCTATTCTCTTATATTCGTCGTCGTCGTATTGTATTACATCAATTGTCATTAGTGAATAAAAGTCTAACCCATGACAATAATCCAAATCATGCAATATTTTCATTTTTTTTATAATATCATCTAAATGAAAATTTCCATAAAAATAAACAATTCCGTGTACGTCTTTGACTAATTTTGATAAAAATATATCTTCCTTTTTACTTTGTATATTATTTTTGACCGATTTGTCTGAATTCAAATCCTTATATATATTTGTATGTTGTATATTTTTATCAATTATTCTGTTTGTATATTGACTGGGAATAGCTATACCAGATAGTGTAATATTTTTATTATTCAGAATGAATTTTTTTACAAATGATTCAACATCTTCGTAATACCTGTCTCCTTCATCCCTATCCTCATATTCGTCTAAATCTAGAAAATTATTGTTAAAGTGTAATAGTTTTTCTATTCCCACATTAAAATCTCCTGTATATTTGTCTTCTAAATGTATCAATTTGTTTTCATACATATTTTTTATATCGCCAACAATTTTTTTAAATTCAGGATTTTTTATTAAAACGTCCATTATTAAACTATATTTGTATTTATTTAAAATAATTTTTTTTTCAAAAAATTGTATTTTATCAGATTAAAACATATTATCCGCCAATGCAAGGAATGGTGCAATGTAAGCTGCAGAAAAACACCAAACACTACCAAATTCTTTTTCGGAATTTATGTTAGCATATGCATACAATACAGTTCCTGCATAGCTCAACGTCATCATTATTTTATATTTTGTAGGCGAATATATTAATGTGGACAATATAATTAAAAGTGCTGTACCTAAATACCATATTTGACAAAAGGGCCACACTATTCTCTTACCATTTTCTGGTATCTCTGTTTGCCCCAAAATAGTGTTATCATAAGCCAATGTTAACACTAATATGTATGATAATACACCAAATATTAATGGGATGTAATCGCCAGTCGTTAGATAAATTCCTAATCCAAAAGCGGTCGCATGGAATGGTAATGCATATTTGCCTATAGCTGTTCCTATTTTATTTTCTATACTATCATATGAATGAGACCAAATCATAAATTCATATAACTGCATAAGGGTAAACGCATAAACAAATAATTTTAACGGTAAATACTTTATAAAAATAGCAGAAATTAATCCGATTATGAAAGTTGCCGCCGAACTTCTGGTGTCATAACACATTTTTAATATTCAAATTATATGTTTTGGTTTGATATAATTTTTAAATATGTTTATGTGTTTATTATTATTTTGTCGAAACAAAACACCCCATTGTTTTTTTAATTGTATAGATGATATATTATATATTTATTATAAAATTTATTTATAGACAAATTATTTTGTAGATAAAATATACAATGTGTGACCATGAACCTTTCAATGCAATGTTAGAAAAAGTCAATTCTTCAAAATTTAAATGTCGACGCTCCAATTGTCTTCATAACAATTATCAATTAGCTTATGATTTAGCAACAAACCAAACAGATCAAAAGGTTTTATCGAAAACAATCAAATGTAATATAACTAACGAAAATACTAAAAGAAAAAATGAATTTATAAAAAGTTTATTTAGCGAAAAATCGTAGATTTTTCCTGGCGAAAAATCGTAGATTTTTCCCCGAAACACCATCTTAATATTAAAAAAAATTTAAATAATTATAACCACATTATTAGTTTAATTGTATAACGAAGATGAAATATATTTACGCCACCAATCTTGATCTAACGTGTCTATCGTGGTCCGAATATGAAAATCTAAAAATACTAATTGACAAAGAATTCGAAAAGGTGTTACTATCTGGCGATGGGTGGGTTCCGTCTATGGAACAATGCGCATATGACTCCAATGGTGATGTTTTCGTAAAAACCAAAGATAAAACTACAGCAGTGTGGCTCCAAGAAGCAGTTTTTCCGAAAATAATTTTTCTCGAAAGACACATACTTTTTAAAAAAAGAAGATCAGGATTCGTCTACAAGGATATACACGAATTTTTCACTAATTTAACCAACACATCCAATTTGCCTTTGAATACATACAAGAAATATGTTGAACACGAATTATCTGAAAAATTGCGAATCGTTGATCCAGAGGTGATTACACACAAAAATGGTAATTCTGTTGTAATTTTTATATGGTTGAACAGAAAAGAGCAAAAAATATTCAAAGAATATCAATGCGAAGTAAATGTGTTCTCACATGGATCTGTTAAATTCGATGAAGTCGAATAATGATTGTTGGTGAAAAATCTACGATTTTTCCCACATAAAAATCTAAATTCTAACAATAATACAAAAATTTTGTATTAAATAATTTATTTTTGATTAACATAAAATAAACACATATAAGAATCATGTCAACCATCAAATTTGAAGCAAAACTAGAGCATGCATCTTCTGGGTTAAATTTATTTTCCGAAAATATAGATCATGAGTATCTACTAAAATTAAGCTCAAAAGTTGATTATGAAACATTTCCTTGGTTAAAACGTGTTAAAGATGAAGAAGTTAATTTTATATTCATATTGGACAATAGTGGATCTATGAGAGATAGACCTTGGAACAGGTTCAAGATGCTTTAATTACAATTTCATCTCTTATTCAAAAGGATAAAAGTAAGAAGATTTGTGTAAAAGTTATGATATACAATCAATTTGCAGAATTTATACATTTGGATCAACCGTTAGAAGATTTAAAACCAAAGATTAAAGATATTCGTGCCGGAGGATCTACAAATTTTGTAGATGTGTTTAAAAAACTTTCAGTTTTCTTACACGAAACACCTCTGTCTGAGAGGAAAAAAACTTTTGTATTTTTTATGACAGATGGACAAGACACATTTAATAAGCCATCCGAGATAATGGAAAGCACTGAAAAATTGCAAGATGCTATCAAACAATATACCCAAGATGTTATTATAAACGTTTTGGGGTTTTCTGAAGACCACGATAGAAAATTTTTAGAAAAATTAACATCTATAGGAACAATGGATGGAAGTTATAATTTTATAGATGTTAGTGATGATGTTAATTTGGAGAATAGAATGATAGATCTTTTAGATTCCACAATTTATACAATTGGAAAACTATTATACTTAAAAATCAAAATAAATTCACCAAACTTATTTTTATCTGATTGGTTTGGCGAACGAGACGACGACATTGTTATTCCGGCTTTTTTAAGTTTAAATGAAGAAGATATTACAATCCAAACCAATAAATTTGTTTATTTACCTAATGGTGTAGATGATTTATTGTTTACAGATATTAATCTTTTTGAAAAGTTAAATGATTCTAATCCTTTAAATTATAAAGTTGATGATATATCTACCGTAAAATTGGTGGACATAGATAAAGAACACCTATTTCTTAGAAAACTTAAAACGGGGCTGAATATGATAACATATAAATTGTCAAAAACAGACAACAAGGAAAATATCGATAAAAATATAAAAATAATGTTTGAAAAGATTAAAATTCTAAACGAAAAACATACAGAAATACATAAAATTAATTTGAGATTTTTTGCAATATTTATAAAGTCAAACAAAGATGCAATACAAGAGATTAAAGACTGTGTAAATAAAGGAATTAAAATTTGTGACAGAGTATTTAATGATTTAAAATATAAAAATAAAAAATTATCCCGAATGACAACTACAGGTTCACACTCTAGTTTTACAAGTTGTTCATCAACAGTGTACAATCAACGTGCAAAAAAGATATTTACCGATGAAACTTCTACATCAAGTCGTAATCAAAAGTTTGCTGATTAAACATGTTTATAAAAATTACATATTAATGATATGTAAAAAATTATATTTTTACTAATAGATTAAAGAAATAAAGATGTTTATAAAATCATTTTCATGGTCCAAACTTAATAATCCACTTAGGTTTATAATTAACGGAATCGATGAAAATAACAAAAAAGTTAGAATATTCGTGAATGATTTTGTCAACCATATTTATTTAAAGATTAATGATGAAGATTGGTCTAACGACAAAGATATCCAAAAAGATATTCGAGAAAAAATAATAAATCATTTGGTAGACAAAGGAGTTGATGTTGTAAAGGCTGTAACATGTAAAAGAAGAACATTTTACGGTCATATCGATACTCATTGTATTAAAGTTTATATTAAAACATCTGTTTATAAACTAGATAATCTTAAAAATAAACCAATTCCATACATTGTCGTTAATGGTGACATAGACGAAAGGGTAAAATTGGCCACAGAACGAAATTTAAAGTTTTGCGATTGGATAGAAATATCAGATAATGATATCAAACAAATAAATAATGAGTTTATTCAAGTGTCTTATAAAAATTTACACTATCCTGAAGATGAAGATTTTGAGAAATTAAATGCTATAACTCCAAGATATACACATTTTTATTTTGACATAGAGTGTGAAAGTTTAGGAAATGAAGAAGACGAATACGAAGAAGACTATAATGAAGTGTATGATGATAACAAAAGTAATGATAACATAATAATGATTTCTTGTATAGTTTATGATACAAATAAAAAATTAACAAATTATCTGTTAACTAGTTATGAAGTTGACGAAAAATATATATTAGACGAAACAAATATTAATAATGTTGTTATAGTTAAATGTATGAGTGAAAAAGATTTAATGTATAATTTTTTTGAACTGTTAAACGACATTGATCCAGATATTGTTTCGGGATATAATATTTTAGAGTTTGACTGGGATAAAATCTTATCTGTTACTCAAAAATATAATATTTCAGAAAGCATTTATAAAAAAATGTTTAATAAGATCTATGGTAGTATTGGAAGTTGTTACAATAGAGTCGTTCAAAAAACTTGGGCAAGTAATGCTTTTTCTACTAAAACATTTCATTATATGGAGCGTATTGGAAGTAATAATTTAGACATTATTCAATATGTAAAACGAAATTATAATCTGCCATCTTATTCCTTAAAAAACGTAACAAAAAAATATTTAGATGAAAAATGGTCAAAATTGGATGTCGATTATAAAGTTATAAAATTAATATCTATGTTGTGTAGAGAAAGTAATCTATCAAAGAGTTTAGAAGAATTTAAACTAGTATATCAAAAAATTAAACCATATACATATTTTGACATTATAAACGATGTATACAATGAATTTGAGTTATGCCAAACATTGGCTGATGTAAAACATGCATTGATAAAACCTTGTTCAATAATAGGTAAATATTGTATAGTTGATAGTTTATTGTGTTTTCATCTGAATAATGTTTTACAAATAAATTTAGCTTGTGAAGAAATTTCAAACGTTTCAAATATTCCATTAGAAGACGTTATTGTTAGAGGAACTATGCATAGAACATTGTGTTTATTGTATAAATCTTGTGAAAAACGAAATATTATTTTGGACAGGCCATTAGGTAAGTTTGAAAAACATAATTCGGATTTAAAAGGTGCAATTAGTGGTGCATTAGTTTTAGAGCCAGATGTTGGATATTGGAATGGTGTAGTTACTTTAGATTTCGCATCCCTATACCCAAACATCATCATCAATTATAATTTATGCGCTACGACTTTAAGATTCGAGCCTTCAAAGACAACCAGAGAAATAATTTGTGCAAACGGAGATACATACTATTTTGAACAATCTTTTGAAGGAATTTTACCACAAATCATGAAACAGATGTTGAGCAAACGAAAAGAGGTTAAAACAAGAATGAAAAATACAGACAAAAATACATTTCTGTATTCATTGTTGGATTGTAGACAACTAGCATTAAAAGTTACAGCTAATTCCGGTTACGGATTTACTGCTGCAATTAATGGGTCTAGAGCTATTGCTCCCGTTGCTATATGTACGACTTCTAAAGGTAGAGATTTATTGAATATTGTTAAAGATATTTTGACTCAAAAGGGAGGACGTGTAATTTATGGAGATACCGATAGCAACTTAGTTATAATGCCTATCGAAAAACCATTGGAATCTTTCAATTCAGAATTATGTGTGGAAAGTATGCTAGCGCATGATCCAGAACTATTTGAACAAGTGACACCTAAAATTGTTACTTTAAAACAGGACGACCAAGACAATGTACTAACTGAAAAATATGGAATAAATGTTATAGCTAAAAAAGGAGATGCATTGAACATATCCGCGATTACCGAAAAACAAATTGAAGAAAAATCGATTAAAATGGCTAAATATATAACAGACGAAATCAATAGAACAAATAATACTGATTTTGACTTGGAATATGAGTCGGTATATGAGCACTATATTCTGTTTAAAAAGAAACATTATATCGGCAGATCATATGCCAACAAAAAAGGTACAACCAAAACAACCCAAAAGGGAGTTTTACCGGTAAAACGTTTATACAGCGTAACAGAAAAAAACATATATAACAATACTATAACTGCGTTCTTTGAACGGAAAAATATATTGGATGTCTACTCTGAACAATGTATAGGTATATTTACTAAAACAAATATAAACAATTACATAAATACAATCATGTTTAAAACGTTAAAAGATTATGCAGATAAAAAATTAACAAATATTTATATAGATAAGGATAAGAAAAACTTTACAACAATAAAAGAAATAGATGATAGGTTTGTTTTTAGTAGGCGTCCGGTTAATGTGGCTATTGCACTACAGATGATCGCTCGAAATGACATTCCACCTAGATACGATAGGTTGGAATATGTTTTTTACGAATCTAAATTTGGACACTACAATAAATCGGATAAAAAAGGAGACTTTTGTATAGATTATGAATATTTTTACAGAAATTCGCAAACATTGTATATCAAAAAAATAGAATATCTTAAAAGATTAACAAATTCCATAAATAACGTTGTAGAATTGTGTCATCAAAAAACACATAAACTAAAATTATATCATATATGCACTACACTAGCTAAGTTTTTTGGTATACGTGTTCCTGATATAGACCAATGTATAAAATTAACCGAAACAATACCCAGTGTGGTTGATAAACAATGTGGGTGTAATGATGTTGATTGTCAATGTAATTGTAGTAATCCTGATGTATGCGAATGTAAATGCGATTGTAATTATGATCAAATGGATTGCTTAGGAAGAAAAATAAAATTAAAAAAAAAACAATTAGATAAGGAAAATAGAAAAATATTGGTAGAAGAATTGAATCTTAATATTTCAAATTTGGACGACGAAAACTTTAGAACACTATTTCCATCAGAATTAATAGTAACTAAAGTTAAACCAAACACATTTATTGCAAAAATTAGATCTAAATCATTAGATTATTTAAGACAAACCCACGTTGACAGCGATATAACTACATTGTGCTCGTCAATCAATTCATATTTTGTTATGGAAAATATATTTAGTGGTCCACTTAGAATGTTTACTTGTTTATTACAAAATGATGGCGAAAAATCTTTGATTTTTCATGATAAATATTACAATAAACAGTGTTACAGCAGAGCATTAAACCCATTGAAAGAACACAAATGTGGCGAAAAATCTTCGATTTTTCCTGATAATAAGGAGTGTATTTTGTTTAATAATTGTTTATGTAAACTAAGTAATATCGAATGTAAAAATAACGAAACGTGTATAAAACCCGTAACCCAAATTGCAAAAAAAATAAAAAATATAGTAGATGGATTAGAGTTAGCGCATTGCAAAAAAGTCTATAAAAATAATGTGGCAAAAGAATACCAAAGATATTATAGTAATCATTATTTGAAAAAATCGATTACTAAAAGCTCTCAAAACGTATTGTTTTTTGCAAAAAAAAGATCTACATCTAAGCTAACTGAAGCAGATAAAATAATAGATTATATAATAAATAAAAATAGTTTTGTTAATCAATTGAAATATATGTAATAATTTACTAAATAATGATATAATATATCATTAACAAATTAAAATTTACCCCATTTCCGCATCAACTATATGTATGAACAATTTATCTGATTTATTATTAAAAGATGGGATTGGTGGTGATTAATGATAATGTTGGAACCGGGAAAACAGTGTCTATATTATTGTGGATCATTCATCAGAAACTACAAAATAAACTTTATAAAACCAAAGTATTCGTTTCTAAGAACATAATATTTCAATGGGAAGAAGATTTACTCAAATTTTTTAAAAATTTATTAAGTTACACACTAATATTCGACCCAAAAAATGAAGAAGATCTAGACAAATAATTCTTCAAGGTTCTTAATCATTATTGAATATTCCTTATTTCTCTGTAATGATGTACTCAATAGTTTTAAAAGACAGTAATATGGATAATGATTATTCTGGTCTAAGACTCGAAAATACCACAGATATCTTATTTCTGGATACACCAGATGATATAGTCGAAAAACAAATTATTGGGGGGCTTTAAGAGAGGGAAGAAAACAAGGTTTACGGTTAAATTTACACTATTTAACATGCATATAAGAGATTTGGGTGTATTTTTTTTTGAAAATTATAAAATTTTCAAGTTTTTTTAAATTAACAATAAAGGAAATTAATTTTGATATTTTACACATTTATTTCTATAACAATGAATTTTTTTACGTTAACAAAAATAAATTATTAATAATAAGACATTTATTTATAAATTCAAATAAGCGTCTATATACCATTAACTTATCCATTAAAGTATTTTCTCAAATAAATATGAAAATAAAAAGTTTAGAACCAATGAACGTATATTCGAATCATGAAAAAAAAATAACAGATTATACGTCAGATATTGGCTCAGAAACAGATTCGGGTACAGATTCTGTCGACGAAATTAACAGTTCAGATGATAATGCAGAATCTACAGAAGAATTAGATACTTCCGAAGAAACATATAACGAAGGCAGCTCAAATAAACTAGAATGTGTTCAGGAAAAATCGAAGATTTTTAACCACCAATACGATAAGACTGATAAAACAGAAAACTTAGAAGATATGTTAGATAAATACAGCAATACTTTGTCTGTTCAAGAATTAAATAATATGCTCATAGAGGGAACAATACGACGTATTGTCAAATATAGTAAAATTCAAAGAATAAGTAGTTTGGCTGTAAAAGAGTTGTGTAAACTTTATAATGATAAAATATTAAAATTAATCCAATTGTTAAAACCTAATAATAACGTAGTAAAAAAGGATAATTTGGTATTTTTTCCTCCCTTGGATAAAGAAAAGACTAAAACAAAACGATATACTTTGTCAGATGACGACAGTGATACCGAAGAAAAGAAAGATACCATAATTATATTTTGTAGCCCTAAACGGTTTAGACACATAGTAAATACCAATGTGTCATATAGGTGGAACCCATCAGTTTTATTATATATACAATATTATGTGGAATTGTTCATTATTTGGATGATTCAAAATGCAGAAATAACCAGATCTCTATACAACAAAAAAACTTTAGACTCGCAAACAATTTTATATGCTCTAAAAATTGTTAGTTAGCCAAATAAATATTCAAATTTTTCCAATTTTTTCAATATTATTACAATAGTTAAACTATTGTAAAATTAAGTTATACTATATCTCTTTAAATTCGCATACCTATTTGGCTATACTTTTTTTAGTATAGCCTTATCTTTAAGTACAATTATAGTTTTGTCTTTTTTGATATTTTTTATTTCTGTTTCGTAATAATTTTTTTTTGGCACATTTGCTATAAGATGAAAAATATCTTTAGGTATGGGATATAATACTCCAACCTTATTTGGATCGGGATTATCTGCTATATTTTTAAACATTTTATTCTTATTTTAACGTGCAAATTAAAAAATTTTTAACTGGTTTGAAGGTGCCCATTCCAAATTATTTATGTGATTGTTTGGTCTATCTGAATCTTTACGATTAACTTTTTTTTGAATTATCCGGGTTCGGTATAATATATTTTTATGTTCGAGAAATATTAGTCAACAAATTGTTTACTAAAAATCTTTAATTTCTCAAACATAAAAACACTTAAAAAATATTCGGTTACAATATTAAAAATATTTTTTTTATTTTTTCATTTTCTATTTCAACAATGAACATTTATTTTTGTTTTTTACATTTGAGAAATAATAATATTATAAGTATCATATATAATTTAAAATAAATTATAATAATGTTGTAATATAAAAAAAGAGTGTACAGTTTGTGTATTATATGTAAATTTAGACTTTCTAAACTTATTATCAATTAAATAATCATAAATAAAAACTTAATTAAGTTATTGTTTGGTAGTATACAATTACATATAAATAAAGTTATTTATTCGCGATTGTATAGATCCTTGTGTAAAATATTATAGCTTGTATGATGTATAAAATATGCCATTCCTGCTTAACTTAATTGAGTTTTTTGGTGATAAAATTATCTGTTATAGAGTTTCTTAGACAAATTATTAACAATCGTGTGTGATTTTAAAAACCCGTTTCGCTTAACCAATTTGATTTTATGCGTAAAAATTTTCTACAGTGTCAGTGATAAAAAACAAACTCTACGAATTCTATACATTTTATTTTTAGTGTGAACGGATACAAATCCTTGGATATCTGGATTTTGTGGGGCAATGTTTCCTTGAAAATTTTCAATTCTACCATAATTTGAAATTTCACGTTTATTGGCATTTATATGGGTCAGACATCTCCATACTTCTTCCATGTTTTAGATACAAATCTCAATAAACAAATATAAATTTATTGTATTTGTTAAAATTTAAATTTCGATTATTAATTATTAATTATAAATATGGATATCAAAAAAACAATTGAAACTATAAGAGATACTCCTACAAATTTTCCACCAATTTCTTTGTACGATTTACCAAGTACATTGGATTATGATTGCAGATTAAATAATACAAGCCAAAAGGTGGCTTTGCATAAGGGTCAACGAAAACTATTCAATGCTTTAATGTATTTCTTAACAAGATATACAAACCCAAACACAAGTTATACTCTATTATATATTGGTGCGGGATCTGGAGGAACCAACATAAGACCCGTTTCATTGTTGTTTTCTAATATTAAGTTTATATTGTATGATAGCGAACCTATACGAATTAAACAAAGCAATAACATTAAAATGGTTAATTCTTTGTTCACACAAAATCACATAGAACAATATAAAAACATAAAAAATCTTTTAATTTTTAGTGATATACGAAATATTAATCCTAGAACAAAAACGGTCACAGAGACTAATGTTAGAAAAGATTTAACTTTACAACAAGATATTATAAAAAAAACAAATCCAGCCGCTTGGTGTGTAAAATTTAGAGTTCCATATGTTACAGCAAGTAATGAAAAAACCAAACAATATATATATTTGGATGGAGATCCAATTTTACAATGTTATGCTAAAATTGGATCTGGGGAAACAAGGTTAATGTCGGATAAAATAGAAGACAAAAAATGGACATTAAAAGATTATGAAAATAGAATGTTTTTTTTAAATATAGTTCTTAGGGAATGGCAGTATTATAAAAATACATCTGAAGACGTTAAAGATGGAGATCACTGTTTTGATTGTTCTTTGGAAGAATTCTTTTGTGGAGAATTTATAGAAAAATACGGATCTATGTCTGGAAAATTTGAAACCGTTGCAGAAATGAGAAATTGGATCTCCAAGCAGGATGGAACTTTGTCATTATACAACGAAGCCGGATATTATATTGATTCGAAAAAACAAAAAAAATATTGGAATGTAGAGCACAAAACAACAGAATATAGTTACAAAAAAACGGACAAACATGGGGATTTACCATATAAACGAGATGTTAAAACATATCTGAAATATGCAGATATAAAAGAAATAACGTTAGAGAATATTTTAAAATATAGTGATATAAATGAAAAATATACACCAGAGTTAAAAAAAATAATCAAAGCAGAAGAAGATCTGTTAAAACAATCGATAACGCATAAATCTATGGGAGATACAAATTACGAAGAAATGGAATTTGTGGGGGACGGCCTTTTGGATTTGTATATTAAAGAATTTGTGAGTGAATATTATAGTGGTGAAGTTGCGGCCAAAAGTAGCATATCTACAATGTTTTCTTCTGGAGAACAAGCAACAGAAATTTTTTCTAAAAAATTGTCAATAAAAGAAATATTATGTGCACACATAGAAGAGGACGAAGAAAAAATATTAGAAGATGCATTTGAGGCATATTTATATGCTCTTAAGAAAATACTAGATAAATGTTTTAATGATGCAACTGGATATTTATTGTGTAAACACATTATGTATTCGCTTCTTAAACCAGTGGATATATCTGGAATATACAAACACAAAGTGTTCCCTCCCAAAACAAGATTAAAAGAATTGTTTGATGAACAACAATCGCTAAATAAAAATACAGAAACAAATTATTGGAATTTCAACAATACGTATAAAATTTACGATGCTAAAGGCGATATAATTAGATCGAAAGAATTAAAAGAATGGGACAAAACTCAGTTAACTATAAGATTAGATTTTCCCGAAAGATTTATGATTTCTGTGCCAAGTTACACAGAAACAGGCCCCCAAAAACAGGTAGAAATGAATGCTTGTTTGGCCTTTTTGGAATTCTTTAGTAATCGGGGTTATGTGTTAAAACCCAAAGAGAAATATTTTTATAATAGAGTTAAATAGACACTCGATAAAATTTAATATGTTGTGTTTATGTTGTGTTTATGTTGTGGGGATCATTTGCAAAAAATAAAGATGTATTAATTGATGCGAATAAACATTATTTATTAAAAAGTGTTCATCCTTCTCCCATATAGTGCAAAACATGGATTTTTGATTGTGATCATTTTAATAAATGTAATGAAATTTTGATAAAACATGAATTGATCCCAATTTGGATTAAATTTTATAATAACTATAATTTTATGATATAAAATTATTTTAAATACAGATTTCTATTCTTCATTCCTACAATTTGTATTTATTTCATCACAGATAGTTTGAATTATATCATCACATAAAATTGAAGCCGAGTTTATTTTTTCTGTTTGCTCTTGTGTCAATGAAAAATATAACTGTGCATTTCTTAGTTTTATATATTCTTTCCATTCCAACAAACGAGTATAAAACAGTTTGGTATCTACATCAAAATCTTTAGAATCATACTCTACCTTTTCGATTTTAAGATTTTTTATCTCTTCGTCTGTTAAATTTTCATATGAAATATTTTTATAATAAACATTATTGTCTTTATCTTTAAATTTGAAATTTTTATAACAAAATGAATTTTTTTTTAAAATCTGAAGACTATGGTATACAGGCAGTAAATTCCACTGATCATCTATACCATATCGACCTATAGTTTTAAAATTTTCTCGAATTCCAAATATATGATCACCCCTGCATACAGATTTATTTGTAAAAATACATTTCTTTTGGTTTTCTATATCAAAAATTTTATTTTTTTTAATTTTATCTGCTTTAGTAAATTTAGGATTTAAATTTTTCCCAATACATTTAATTGATTCGTATGCCAAAGTTCCATTTCTTTTACAAATATTGACAGTATTTGTGCATGGTATATTGTTATCCTCTTTTGGAATGTTGCCTATTTTGATATAAATAAAATTATCATTTGATTTATATATTTTTCTTTCTAAATTATTTTCAGACAAATATTGGAATAATTGTTTGCATAAAATTTCAAACTTCATATTTCACACAATAATTTATAAATTTATGTAAAAATTTTTTAAATTTTAGTTAAATCTTTATCTTATAACATCAATAGACATGAGAGATCTGTATATTAATGCGTCTAAAGTTGCCGATGCTATTGGTGTGTCTCATTTTAAAACAAAGGATGAAATATATTGTGCAAAAAAAAATACAAATGAGTTTCCGGATATACAAATAGACTTAAGTATAAGTGATCAGATTAGACAAGCTTCTGAAACACCTTCCATAAATGAATGCAATAGTATCGAAAAAACATTAATTGCAGAAGCCATACAAAAAATGCCAGATGTAAAAACTAACCGCATAGAAGAATTTGTAAAAAAAACAATCAGTGTTGACAGAGGTATGATAAATGAATCAAAAATTATAGAAGAACTCAGAGAAACAAAAAAATTAGCTATAAAAACTAACAACAAATTATACTATTTAAATTTTGAGTTTAAAGAAGCAAATTTAAAAATTGGAGGAAAAATAGATGGTCTCGATAAAACGAACAATAAAATTTTAGAAGTAAAAACACGAAGACATAAATTTTTGGGGATCAGAGATTATGAAGAAATTCAATTGGAAATTTATATGAAAATGTTAAATTTATCAAAAGCAACCCTAGTAGAAAGGTATGAACAAGAAGAAAGGATACACGAGTATGAACATAATCCAACACTATACGACAAAATTGTATTGGGATTACAGGATTATGTTGAATATGTGTGTCAAAAATATCCACAATTGGATTGAAATTGTTGCTAAAAATGGATATTTATAACGCCATAGTTTTAATCACAAATATTTAACTATTTATAAATTACAGATATAAAATATATCTGTTTTAAATTGGTATTTAATCCGATTCAGTATCAAATGAAATACATCATTTTTTTAAAAATTTTATCCGTCAGATCTGTTGCCATATTCGTCGTCATCTGAGTCTACACAATAACTACACGACCAATTATAACACAATACAAGTTTGCAATTTGAAGGCAAATCTCCTAAATCGATTTCTCCATTTGTATAATTAGTAGAACTAAACGTAGTAAGAATTTCTTCGTTGAATATTATATGAATTACAACTTCTAAACACATTGTAATTTATTATATTACGTTTAAAGTTACTCACAAATAAATTTTATGTTATGAAAAATTTATTTAATACATCTTCAAATATAATATAATATATAATGCCGAAAATAATAATTGTAGAGGGAACTATAGGAAGCGGAAAAAGTACTTTTATTGAAGAATTATCAAAAAAATTACCAAACACATTAACAATTTATGAAAACATTTTTGAATGGGAAAACGTTAACATTGATGGTGAAATGTATAATTTTTTAGAAGATTTTTATAATGGAAATATTTCAAAAGATATGTTTCAATATTTTATTAACATAAACAGATTAAACTATATTATGAAAATTAGAAAAGAATTTGATAAATATGAATATATAATATTAGAACGATCATTACATTCTACATATTATGCCTTTTGTAAAACAATTGAAAATTTTGATGCTTTCTCAAAACAAAGTCTACATATTATAAGACAAACATTATTATTATCCGAGAGTTATTTAGATAAATTTACTCATCCAGATTATATTGTATATTTAAATATATCTTCAAAAAATGCATACGATAGAATACTTAGTAGAAATAGAAAATCCGAAAAACTTATAGCATACGATTATTTAGAAAAATTAACAGATAACTATAATGAGTGGGCCAAACAAAAATTTGACCCAATCAAACCAAAAAATACACCTATCAGTGTAGACTCATCTCTCGAGCTAGACAAATATGTTAAAGAAGTTTTGAATATTATTACATAAAAATTGTTTAACAAAAATTTTATCATATTAACAATTAAAAAATTTTTTTCGGATACGAATAATAAAATATAAAATGTTTAATACGGTATATCTAATCTTATTTTTTTCCATTGTCTGTCTCAAGTTGCCAATAGAAATTATATATTGATATAAAACATAGATATAAATGTTTAGATAAAAATTATCTAAAATATATGAATATAATAGTTGATATCACCCAAATTGTATTGTGGGACAAAATTTTGATTTCTGAATATTCCAAAATTTGAAATTTCATATTCGCAACTTTTCCTAACATACTTACTCTCTATTCGATCTGTCCAACTTAAGTTTGTTACATGATTGTCAAATTTGTTTCCGTTTTTATGAAAAACAAATTTTAGATTATCTGGGTTTGGTAAAAATTGTGATGCAACTTAATCTATGATTATAATATTTTTTATAATTTATATTTACACAACCATTTGAACTTGATAAAATTTTTGAATGTTTATTTCTTTCTCTCCCGAACGTTGATATCGAATATGTTGGCTGATTTATACTAGTTAAACATTCCCATATTTCAAACGTCATTTTGAATATTCGCAAACTAATTTAAAAAATAAAATTTCTTATAATATACATTAAGAAACAATGAATATAAATGGAAGAACATATATTGGTGTGTGATGTTGGTGTTAAAAATTTCTGTTATACTGTTTTTAAACAAAATCAGTTAATCGAATTTGATATATTGGCTATTACCGACAAAAAACTTTTAGATTTATTTGTTAATTTACATAAACAATACAATTTTAAATATATAGGATGCGAAAAACAGCACAACAGAAATCCAAAATGCATACGATATAGTCATTATATTATAGCGTTTTCTATTTTAAACAAAATACAATATAGAATGATAAATCCAAGAAACAAATTTACAGTATTAAGCGTAGACAAAGAGGACATTACAACATATTATCAAAGAAAAAAATTAGCGACATTATTGGGACAAGAAAATTTAAAAAAATTTTCATTTAGTGATGAAATACAAAAGCAAATAAATCAGCTTACCAAAACTGATGATTTTTATGATTGTTTATTGATGTACTTAACGACTTTTATTACCCCCACGAAACCAGAGAATACAAAAGAAGAGACCGGACTATTAGAAAACGAAAAACACACAAGGATATTTAAGTTTGTGTAAATAAAAATTAATAAACAATTATAATATGGAAGTGAAATTTTTAGCAGACGATATATACAATGATTATCTTAATGCCTATAAATTAGTAAAATATTACTATAATTTTGTAGAAAACGAATATTGTTTACAATGTCAAAAAAAAGCACTCTATTATATACCAGTAAATATTGGAAAGGAGAGAAAAATTTTTGTACAAGGAAAATGCTGTTCGTTGAAATGCATTTTGCGTTTTTTGTTGTTCACAGAAGATGTAACCTATGTTCACTCTAACCAAATAATTTTTGGATACATTATTCCGTTTATATTAAACGTTGAAGATTTTAATGAAAATTTTGGAGATTCTGATGAAAAAATTGAAAAAATTGAAAAAATTGAAAAAGTTGGAAAAATTTAAAAATTTATAAAATAAATGAAATTTAATCAATAATGTGTGATAGACCCAACTCGCGAGTTGGTAATCTTGAATCACAAAAAAATATAAATAGATATAAAGAAATAGAAAATAAAGAGTTATCATCTAAAAAAATAAACATAGCAACAAAAAACGAAGATGTTCCTAAGTGGGTGAGAAAACAAACTGAAAAATTTTTAAGAAATTTGGAAATAGAAAAAAATAATTTTAAAATGTATAAAGGAACAGAAAATATAGAGTTATCATCTAAAAAAATAAACATAGCAACAAAAAACGAAGATGTTCCTAAGGCTCAGCCATCAGCACCAAACGTGATGTGTGTAGCGATTCGAAAAATACAGTATGTAGTGGTGCAGATAGCTGAGAGATTTACCGACTTGGATTGGATCTGTCGTTCAGTGGACGGAGGCTCTAAGTGGACAGTATGTATTGGTGCAGATAGCTGATAGATTTACCGACTTGGATTGGATCTGTCGTTCAGTGGACGGAGGCTCTAAGTGGGTGTGAAAACAAACTGAAAAAGATTTAAGAAATTTGGAAATGGAAAAAAATAATTTTAAAATGTATAAAGAAATAGAAAATAAAGAGTTATCATCTAAAAAAATAAACATAGCAACAAAAAACGAAGATGTTCCTAAGTGGGTGAGAAAACAAACTGAAAAATTTTTAAGAAATTTGGAAATAGAAAAAAATAATTTTAAAATGTATAATTCAATTTAAAATTATATTTAATATTGTATAAATTATACAATATTTAAGATTAATAAAAATCTTCATCTGATGTGATATAATCTATCGTTTCATCATCATCAGTTTTATATTTTTTATCTAAATCTTCTGTTAATGAAGTATCATAAAAAATTTTATCATCTTTTTTGATATGATAAAACATTTCATTATCATCCAAATTGGAATCATTAACTTGTGTTACATTAGATCTGTCATTATTATCCATATTTCTTTTAGCCACTGAGTGTTTTGTTTTTTTTGTTTTTTTGGTTTTCTTTTGAATATTACTGTTTTCTTTATCTCTAACAGTGGTCTCTTCGTCTCCGCTGGTTCTATCTTCATTTTCGTCATTTTTATTTATTCCATGTTCGTCTTTAACCTTCATATCAATATTTTCTTCCCCATCTTGATTTTTTGTTTGTGGTTTGATTTTATCTTCACTTGTGATAACTTCTTTTTCTTCATTATCTTTAAGATCTACATGTTTATCAGAATCGTCGGATTGTTTGGAAATCTCAGAAGTCTCCTCTTCTTTTGTTATCAATTTTTCATCTGGGTGTTTTTTCGTTTCAAAAGGTATAATTTCTTTGGACTGTTGGGTGTTTTGTTTTTTGTTGATTGATAAATTTTCAATTTCTTCATCTGATACATTTTTTGGTGAAAAATCTTCGGTTTTTCCTAGAGAAGATTCTTTAATTTTTATTGGTTGTATTTCCTTCAATTCTTTAATTTTTTCGGTGTAAACAATTTTGGGATTTTTTTTTTGAGTTTTTGGTGAAATATCTTCGATTTTTCCTGGCGAAAAATCTTCGGTTTTTCCTGGCGAAAAATCTTCGGTTTTTCCTGGCGAAAAATCTTCGATTTTTCCTGGCGAAAAATCTTCGATTTTTCCTGGTGACTCGCTTTTTTCTTCTTCGTCGGATGGTATCTCATCTGGCAATGTTCTCGTTTCAACAAATTCATTTTGGGTAGATGGTGTCTCTTCATCTTTTTCTGGCGATTTTTCAATTGATTTGTGTGGTTGTTTACCCTCTTTGTATTTATTTTTTAATTTCTTAACATATCTTGCATCATTTTCGCTTGTCTCTTGTAATAATTTTTCCGTTAAAATTTTAACTATGTCATTTGTTTTTTTTGAAAACATGTCTTCAGAAAATTTACTCAAAGCCTCTGCTTGAATTAAATTTTGATACAATTTCCCATTCCAACATTTCCATAGTGTATAAATTTGCTCGTTGTCTTCTCGTGTGATCGTCTTAAAGGATATCATTTTGTGAAGAAATAAGTCGATAGACAAAAAATAACCATACCATACTTTAAATTCTGTTTGGCACATTGCTAACAATCGTAATCTAAAATTTTGTATCATTTCATCCGAAAGAAAAACTTCACCCGTAGACATAATTATGCCTCTGCTCTCTTTACACATATCTTCGACCAATTGATTGTCTTCTATAATAATTTTCTCAATTTTATCAAATTTAGATACAAATTTTAACAGTTTTTTTTTAAAATTTACTACTGTCGTATAAATATTTTGTAACTCCTGTTCGTAACAGCCGTCTGTCATTTTTAATAGTATTATTGTTAACAATAAATATTTTATTTATTGTGGTGTAATTGATTAAACTAATAATATTTATATGTCTTTTTGTTAGGGGGAGTTTGGAGGCGAGACCGAAGAAGTACTTCCTTGGGGAGAATTAGTTGGGGTTTGTAAAAAATCCCATGCACTTTCTTGTTTTACTTCTTGTTTTACTTCTGATTTTACCCCAAAAGTTTGTGTAGATTTATTTTTTGGTACACCAAATGAGTTATCTACTATTTTATTTATCATATCTTGCACCGTTACACATTTAGTGGTTGCCATTTTACTTTAAAATTATATTTTAAAAGTAAATTTTTCGTATTAACATGTATAACGAAGAAATTGACTAATATTGTTATAATGATTCATGTTTAGCGGGTCTAAATAAAATTTACATTTTCACAAATCAAAAATTTTATAACTTCAATATGAAAGTTATATGTTTGGGATTACCTAGAACTGGAACAAGCTCTTTGGCAAAAGCATTAGAATTATTATTCAAAAACACAAAAACATTACATGGTGTAAAGTTGGCGCAAACAATTACTGATTATGATATTGAAAATATTAACAATTTTTTAAATGGAAATTTTAAAAATTATAGTTCATATATGAATAATTATAATTTTATTTTGGACATTCCATCTATATTATTTTTGGATAAAAGTGTAGAGACATTTAAAGATGACAAATTTATATTTACATATAGAAATTCTAAAGATTTTGCAGAAAGTTGGAGCAAATATATGAAATTATCATTTACTATAGTTAAAAATAACAAATATAAAAACATACTTGAATCTGGAAATTCATTATTTTTTGATTCTATGGACTTATTCGATAAATGTAGATCTCATAAATTCAAATTTTCTAAATACTCATTACAAGAAGCAATATTTGATACCCAAATTGGAGAAGCGTTATACAATGATTATGAAAATTATGTGAAACAAATATTCAAAAACAAAAATATACTTTTTTTAAATATCAACGACGGATGGACTCCTCTATGTGAATTTTTGAAAATTGATGTTCCAAAAGAAGATTTTCCTCACACAAATAAACTAGAAGATCATAGAAAGAATGTAGAGTTATTTCACGAAAAATTTATACAATGAATTTATGCTATACTATTACCCACAGTTCAAAAATTTGACTTATTTGACTTATTAAATCAAGTATATCGATTAATAAATACATATTATATGTATTTTATTGTTTATTTCAAAAATTTAAATTTATATTGGATTTTTGAAAAATAAAGTTTTAACATGAAGGATCAAAATTTTGATTTTTTTCTTATTGTAAATTTGAAAGCAACATGTATAGAAGATGCAACTATTTCACCACAAGAAATAATCAAATTTGATTCTCTTTTGGTGGATTGTAAAACATTAAAAATTTTGGACAGTTTTTGCGAATATGTAAAACCCACACATAAACCAATATTGGGATCTTATTGCGAAAAAACAACAAACATATCTCAAACTATTATAGACAAATCAGATAAATTTTATATAATTTATCAAAAATTTATGTATTGGTTGGGTTGTAATACTATCAACAAAAAAATTATACTTGTAATTTGTGATGATTGGCATTTCAAAACTATATTTCCAAATCAATGTAATCTTTCTAAAATTACACCAAATAAATTTACTTGTGAATGGATAAATGTAAAAAAAGAGTTTAAACGATGCGGAAAAATATATAAACGTGAGTCGGAAATTTCTTTAAACCAAATGTTGGAGTTTTACGATATTAACGAAACATCAATTGATGAAACAAATAAAATACATAGACTTTTGGTAAAATTATGTTCAAATTTTACATTGAACCCAACAAAAATTATTTCCTAAATATAATTTGCTGTTTTAAAATAATTTTATTATTTTAAATGTTGAGTTTGACAAATGCGACTTCGAGAGATTGCATTTGTATACTCAAACTTTAGCCGCATCAGGAATAAAACAACTCTTTTACTGTAGATTTCACTGAATGTAATACGACAGAAACTACTTATACATTTTGTTCGAGTATACAATGTTTTGATGTCGTTATTTATAAACTTCAATAATGGTATGTTTTTGTATTAAGCATGAATATAAATAAATGTTTTTACAAAATATTAAGTTTACACCATCTCCTTCACAAGAATATGTATGTAATAATTTATCCAAATTATTGGAAAACAACAAATGTGTTATAGTAAATGATGAAATTGGAACAGGAAAAACCGTCTCTTTATTGTTGTGGATATATAAACAAAAATCACAAACACTTCCGCATAAAACGAAAATTATAGCATCAAATAGTATAATTTATCAGTGGAGAGATGATTTGGATAAATATTTTTCTAAATTGTTGAATTATAAAATTATAACTGTTTATGATCAAAGTAATGATGATTTATTTTCTTATGATTTAATTGTGTGTAACCATATAACTTCACAAATTATGTATAAAAATGATTTTATATGTTATGATGAATTTTCATCTATAAATCGAATGACCATAGGCAACAATAACATTAGAAAAAGTATTTTGATTTCTTCTGATGATGAAATAACAAAAACATCAGATGTTATTACTTTTTTTCGACTGATCAAAGTTGATATTGCCGATGGACCGAATATAAATGTGTCCGATTTACCATCGATTAAGACCATTAACATGAATATGAATACATTTGACCAACCAAATATATTCAATTATGTTTATAAAATATCCGCTGCATCTAAATCAGCAATTAAGTTTTCATCTTTACATATACAAAAAATTATTAAAGAGAATGATGTTGGACATGCAATTGAAATACTTATTTCAGATTTGAAATCCAAAGGACTAGAAATAGAGGTTCCGTGTTTCCAAAATGATATACTAACTGTAATAAAACTTATTAAAATAACCGAAATGGAACAATTGATAACAGATATGAAGGATACAACACTAAATAATGAAGAGAAATATGAAATTGAAAAAAAAATAAAGATTATTGAAATCCAAATCAAAGAATTGGCCCAAAGATATGACGATATTATTTCTGGGGAATGTAATATTTGTTGCGGTCAATTGGTTAATCCTATTTTTTACAATTGTTGTCAAAATGTTATTTGTGAAAGTTGCAAAAAATCATTAAAAAATTGCCCATATTGTAGATCTTCAAGTTCAGAATTGATATCTTCAAATTTGATAAAGCCAGAGAAATCTGTTAATTTATTAAATTTATCGAATACACTTCTTTCAATATTACAGGGGGCCAATTATTCTATTATTTTTAGATATACTATAAATTCTATGAATTTGGATATAAATAAAAAATTTAGAGTATTAAAAGGAACAGCCGAACAAAGAATGGAAATAATCGAAGATTATAAAATTGGAAATACAAAAATTTTATTTCTGGATTTTATTGATGATTTTTCTGGTTTGAGATTAGAAAATACAACCGACATTATATTTTTAGATAAACCTTGTGAAAAGGTGGAAAAGCAAATTATAGGGCGGGCGTTGAGACTTGGTAGAGATAAAACATTACCTCTAAATTTGCATTATTTGAGTTGTGATTAAAATAAATATTATCCAAAAATTTTTAATAATATACATATAATTAAACAAATAAATGTTAGTGGAAAATATTAAATTTATACCCTTTCCTTCACAAGAATATGTGTGTAATAATTTGTCTAAATTGTTAAAAAAAAACAATTGCGTGGTGATAAATGATGAAATTGGAACAGGAAAAACTGTTTCTTTATTGTTGTGGATATATAAACAAAAATTATATAACCTCCCATATAAAATTAAGATTATAGCTTCAAATAGTATAATTTATCAATGGAAAGATGACTTGGACCACTTTTTTCATAATCTATTGAATTATAAAATTATAACAAATTCTAAAGAAAATAATTTGGATTCTTACGATATAATAGTGTGTAATTATATGACTTCTCAAATTTTATTTCATAATGATTTTATATGTTTTGACGAATTTTCGTCTGTGAATTGTATGACTATAAATAATAAAAATAATATAGGAAAAAAAAGCATTTTGATATCTTCTGATGATTATATAGCTAAAACCCTTTCTATTATTCATTTTTTTGAAAATATTAAAATTGATGTTTCTGATTTGGAACATACAATAAACATATCAATTTTGCCATCAATCAAAACCACTCATATGAACAATTTTAATAAACCAAACAAATATAATTATAGATATACTATATCTGATGTTTTAAAGGCATCACTTCAATATTTATCTCCAAATGTGCAAAAAATTATCAAAGAAAATGATGTAAAACATGCTATAGAAATACTTATCTCAGATTTGAAACTCAGAGGACTAGATATAAATCTCCCATGTTTTGAAGATGATATGTTGACTGTAGTAAAACTCATTAAAATAACTGAAATAGATCAATTGGTGGCGGATATAGATAATACAACATTAAGTGATGTTGAGAAAACGAAAATTGAAAAAAAAATAAAAATTACCCAAATACAAGTTGAAGAATTGACCCAAAGATATGATGATATAATCAGCGGAGTATGTAATATTTGTTGTGGTAATTTGCTTTATCCTTTTTTTTATAGTTGTTGCCAAAATGTTGTTTGCGAAAATTGTAAACATTTATTAAAAAAATGCCCATATTGTAGAAGTGTAAACCCAAAATTATTAGATTTCAATTTGAATACGTTATCTGATATTATCTTATCAATATTACAAAAAATTGAGTATATCGGGTATATTGTTATATTTAGATACTCTCAAAATTCTATGAATTTAAATTTAAGTGAAAAATTTGGAATTTTAAAGGGGACGGCCGAACAAAAAAGAGAAATTATCAGAGATTATAAAAATGGTACAACAAAGATTTTATTTTTAAGTATTCTTGATGATTTTTCTGGTTTGAGATTAGAAAATACAACCGACATTATATTTTTAGATAAACCTTGTGAAAATGTAGAAAAGCAAATTATAGGGCGGGCGTTGAGATTTGGTAGAAATAAAACATTACCTCTAAATTTGCATTATTTGAGTTGTGATTAAAAAAATTATAAATAAAAATATTTTATTTATTGTCGAAATTATTTTTCTCTAAGACGAAGATAATATAAATGAATGATAACATAACGGGCTTGGTAATTATGTTTTCAGATTATTGTTCCATTGTTTCCACAACTATAAACAATCAGTGTAATGTTCCGACCATTTTTCATACGTTTTGTGCAAGAATATACAATATTCTGTATACCAATTTGGAATAGACTTATACATATTTCCTCAAATATGACGGAAACCTTGGTTTTTGGTCAGGAGTATATTCGAAAAATTTAACAGTTATAATTGTGCCTATTGGGTGAGTATTTTTATAATTTTCTCGTAGTTCATCTGTCAATCCTCCACCAACTCTAATATATTGTTTTTGTTGATTAATAGTTAAATCATTATAAATAACTTTTTTGGGATTTTTAAGTTTTCCTTCTAGAGTAACAAACGCCCCCAACTTTCCTGTATGTTTTCCCTTTTTTGCTATATTATAGCCAACAATGGTAACTTCCGTATCTTTAAATAATTTATATTTCAATAATTTATCCGTTCTTCCATGTATATAATTAGAGTTGCTGTCTTTTAACATTAATCCTTCTCCGCCCCTTTTCACAATTTTATCAGACTCTTTTTTAATTTCGTCAATATTTTTTACTGGAGTTTGTATAATCAATACAACATTTGGTAATTTAATTTTTGCTATAATATTTTTAAGATTGGTATAACGTTTATAATAAGGTTCATCGGATTCAGAATCTGAGGGTATATAATCAAAAACTACATATTTTAGTGTATCAAGTTTCTCTTTGGGAATTTTTTCTTTCGTCCTCAAAGCTCCACACATCTGAAAACTGTCTACTCCGAACCACAATTCGCCATCTAATATTTCATTGGTATATTTTGAGATATTTTTTGCAAACTCAGATACTGAAGTCATAATTTTATTATTTCTGGTAAAAAAGTTTCCATCTTTTAAATAAGCTCTATAACCATCTAGTTTTTCGCTCATCCACCAATTATTTGATCTATTAAAATATTTTTCACTAAACTCTTTGGCTAAAGTAACCGATATATTTTCTTTTAACTCCGTCAAATTGTAATCGCCCGTGTCCTGTTCAAAAAAATTAAGTAATTTGATTATAATATCTTCTTTTTTTGTTATTTTTGGAATATTCAGTTTTTTATTATATTCTGTTTCAACATTGGCTATAAGTCTAAAGAGTTCATCTTTCTTTAATTTATGTAACTTATCATAGGTTATCATTTCTTAATTCTAAATAATTTGTCTCCTATATTTAATTTTTGTTCTTCTTCGATAAATAATTCACCATCAATTTGCTTTTTATCAACTAAAATATTAATTCTAGATCCCAAAAATATCTGCCCAAACGGCTCTCCTTGTGTTAGCACATCACCCACTTCTCTATAATTTATTATACTTCTGGCCACTTTTCCGGCAACCTGTTCAATGGTGAAATTTCCAATGTCTGCATTACCAAATTTGAATACAGTGATAAGTCTTTCATTGTTTGAGCCCTTTTCTTTTGTAAATACAAAGTCGAATACACCATCTTTATGTGTTATACTCAATACACTAGAATTTGTCGGGGCATATTGGATATGTACATTGTAAATATTTAAAAATATAGAAATTTCTACTGTTTCTTCGCCAGTCGAATTTCCGTTTTCATCCTTGTCTAGTGTAGTAGTAATTCCTATAACCTCACCATGTGCTGGAGATAAAAAGAAATCTTCATCAACAAAAGTACAACCCCCTCTGTAAAATATTATAACAAATATTAAGTACATCAAAAAAAGAATTAACCAGAATAAATTCCAAGTCAAAAGGAATAATGAAAAGAATACTAGTGGTAATACAAAAACTTTAGGATCATAAAGTAAATATATACCTCTTTCATTCATTTTTTATTTATAAAGTATAAAAGTAAAAGTTTTTAAATAAACTTTCAAAATTAATTTAAACATTTTAAATTAAAATGAATTTGCTGCCAAGGAAACTAATTATTATGTTGTTTTATTTACACTATTAGTTATTATAATTTTTATAATGAAGGTATAGATGTGCAAATGATGATCTAAAAGATCCATTTACATACATGTTTATCAATAACTGTAATGGGTGGTGTGGTTATATTTTAGCACAAAATATTTTGACCAAAAATAATATAACTTTAAACTAAATTATTTTATTTTTGGTTTAAGCAAAGGCTGTGCTAGGTCCTTTTTTTTTCTAGAACACAAGACTAGGGCAATGATTAAGGCAATGATTATAAGCACCACCAAAACTACACCAGCAATAGCAAACCAACTCCACATAGGTATACCTTCTTCTTCGCCTTCGATAGTTTCTGTTACTATTTTTTCTATAGCAGGATCAACACTCATATTTGTATATGTTTATTTTATATTTTGTACATAAATTTAATTCAATTGTGTTAAATCGAACCTTGATTCATTTGTGTTGATATACATAACTAAATAGTATTCCTTTGGCGGCCAAAGATTTAATTATACACAAATTAAACTTTCGTACAATATTTAAATTTAAGTCGTAGGATTGTTTTGTAGTAACTGCAATTTGGCTTTTTTTCTGGTATAATAATATATTCCTATTCCTATTCCGCCAACCAATAACAATAAAACTATAATTACTATTAACCAAATCCACCAAGTACTTTTTTCTTTCTCGTCATTTTCATCTAGGTCTTCTACAATTTTTGCCAGTGTCTCTTTAGAATTAGAAAAAATCTCAACCTCTTCTTCAAGAGTAGATTCATCTTTTCCACATCTCTGATCTATGTCTGCATCATTAAATTGAACTTGTCCTGTTTTTTCTAAATTAAAGGCAACACTACAATCTATAATTTGACATCCGTCGCCCAAGGAATTTATCATAGGAGCAGTAGAATAACCAGCATTTATACATTCTTTGTCTTGACACAAAGGATTATATTTATACTGTTTAAACAAAGAATTAACACAACTACACTCTGGTTTACCTATATTTTGTGTTTTTTTACAGTATAAATTCATTGAGGTATCACATTTTCCTGGATTCTGAATACAAAAATCTCTACACTGATAGTTGGTTTCAAAAGAATTAAGATTATTACACAAATCTATTTTTTTGTTCATACACTCATCGGGATTTAGTGTACACCATTGTTTACAACCAGAATCAGCAAATATATTATTATCTATAAAACAATAATCTCTCATAATAGGAGCACAAGCAGACGAATCCATATTTCTATACTTAGGATCACATGCAGTAGTAGAACCGCTTTCTCCAGTTAAACAACAAGTAAGTGGTTTACCCTTAAAACTTTCTCTATAATATACTATTTTGGTTCCATCACAACCACACCTTGGTCGTTCAGAATAATCAACAGCTCTGTATTCACCACCAGGAGGCAAAAATTGCCAAGTTAAATAATCGTAATCTTCAGAAATACAAGTACTAGTTGTCTTAATTGCGTTTATTTTATCATCTGGATTATTGGGCAGTTTGTATACTTTTGGTGTGGGACAGTCCGCTTGAAATATGGTATTTTTATTTCCCATTTTATATTATACAGATTTTTTCCATAATACAAAATATAAAACTATTAAAACTATGATTATTGTTAAAACTATTCCTCCAATAACTAAACCTATAATTAAACCATATGATTTTTCTTTCTCTGGAGGGGTGTCATCTTTTATTAATTTCTGATATATTTCCTCACCGCTTTCTTTATTTATGTCTATTTCGGCTTCATCAAGTTCATCTTTACATAACATTTCTGTCGTTGGCGTTAATTCTATATCATTTTTTAACTGTACAGCTAGTGCACAAGGGAGTATTTGACATCCCATTTCCAAATAATTTTGTATCATATCTTCCGTTGCATAACCCATGTCTATACATGTTTGATCTTGACAAAATGGGTTACTTTCATGTTCTAGAAGTTTAGAATTTATACATTTACATTTTAAACTATCTTCATTTTCTGGTTTTAAACAATGCTCTTTTATAGCTATATCACAATATCCTTGATTTGCGTCACAAAACTGTTTGCATCCGTCTGAAATTTTATAATTTTCGTAAACATTACAAAACGCTTTTATTTTTTGCGAGCATTCTGTGTTACAATCTCCAGGATCATAAGTTAAAGTGGCCGCATTAATATTATCATATGGTCCTGATGGGGGAGGAGGAGCGGAAGTTGGTGCACTAGATGTTGATGTATTTTTTGAATTATTACCCCCCATACTATTTTATAAGGCGAATTAAAGTTCAGTTTATAATAAAATGAATTTAATCCTACATTTACAATGGTTTATATTGATGCGTAGTCAAAAAAAATTTATTTTTTGACTCACATGTTGGGAGATTAAGTATCAGATTCTCATATCTACATCTAAAATGGATTGTTCCGACAATAGTTTTGTGGTGATTCTGCCCACGTATGATATGGCCGAAGAAATTTTACAAAAATATCCTGGAGCAATTCTGATGACAGGGGCGACTGTCCCAAGATTGCTAAAGAAGACAGTTAAGGCTATTAAGGCCGATAAATCCGAGGCTGGGTCTAAGAAAAAACCCAGAGCTAAGAAGGAGAAAAAACCAGAAAAGGATTCTGAAGATGACGATTGAGGCCAAGTACAACAATGTCTGAAATGACCAGGAAAAATCTTCGATTTTTCGCCAGGAAAAAAAGAAAAAACACAAAAACACAAAAAAATAAATCTGAAATTCGGGTTTAGAATATACAAAAAAATTTATAAAAAAACCCTTTAAATATTTAATAATATAAAATGCAAATATTTGTGAAAACTTTAACTGGTAAAACTATAACTTTGGAAATAGAACCATCAGATACAATTGAAATGGTCAAACAAAAAATACAAGATAAAGAGGGTATACCTCCTGATCAACAACGATTGATATTCTCGGGGAAACAATTAGAGGATGGAAGAACACTTTCAGACTATAATATTCAAAAAGAGTCGACACTTCATTTGGTATTGAGACTTAGAGGTGGTCTATAAAATTAACACACAACTTATAAAATTCAATAAAATATTTATTGAAAACATAACACATAAATTTAAACAACCAATACATCACATTGTGCTACATCAACCCGAGATAAACCTGATGCAGATACCAATCTTAGTTCTACTCTAGTATCTGCTACTGGAGTATAGAATACTTTTAATTCGGGATATCCGTACGTTACGGCCCCAGATTGCCCCAAACCACTTATGGTCAATGCTCTACCAATTGAAGTGTTCAAATCTGCATTAAACCATTGTAAAACTAAAGATCCGGCATGAGTAGCCAATTGATATTGGAGAAGTTTTCCAACTAGACAATATGAAGGGCCGGTTTTAACAGTCACTCTTCCAAGACTAGCTACATTTGCTACCGAAGTATATGCTGTTGCTACGTCCAAAACGACATTTGTTCCAGATGAAAATGCAATAGAGTCAAATTTAAGATGATCTCCTGCAACAAGATCTGACGTATAAGACGCAGAAACATCTCCGAATAAAGAAGTGACTTGTGTGGCCGAAAACGACAAATTTCCTGATCCATCAGTTACCAAAGCTGATCCGGTAGACCCATCGGCAACTGGATATGTTAGTCCACCAGCTACTAAACTTGTTAATGTTGCGTTACCGGCCACATCACAAGTTGCGGCCGATTCTTTGAATAATTTTCCGGTAGTTCCATCAAATACTGTAAGCGCTTCATCGGTCACTGGTCCTGCTGGACCAGCGGTAAACGAAGGTGTTACAACAGATAATATACCAGCTCCATCAGTTTGAATAAAATCTCCAGCAACACCATCCGTGTTTGGCATTCTTAGCGCACCTACTGTAATGTCATCTGAATATAAATGTTGTAAGTAAAAGTCAAAGCTAGCCATTTTATATATACAAATAATTATATTGTAAAACCAATTATAAAGTCGTATAATTATATGTTGGTTATAAATTAAATATTTTCATTTATTTAATAAATGAAAATATACAGAGACTTAAATGCTGATGCGATAATATCTGATGCTTTCTACACAGATATAGCCAATGCAGACCCTTCGTCCAACGTTTTGGAATCTGTAAATACGAACACTTCCAATATTGATATTTTAGATAATGATATTTTAGAACTACAAGCGATAGTCGATTCATTAGAAACTGGTGCAACATCTCAGGTTGTAGGCCCAGTATCATCGGTCGATAACGCATTAGCAAGATATGATTCTACTACTGGAAAGATAATCCAAGATTCTATTGCAATTTTGGATGATGTTGGTAAACTAACAGCACCTTCATTGGCTACATCTAACTTTACATTACCAACTAGCGATGGAACTGTAGGTCAACAAATAGGCACAGATGGATTGGGAAATTTGTTTTTCTCTGATGCTGGAACTGGTGATGTATCTGGTCCCGCATCATCAACAGATAATAAAGTTACCAGATTTGATGGTACAACAGGAAAGACAATCCAAGATTCTTTGGTAACCATTGATGATGTCGGTAAACTAACAGCACCTTCATTGGCTACATCCAACTTTACCTTGCCAACTAGCGATGGAACTGTAGGTCAACAAATAGGCACAGACGGATTAGGAACGTTGTTTTTCTCTGATGCTGGAACTGGTGATGTATCTGGTCCCGCATCATCAACAGATAATAAAGTTACCAGATTTGATGGTACAACAGGAAAGACAATCCAAGATTCTTTGGTAACCATTGATGATGTCGGTAAACTAACAGCACCTTCATTGGCTACATCCAACTTTACCTTACCAACCAGTGATGGAACTGTGGGACAAACAATCGCAACAGATGGTGCTGGAACTTTAAGTTTTGCTGACAGTTCTGGTGGTGATGTATCTGGTCCCGCATCATCAACAGATAATGCCGTTGCGAGATATGATTCCACTACAGGAAAAATAATTCAGAATTCTACAGCAACTTTGGATGATGTTGGTAAACTAACAGCACCATCTTTAGCAACATCAAATTATACTTTGCCCATATCTGACGGAATGTTAAATCAGGTTATAACTTCAGATGGAGCTGGAACTTTGAGCTTTGCTTCAATCGAAAGCTCAACTGATCACTTTTCATCTACTATTTATGAAGACATAAGTTTTGTTGTTGGAGGAACACCATTAGATGTACAAAGTGATTTACAAGTTACAGTTCCCACAGGAAAGTGGTTATTTTTTTATGATCATTCTGGGGAAAACAATGATTCTGGTTCATTTAAATTTACACAAGGTACTTTGACAAATGTTAACACTGGACTTCCGTTATTTGTTTCTAAAAAAACATTAACTCATTCGGGAGTTCCTATTGGCGAAGAGAATAAAATGAGTAGTTCATTTACAGCTATTGGAGATTTTTCTGAAACAACAACAATTAGAGTTGATTGGTCATTTGCACCAAACGAGACATTTCACGTTTTTGCTGGAACTATTTTGCGTGCGTGGAAAATTTTAAATGGTGCTGAAGTGCCACAACTCGTCTCAGATTATACACTCCAAGCATCTTATGCCAATGTTGGATATTCGGTATTTTTACCATTGGCTGGTACTTATTTGGTGATATACGACGCTAGACATGTTATAGATAGTTCTTCTACCACAGTATCTCACACAAGACTATTTAACACTACATTAGCATCTGTAGTTGTCGATAGTGAAGTCTTGTTAAATTCTGCTTGCTGCTCTCCAGCATCTTCATCCCAAAAAACTGTATCAGCAAAACAAATAATAACTGTTCTTGGGCCAACTACTTTAAATTTGCAAGCAAAATATACAGGATCTTTCGCGCCGACAAAACATATTGGTGCGACTACTCAATTTTTTTACCAACTTATTGCAGATCCACTAGATGCTATCTATAGTGTATTTCCAACAGGACCCTCAATAAGCGCTCCTGTATTTTTCAACACACAAATGAATATTGAATTGACACGAGGAGAATGGTTAGTTTGTTTTAATCCCCTATTGAATATAAATGGACAAGATGTATCTGTGACCGAGGGTCGTTTATATGGATCAGTTTCGGGTGTCATTCCCGAAACAACACGATTATTGGTAAGCGGATCCACACAGGTAACACAGTTTGCAACTACATGTTCTATAGTTTCTTTTATCGCCGTCAATACCAAAGAAACAATAACTCTTCAATTGTGTTATATAGGATCGGGAGTGGGTGTACTTGTCGAAAATAAATCTGACGACGGAAAACCTAGTGTAACAGCTGTAAGATTACACAAGGAGTTAACAGATATAGAGTCTTTGGAGTCGAGACTTTTAAACAATTTCAAAATGTAATCACATTTTGAGATTTCGGAACTATAATTCATTTAAGAACATAGTTTCTATAGATTCTTTTAATTTGAAATTTCTCATATTATTTAACTCATCAATTTTATTGGTTAATTCCTTTCCTTGCATCTTATTGATATCTATAACCCTAAGATTTGTTAAATAGGGATATTTTTGATCCTTTGTTTTTAACATAATATTAATTTTTTCTAATATTGTCTGTTCACTATCATTCAATAAATCTACAGTTTTATCTTTGATAAGTTTTATAAATTCAATTTTATCATTAAGCTGCTTTATGTCTTTATCCAAAATGGATATTTTTAGTGCTTTCTTTTTATCTAAATATTGTTTATGTAATTCTAAACTGTCTTTTAAAATATCAACAATACTATCATATTTTGTTGGTTTATCATTTTTTATAATATAGTAATTGGAGAGTTTGTGTGTTTTTTCAATTCCTACCATTTTATAAACATCATCATAACTTAGTTCGCTTTTAAATTGTATTTTAATTCCATTATCGTTTGATAAATCTGCGAGATTAGGAAATAATCCCTTAACTTTATCAAAAAATATATCAAAAGAAACTGTAGGCGGAAATTCTGTTATCGTGAATATATTTCCTTTTTGTTCCATTATCCCTGTAATTTTCACTCCATTTGTAGTCTTAGATATTTTCCCTTTGAAACCCTTAAAATATGGAATTGGTTCTTTTGTGGGTTCTCCTAATATAATTTGTTTGCATAGTTTAAGCAAATCTTGTATATTATATGGAAAAATATCTGTTTTGAATCCCGGACAAACACCTTTAATACCATTTATTAAAAAATAGGGTATTAGTGGATGAAACGTTTTGGGTTCTGTTTGTTTATTTTCGTCATAATTAAAAGTCATCAATTCTGGTTCAATTTTAAAATATTTATCAAAAAAATTGTTATAATTGAGTCTATAATAACGACTAGCTGCTGCTTGAGTAGTTCTTGTTCCTACATTTCCGTCGCCCACAAAATATGGTTCGTTATTTGAACCCACATGATCTTGGGCCATATTCAATATTCCCTTTTCTAAAGATACAGATCCATGATGATAATTTGTAAGGTCACTGACAGCACCAGCAAAATTTTCACATCGTTCATCTAAGTTTCCGTTTTTTAATTTTTTTAAAGTAGTGAAAATAATTTTCCTTTGTGATTGTTTTAGTCCATCTTCAATATACGGTAAATGTCTTTTAATTACATTAACAAAAAAAATACTTCCTAAATTGTAAGATAAATAATCTTGACATAAAATTCGACCTTCAATATTTACACTTTTACAATTGTCTATTGATTTTAAAATTATATTTTTTCTTTCCTTTTCAAACCCGGTGGAAAAATTGTCAATAAAAGATTTACGAGTATCTGCATTTCTAATAAAGGTGTTGATTTTAGGATGAATAAAAACATCATAAGTTGCAATAGTTCCGGGTTTTATAGAACCCAATCCTTTTATATAAGAAACTAAGTAGTTTCTTGGAACTTTGATTTTTTTAAATTCATTTTCAGAATAATAATTAACAAATTTATCTTTTTTTTCAAATACCCTAATAACTGGAGTGTTTAAACTTTCAACAAAATCTATATCAAATAAGCTTTCATTAAAAGAAAAAAAGAAATTCAACAACAGTGATTTTATATGAATTCCATCATCATCTGCATCTGTAAGAATATTAACCTTGCCGTATCTCAGTTTTCCGTTTTCTTTTGTATAATCAATATGTTGTTCTATACCTAAGATATTCCGTAAATCGTTAATTTCTGTATTATCTGTTTTTCTCTGTAAAGTGGCTTTATTGATATTTAAAAATTTTCCCTTAATTGGATAAACTCCGTTAAAATCATTTCCGTCCTTTATAACTGTTAATCCGGAAGTTACAAATCCTACCGCAGACCTTCCTTCAGTTATAAACAATGTGCATTTTTTCCACTGTTTCGTTCCCGCTTTTGTTGCTTCTCTGATATGTTCCTTGGTTACCTTAGTTGGAATGTACCAATTTTTAAAAAAATCCATATTAGTTATTGTTTTTTCTTGAAGAGGTGTTAATTTATATACAACCTTAGGGTATAAGCTAGTAACTTTACTTTTAGATTGTGTATCAAAACAAACATTGGCATCATTTAATACTGTAACTATCATAAAATGTTTGAGTGATTCTTGTTTAACGTTTTCCAATTTTAATTTTGATTTACAAAAATCTTTTATAAGTTTATAACATTGTTTTTTTGCTCGCTTTAAATCTTCTCCTTCGTGTCTTTGAGTGCTTCCGTTGCATATAGAGATAAATGTATCTGTGTGACTTTTAATATTGATAAACCATGTTGATAATGTCTCGTGATTAAAATGCAACGTATGTAGGGGTTCTATGTCATAATAAGATAATAATTTTTCAACACTATCACTTTTAAATATTTCCCCGTTCAACGAAAGTTTAACATTTTTTAAAACAAATGATGAATCTATTAGAATTTTTTTAACATAATTTATGCATGTATTGACTAAACTTACATCAAACATGGTAGAATTTAAAAAACAAAATACTTCTACGAAACTATTTTTAGTTTTTGAAACAACAATTTCGGGTTCAGATATTGCCATCCCATCTACATATTTTTTTGTAAATACTTTTATACCATCAGAAATATTTATTATAAAAGAATTAGATAATACATTTACAACCTTAATTCCCATCCCGTTTTTACCACTCGTTTTGATGTTGTCTTCTTTTTTTGAATAATTTGTCGATGTACTCATTCTTCCAAATAATACTTCTGGAATATAAGCATCAAATGTTTCGACTTTATTCTTACTTTCTGGGTTGTTTATAGTAAATGTTTGTTTTTTTATTTCTATAATTGGTCCATCATTTTTGACATGTATTAAAATTTTGTTATTTTTTATAGAAATATTTATATCAACGTAAGTTAATTTTTTACCCTTTCTATTGAATTGATCAAAAGAATTATATATTACTTCTGATAATATATTTAAAAGACCTTCGTTTATTTTGGTGTTTTGGGTGCAAATTTTTTTAGTTTTTTCGTCCCACAACATAATATTTGTGAAATCTGTAACCACATTTCCAATATATATTTCGGGAGATTTAAAAATAGATTCTTTCCAATTTAATACTTCTGAGCTTATACTCATGATGTTTATTTTATATAATTGATGATAATAAAAAATTTTTAAATATAATCAACAAAATATTTTTACTTAATAGATGATTATTTATAAACAAATCAACCTTTAGTAGAAAGTCTATATACAATATAAATTAATATCAAACTGAACATCATAAATCCTATTCCTGATGTCAATATAAGACTTATTTCAAGCCAACTACAAGTATTATCTGCAACCAAATCCAGCCTATCCGCTATACCGGAAAAATCAAATATTTTTCGACTCCATAAATTTTCTTCTTCATCTTCTTTTATATCCATTTAATTATGGTTAATTATTTTGTTGGGGCGCCAACCGGATTAAAGATATTTTTTATAGAATTTTCCACATTTAACACCTTATTTAATAAATCCAATAGCCCGTGTGTCATAGCCTGTTGAACAGTTATCATATTCATAAACTTAAATTTATCAACTTTTTAATCATTTCTTGTGCATCATTCTGTATTGTTTTCCCAGATTTATTTTTACCTTTTAACTTATAATCTTCTATATTCTATTGTGTCAATAAATTTATTTTTCTAATAACAACGATTTAACGTTAAATTTGAATATGCAAGATACCGATGGTACAGCAGATATCCGAAAACCAATAAAAATCATAAAAACAAATCCATAATATATTTTAGCATTTTACACGAATTAAATATATAAATTACAATTATGTTGTAATTTAATAGCTATTTTACAGTTTTAAATTATTTGATAATTTTTTATCACATTTGACAATTGTACTGTAAAATTATTTGATAATTTTTTATCACATTTGACAATTGTACTTTAAAATTACTTATCACATTAATGTTTTTCTGAAAGGTTGAGTGGCGTAGTTTATTTTAATTATAAAATAAATTTATAAAATAAAAATAAAATCAAGAATATCGAAATACCAATAAAAACATATCTAAAATATATATTTGTTGGTTTTATTATCCCCCTGTTCATGGTCGGCCCAATACACCCAAAACTCAAAGATTTTGCAATTATACCTATGGAATCGGATTCGGCCTCTATTTTATTCAAATATGTGTCTAATGGACACAAAAATAATCTACTATTCGTATATTCTAGATTATCATTATTTAGTAAATTGGGGCTGTAAAATGGTGGGGTGTAAAAATTTGCATTTATTGTTCCATCTGAATTCTGATAGTTATTTGTTATTGATATATTTATTAAATTATCATTAATATCTGATTGATAATAAATACCTTTAACCTTTCCAAATCGAAATTCATAACCAGATTTATTGTTTAATTTTGGACCACTGCTTATATTTACTATTCTATTTTTTTCATTATTAACATGAACAGAAAAGTGTTTAAATTTTTTGGTTCTTTCAATTTTGTTTTTCATTTTACAAATATTTTAAATAATGTGTATTTTGGATGTCAAAATACACATTATTTAAAATAATCTAAAGACATTAAAATTAACAGTATGATTAATAAAATAGAAATTGCCAAAAGGTAATAATTACAGCAGTGTTTCGTCGGTTTAATTGGATTAATAACGGGTGTGACAGATTTACCTTTTATACATCCAATTTGTAATTACTCATATCACTTTCTGTAATGCTTGGGATCATATATACTTATCATCTAATTTAATATTAATTACATCCAAATCAGTTTTGTCGACAAATATAGTTATTTCTTCAAACGGACCCAGGGGTTTAAAAACTTTGAATGTACTCATTTGTAATTATATTTAAACACAAAATAAAAAATAGCCGCAAAAAACAACAGAAGTTTTGTTAATACAAAAATTGTAATATATTTTTCGGTTACACCAGAATCATCATCTACACAATTAAATTGTAAAGTATCTCCCCTAAAATTATTATTTTTATCTACATCTATTTGTATTCTATTTAATGATTGTCCCACTGGACACATAAATAATTTGTTATTTAAATTATTTGAATTAAAAGCTGACGGTGTCAATATACTATAAGACGACCCAAAACTATTATTTAAAAAATTAGTATCCAATCCAAATGAGGCTGGCTCTGCATGTTTATTTGATATTGACATTCCTTTAATATTTTTATCGGATTTATCGTATCTATAAAATATAGTTTTTATTGGATTATTATGAATATATGTTTTGTGTTTGTCAAAATCTTCTATAACATCACGTTTTAAATACTCGGAATCAAATTCTAAATTGTCTAAATCTAGTGTTTGCCTATCAACAAATAATGTTACTCCTTTAAAAGGTTTACTTTTTTGTAATAAGATAGTTTTCATTTTGTGATACAAAAACTCTTAAAAATCAATAATTGGTATATTTTTTTTAAACAAATTGTTATTAATTTCTTTAAAAATTTCTTCAAACTTATATTTAACATCTTGGATCCTGGTGATTGCCGGGTGTTCCGTTTCTAAAAATAATTTATTTGGAAATTTTTTTATAATTTTATTTAAACGACATTTAATTGATTTTCCTAACATTACAATAATAACATCTTGTTTTGTTAAGATATAAGTTAAAACTTTTTGTGTTATACTTTCATATAGTCTGTAATGTTCATCAAGTTTTCGCTTATCGGCTGTCCAAGAATAATTTATAAACCAACATCCCTGTTTCTCCCACAACTTAAATCTTTCTATATCTGGCTCAGTTGAATCTATTTTTGTGGCTTTACATATTTTAGATAAAACTTGAGGACTACACCAATGTTGGGCATTTGGTTCTACACCCACAAAAATCACTTTAATGTTTTCCAGTTTATAATTGAACATTTTAGGGACTTCAGATGGTAAACTTGGAATTATATTATTTTTGTCAGTATTTTCTGACAAACATAAAGTCGAAGAAATATCATGTAATTCGTTTTTACAATATAGAAACAAATCCATCCAATGTAAATAATCTTGATTGAAGAAAAATTTAAAAAAATTTTCTGGGTTAGAATAATCGTCGGTCAGATCCAATGTTTCACAAAATACCAATTTAAACTCGGATTTCAATTCTTCATATTTTTTGTTTAAATTTTCTGTATGTATTATGTTGATTACAAACTTATAATTTTCATGTATTTTTTCTATAATCTCGTGGTTTGTCTCTCCTTGTTTGATAAAATTAACATGTAATTCTGGCATAGTGTTATTCGGTTAACTCTTTGATTAAGTAAAAAAAGATAATTTTTTTTATTAATATTTCTTAATTAATAATTAAGAAAATAAACGTTTATTGATCGTTTGTGCTATTTTTAATAATTGGTTTTTTATCTATTTGATGTTCACTTACCTCTATTGGGAAATATACATTTTTCTTTTTTTTACACGACCCTTTAACACATACAACAAACATACCCATAATAAACAAAAGTAAACATCCTCCAACCACAGAGGCCACTGTTACAGGATCTCCCCTTATTAACAGCTGTCCTATAGTTTTAATATTTAAAATGTTTGCATCTGTAATATTTGCATCTTGTATAAACTGAGATATATGTGTATAAATTCCACTTATGTTAAATTGATCATTATTAAGATTTGTTAATTGTTGAACTAAATTATACAAAATTGTATCGGAATCAAGCGTTGAAATAAGTTGTTTATATTCTTTCCTTTTTTTACGAATTTGTTCTGTTGTTTCGCTTATGTTTACAGCTAATTGATCCAACACATCTTGCTGATCGATGACAAGTATTTTTTTTTCAGAGACTTCTAAAATAAGACGTTTCATTTCTCGAGTATTTTCATCCGATTCTTGTTGTAATATACTTATATTTGCAATTAACTCTTCAAGTGACTCACCCAAAATATTTTTTTCGGATGTTTTTTCTCGTATAATTTCTTCGGGTTGTTTCAAATCATTTTCAGATAATGATAATGGGACAACGGTTGTTGAACTATCTGCGTCTCGTTTAAATAATCTAAATGGTTTATAATCTAAAACATTAATTGAAAAGTTATCGTTTGTAAGCGCAGAAGGCACTGACAATTCACCAACAAAACTTTGTCTATTTGGTTCTAATTGTTTGGGATCTGTATATAATCCAAATATGGTAGATACACAACTGAATAAGTAAAATAAGGATAAAATTTTCATTTTATTTAATAGAATAATGTTAATTAAATTAAATTTTTTTAATGTGTGATATTGGAAATTGTTACAAACTATAACAATATAGTTTGTGTGGTGATTTTTCAATGTTTGTTTTCATTTTCCCTAGCATAAACGGCCATACTAAAAAAAATCGTAGTAAATAATTTTAATTCTAACGGAATTCCAGTACTCCATTTTAAATAATTTCGTTCGCTTAATTCAAATAACATAGGATTGTATTTATCTATTTGTTTCATTTCACTATTCGCAAATCCCGTTAAGTCCAAACTTAAAAATTTGGTGGATACGGTTTCTGAAAAACTCAAAAACAATTTTAACATCGATTTCAAATTATCCATGTTATTTTCTAAAATAGAGGATCTTTTAACATTTCTTAAAATACTTCGTAAATCTTTCAATGACGTAATTTTATCATCATATACGGGAATATCAATATTACTTACCTTTTTTAACATTTTCAATGAATATAACAAATCATACCTTTCCTCTGTGAGCTCTTCTTCTGTCTTTTGATTTATTTCGTCTTCTTCTTCTTTATCAGAAATTTTGTTCATGAATTTCTCTGGATTTGTTATATCGTCATCTTCGTCATCATCTCTGTAAGATTCTGACTGTTGATGAGATGCTGACATTGGCGGCATTGGCGGCATTGGCGGCATTGGCGGCATTGGCGGCATTGGCGGCATTGGCGGCATTGGCGGCATTTGTGTAGAACGATACTCATCGTCTTCTTTCGGATATTCTTTATTTATTTGCTCTTCAATATTTGGATATTTTTGTTTTTCAACAACTTCATTAACATTTTCGGGAATCTCTTGCGAATTCGGTATAGCATAGTTTGGTTCTAAATCGGGGGTTGTTACTATTGGCCGAGGTTTTTTTTCTATGTCCAAACTTTTTTCTTCGGCAACTTTTCCAGGATTTAATAATTTGGTGATTAAATTTTGTCGTATAGTCGAAAGTTCAAAATCACTTAAATTTTTATGTTTTTCTGATTTACGAGAAACCACTTGAGTATTTGGTTTTTGGTGTACCACAAATTCAGATTTCAGTTTATATTTATTTTCTAAGTAATTTAATTTTAATTTTGTGAATGGCATAAAATTAGGTTCAATAAATTTTGGTTTATCTATTTCAGACAAAGGTATTTTTAAAATTTCCATTTTTATACTCAATTTAACTTAACAAAAAATGTTATTTTTATTTTTGCTTTTTATTTAACAAAAACTCTTTCATTATAAATAATTTTTAGAAATTTCCAATAAACAATACACTTTAATGGATTGAATAAAATATATTTAATCTTATATTTTTAGATATCATTTCGTTTATTATTTTAAATTAGAATAAATGGATGTTTCCAGACAAATATTACTTTTAATTGATGAATTTAATGATTTAAATATAAAAAAAAATGAGTTTAAAGCGATAGTGGCTAAATTTAACGATAAACAACAATATATAAAAATGCTTATAATAGGAAAATATTTTAATTTAGAAAATCCCGAAAACTTTTTACCATCAAAAGAATTAAGACAAATCGAAAATATAGTTAAAGGCTTTGTCAAAAACCTAAAGTAATATTTTTCCAGTCAATCCAATTCCCTTTATATTTTTGGAAAATTTTAATTTTCCGTTTTCAGTAGCAAAATCAAAAAGTTTACATATTATAGTTATGTTAATATATAATAGAACACAAAATAAAAATAAAATTATACTATTTAATGTAATTATTGTATATCTTAAAATAGTTGTAAAATTAGAACTGATAGTCCACAAAAATAATAAAATAAAGGCCGATATAAAACAGATAACACAAATAAGTGTGTGTTTATCAAAAATATCAAAAATTTTCATTTTATAAGAGCTATATTAACAAAAGTTTATTCTTATGATTTAATTATTGTATAATGATATTATACAATACTGAAATTAAAATGCAGTGTAGTATGGAATTGAGTAAAATTTATATTCTAACAATAATTCACCATTTTTTGTATATTCTAATGTTGAGGCTAACTTTTTTTTTAAAAAATTATATAGTTCGTCTCTTTTATAGATACCATATGGTTTATTCAAAATTGTAGTTTCTAGTAAATTATCTATCAATTCATTCATTAAGAAAAAATCGATATTTGAACCAAAATCCCATTTTTCTTCTTCTTCTTCTTTATCCCAATCTAAATTTGCCTTGTCTTCGAAATAACAAATAACATCTTCAACAGAAATTGTTTTAAATACTTTCTCTTTTAAATCTTTATACATATATTTTGTAAATTCATTTGGTAAATTTTCTCCATATATGTCACCAATTGTATAATTATTGGAATTATCCAATAAAATTGTATTTAAATAATTCCAATTATTTTTAGTAAAATACCAAATAAAATCTCTTTTCCATGTTTTAAGTAGATAAAATAAACCACAATATTGGTTGCTTATTTCCAACAATTTACCATTTGGAATAATAATTTCTTGATCTAGTGACGTCATTTGATAATAATAAATGTGTGGTTATTTTAATTTTTTTAATAAGATTATAAGTTATGAAGTGGGGTTGTTTTTATGTTATTGAGATCATCTTCCCATTTATTTGTTTTACACATAGACACAACTATGTCATCACAATCTCCCAATACTATTATATCATTTTTACGATCAAATTTAACTGTTGTATTTACCCCAAGTACCCGTTCAACACACCCAACTGATCCTGGTTTGGTTTGATTTATAAATATTCTTGGAGTATTTTTTTTTAATTGTGTGACCAATTCGCAAAAAGGCGCAACCGATAATGATGTTCCAAATATTAAAAGTAAATCACATTCGGGAAAATCTTTCTCCGCCATATCCCAAAATCGTTTGGGCAATTCTTCATTAAAAAATACAATATCTGGTCTAACGATACCAAAACAGTCTTGGCATTTTGGGACTCCCTCATTACTGTTAGGATTCAATATTTCCTTATACAACCAAGATAAAGAATAAGATTTATTACATTCGATACAATAACTGCGATTAATTGTTCCGTGGGCTTCCACAATTTTATTTGAGTCTAATCCACTTGCATGTTCTAGACTATCTATATTTTGAGTGTATACTCTTTTAAGAAATCCCTTTTGGTCTAATAAAGATAAAAATTTATGTGTTTGGGTTGGATGTGGGTTTTTGGGAAATAATTCTCTAACCAAAGAATAAAAAGGTTCGGGGTTGCTTTTAAAATAATCTATATTAATTATAGCTTCCGGAGATGGTAAATTATACTTTTGTAGTTTAGAATATATTCCTATAGATGGTGTACGAAAATCTGGAAATCCCGCAGATTTGGATATACCAGCTCCACACATGACTATTATATTTTTGTATTTTCCTTTTTGTATTTTTTTTGAAATGACATCCAATGAATATATTTTTCTGTGTCTTTGATGTAAAATTGTAGATTTTACCTGACCCATTTTAATAAACTATAAACTTATAATTTATTTTTCAAATATGTTGTACAATTTGTACAATATAGTGTATTACAAATAAATCATTTTGTTGTGAGTTTAGAATTTTGGTTTTACATTCATCAAAATTAAAAAATCCTACACAATCTACACTCTGTGTCAAACCAATCATAATGTCCCCGACTACATGCAATATGTTCCAACATGTATCTATCATCAAAATATTTTAGTACATTAATTATTTTTATAAACTCGTAATCCTCATAATCATAATCATCTTTTGTAATTTTTTCGTCCACTGTAAACACGGGTTTATCATATTGGCTTACATTCATATACATATATATTGTAGACAATATTGGTTTGTGCCACAAAAAATCATGAATATGTATTTTTTTTGACCCATTAAAAATTTCACAGAAAATAAATTGCTGATTTTTATTTGTTATGGTTATAGTTATTTCAAATAAATCATTTTGTGGTGAGTTTAGAATTTTGGTTTTACATTCATCAAAATTAAAAAATCCTACACAATCTACATATAAACCTCGACATTTGAGTTGATCCAATTGAAAAGTAATTTTGTATTGATCTATCAATAAACTAATTTCGTCAGTAATTATAGTTTCGATTTCGGTAAACAGATTGCCAAAAAGAGTCTCCAATTCTTGGGTTTCATAGTGTTGTAAGATCTCCAACAAGCTTCTATTTTTAAGCGATAAATTACATTTATTTATTAGTGTAAGAGACACTATTTGATCGTTAATCTTTGAAGTTTCAAAACTCATTTTGGTCGTGAAATCTCCTTCTATCCAAATATAAGGTTAGATTAATTAATTTATGGTGGACGAAAATTTTAAATTTTTTTAATTTGTAATAGGTAGTTTTTGGATTGATAAATAAAATAATATAATATAACAATAAATGCCTTATTGTAAAAATGATCCTACGCGAAAATATAAAGGAGTGGAACCTTCACCAAAAGGACTAGGATATTGTGCCCACGCAGAAAAATTTGGAACCACAAAAAAAGGAAGAGACGGGAGTATATGGAAAGTTAAAGATACCAAAAAAAACGTACTGAGGTGGGTCCGAATAACTAGATCAAAGAAAACAATTAGTAAAAACAAAAAACGAAGGGTGGGAAGATCCCGAAAAAGGACAAATAAAGTAATGGAAGAACCTGTTGGCGAACCGTGGTCTTTTGTAAAAAAAAATGATACCAAAATATACCCAATTATTGATAACGGCGGAATATCTTTTGCAGTGTATATAAAAGGTGGAAACGTAACTATTTATAAATCTTCCAATCCAAATAATCTTAATCTTGAATCATATGATAAATTAGTTAAAAAATATACACCAAAAGAAATTTTTATAGGAAAAGATATACAAGAACAACTATCTACCGGAATAAAATTTCCTAAAGAATACAAAGGAAGTTCGATATTATTAAAATTAAAAAAAAACAAATATGTGTTTATTGGAGAAACTATTTACGAATTTGAAACTTTATATGATATAGAAAAATATTTCTCTCATATGGGAAATAGTCAAGTGGTATATCCTGTTGGGATAGGTGACAAAAACGTTTATTTGTTTATCGAAGATGTATATATGTCCCTTGAATTGTTCAATGAAAGAAATACCCAAAATAGGCATATCGGAGTGTATGCATATAATGTTTTATATTCTTTATCTCGGGCAGAAAAAACCAAATACACAACTCCTATAAAAAAAACAATAATACACAAACGTTTATTTTAAGTCCAATTTATAAAATAGTATACTGTTGTTTTATATTTAACATTCTTTAACCAAATAAATGGAAAAAATACAAATCCGCGAATATAACATTCAGCATATAAATCCCAGCAGTACATGGATTATTCTTGGCCCACCAAACTCTGGAAAATCTTATTTTATAACAGATTTGATATACTACAATTCATATAAATATCCTGTTTGTAGAGTCAATACTAGTGTGCCTTCAACATACAAAGATTACTGTTCTATATTCCCCCCAATAACTGTTCATGCAAAATTTAATGAAAAAGATGAGGAAAATCTTATCGAAAAGCGCCAAAAACCACTAAGTATGTTGGAGCATCCTGGAACGTCTTGTGTGTATATTTTGGATGACATTAATAAAAATGCAAGTTTTAATAGTTCATTTTTTAAAGATATTTTTCAGAAAGGGCGTCATTACAATTTATTGACAATTGTTGTGAACCAAAATGCATTAGAATTTCCACCATCTTTAAGATCTGCTGCCACATATATTGTAATATTCAAATTTGATAAAGAAAGCGACAAAAGAAAATTGTTTGAAAATTATGCAAGTAAAAAATTATTTGAAAATTATCAAAAGTTTTCTGAAATTTATGACAATTTAACAAATGATCACTCGTGCATGATTATCAAAAAACCCGATAAAAATGTGAATGAAGAAGAAACATTGAAAAATTGTGTTTTTTATTATAAAGGTGATGGTACAAAAAAAAGGTGGAAATTTGGATGCCAAGAATTAAGAAATTGGAGTTCAGCCAGAATAGACGAATCAAAAATACAAGAATTTTGTTGATAACCTAAATGTTTTTTATTATTAAACTTCAATTTTCATTTCAACAATAAATTTTTAATATTGGTAAACAAGTTGTTTACTAAAATATTTATTTTCTAAAATATAATCTCGGACACAAAAATAATAAAATATATTCGGTGACAATATTTAAAAATATTTTTTTTTTTATTTTCTATTTCAACAATGAACATTTTTTTTTAACTTTTACATTTGAGAATTATTATTAATTTAATTATTACATATAATTTAAAATAAATTATAATAATGTTGTGATATAAAAAAGAGTATATAATTTATGTATTATATGTAAGTTCAGAAAATCTAAACTTATTATTAATTGAATAATTCTAAATAAAATCTTAAGTGAGTTATATTTTCGTGTTTGAGTTTTAATAAATTGATACAAATTTCAAAAATGTCGTTAAATAACATTAATTAATCAATCGTAACATGTTTTGAAAATATTGGATGTAATATAATATCTTCAATATTTATTTTAAACGGGTTTCCATTTTTTTCTACTCTCAATGATAATGGACTTTTCCCATAATATAGGGTATTATACCCTTCAGATTTCCCTACAACAAAATTTAAAAAATTTAAAAGTTTTTTGTTTTTTGTAACAAATTTTTTTAAAAAATAACTCAGGAAATAAAAATCATTATATTCGAAATATCTAAAAAAATCTAAATTTGAAGGAACAAATATAGGAGCATAGTGTAGTACTATAGATCCGGATAAATCTGATATAATAGGAATATAATCAGATTCGAAAGATATTTTTACTTTCTTATTGTCAAAGACAAATTCGTATAAAAATGGTATTTTTTCGATATTTCGTTTAATTAAAATATTCCAAGGATGTAAATCTCTATGTAAAAATGACCCATGTTCATTTCGGGTTAACAATTTTAAACACGTGTAAGAGCAAAAAATAGCTAATAATAATTTTTCAATAACCGAATCATTACGTTGTTTTGTAAAATCAGCTAAGGTCCCCAATTCTACCCATTCGTAAACGTTGACTATAATATAATTTATCAAATTTTTGTAATTAATTTTTCTATCAAAAAATTTAGAGACATTTATTTTATTTTTTCTTAACAATTTAATTATAGTTTTAAACGTATCCAACTTGTCTTTAGAACTGCATGTAAAACTACCAAAAGGTTTTAAAATTGTATTTACAACATCAATTGAATCTAATGCATTGTATAGAGTTTGAGTAATTTTGAATTCGTCATTTTGTAAATTATGTGTTGGGATTATTTTAATAGCGAAAGGAAGATTTTTTATTTTAAAAATGTACCCAAAAAATCCGTTAGCCTTATACTCAAAATTTAAAAAAACTAAATCATCACAATTTAACTTTAATTTGATCGATTCATACAGTTTTTCCATTTTTATATTGTACATGTTCTGAAAATATCGGATGTTTAATTATATCTTCTATGGATTTTTTAAAAGGTACATTTTTGGACTCCAAATGAAGATTATAATAATCAACAATCACACGTTTCCCATGCACAACTTTTTTATATCTAAAATTTTTTGGTACAACAAATTTCAAAAAATCTATAATTATTTCACTATTATTTATCAAATTCCTGTTCATCAAAAAATGATTTGCGAATTTAAAAACATCATGATATACCAAAAAATCAAAATCGTCTTCTTCGTTATACTTATTTTTAACTATTGAAAGAGAAAAATCTGCAAATAGTGGTTTATATTTATTCTTAAATGAAACTTTCATTTCATCATCCCAAAAATTATAATTAAAATTTATATCATCTTTATAACTTTTAATTAAAATATTATTTAAATGTAAATCATTGTGTAAAAATTCACCATTGGTTGCATCTTTTATAACTTTTAAAGAGCAAAATATTGTTAATAATATTTTGATCAGAATTCTCTCTTTCATGTTATTTCTATAAATAAATCCATAGAGATCCCCCTCATCGGCCCACTCATAAATGAGTATATACACATGATCTTTTAATATTCTTTTTTTATAAAAGGTGGATGTGTTAATTTTATTTTCAGACAATATTTTTAGTATGTTTTGAACCATGTCCGAATCTTTGGTGACACATCTAAAAGAAGTATATGGTTTTAATATTGTATTAATTTTGTGTTTCTTTTTGTATATATTGTATATGTATTCAGTAATTTCAAATTCGGCCTCTATTTCATCCTTGATTGTTGGGATAACCTTAATCACCAATGGTAAGTCATTTATTTTAAAAATATACCCGAAACTCCCCTTACCCCTATATACGATATCAATAAGCATTAATTGTTCACAATCTAAAAGTTTCGATTCTACCAATTTTTTAACTTTGGTTGTATTCATTTATTAGATATTACTTTATAATTTCAAATTTCACATGAATTACAATATATTCAGTTTCTGTTGAATATAATTGGTAATGTTAAATTAATTTATAATGAATTTATTGCATCCCTTTGTCTTTATATAATCAATTATAAACAAAAGTGTTTTTTTTTTTGGTTACATATAAAAAAAATATAAATCTGCCTAATTGTGCTTTATAATGTTAAAATTTGTATATTTTTTATATTAAAGTAATTTAAACGCTTTATAATATAAAATGGTAACAAAATCACTAAAAAAAGGTGAAATGAAAGAGAAAATTGTTGAACCACCCAAAGAAAAAGAACAACCAAAAGAATCTCCAAAAGTTGTTTCGGAGGAAAGTACCTTAGATGTGGAGGAAAAGGATGTTAAAAGATCCAAAAGAGTTAAAGATGAAGATTCTTCCAATTATATCACCAAAGGTAAACTTAATAAAATGCTCAAAATAATAAATCCAAATGTACGAATTGGTAAAAATGTAATTAAAGCATTGGACGCAGAAATTGAAGAAATTATTTTGAATCAGTTTGATATGTTAGAATATGATTCTGAAAAAGACTCTTTAAAACTATTGTCGAAATCTGAGAATCTAAACCAATTTAGTATTTTGCCAACCACATTTGGTAAAGTTATAAAAGTCAGGCTCATGGAACGTTTTCCAACTATAAAGAAAATAAACCCACTATTAATCAATGAACTTCAACTATTAATAGAAAATGATATATTGGATTTATTAAAATATTATATTTATTTAATGGACAAAAGACGAACATTGTACACCCGAGAAATCGAGTGTACAAATAAAAATATCAAAATTCAATGGAACAAACGAAAACACAATTGTAACGTGGACAGATGAATATAAAATTGTGAATTTAATACACATTATGTGTATTATTTATATATGAACATTTACATATTTCTGCCATGTATTTGCATCCATCTCAATGCAGACTCTTGTGTTATTTTTTTCTTCCATAGATATTTGGTTGTGTATAGTGTTCATAATTTTTTTTTTAAATAAGATTTACTATTGGTATTTCGTATCTTGAGAATGATAAATCTTTTAAATGTGACTTGTTTAACATCCAAATTATATGATTTAGTTGTTTGTATAAACGTAAAAAAATTTTCTATAGTTTCTACGTTATCTATATCATTTATCAATAAACTGTTTTTTGAACACCTGAGTTTCCATTTTTAAAGTATTAAAATAGATAATTGGGATTATAATAATATTTAAAAACACAAAATTAAATTTTATAAAAAATATCAAAAACAAATAAGTTAAACACCTAACAAAATAAATGTTAACAAAACATATTATTATAGATAAATCAAACAATATAGATAATTTGAAAATATTGGAGATTCATAAGACCATTTCTAATAATTTGAAAAATAAAAAAAAAGAAATCGATTATGGATTTTATATATCAAGAGTTTACAATTTTATTCAAAAAATAGATAATACTTATTCAGAAATTTTTCTAAATAAAACAAATATAAATAAATTTGAATTAAATGATTTCATGAATTTTATATCTATTTGTAGAGAATATATAAATATTGATTTAGAACAACAACAGGAAGAAATAATTTGTCCATCTTGTTCTTACTCTGACATTGTTTACAAAGAAAATGAATATATATGTGATAATTGTTTTTTGGTGTACGATTCGAGAATTCCGGGTATAAAAGAAATAGACATGACTAATAAATTTAAAACTTATTATAGCTTAAAAGGCAATCTTCTTAAAGCTATTGAAAAATTCGAAGGGAAAGGCGTAATAATACATGAAGAAGATATTGAAAAAATACTTTTTGAGATAAATAAGCGAAAAATCAATATAAATTTTCTACAACGAGAACATGTGTGTAAAATTTTGAAAGATGTAAAATTAGTAAAATATTATGATTGTATAAATGTTTTAATGTCAAAATTAACAGGGTGTGAACAAAGAAGTATATCTCAATATATTCCCGAAATAATAAGATATCATGGAATTTTAGAACATTATTATCCATTTGTTAGAGATAATGATAGAGTAAATTCACTAAATGTTCAATATAAATTATACAAATTATTAAGACTGTGTGATGTAGATTGTGATATTTCAGAATTTTGTACTTTAAAGACAGAACAAAAGTATGAAGAACACGAGGCGATATGGCATGAACTTTGTAAATATACAAATTGGAAATAAAATAATTATAACTTACAACTTATAAGTTAGTTTCGAATTTTATACAAAATATAATTAAAGCTGTATAATCTATATTCAACTTAGAAATGGATTATACATATTATATTTAATGTTTGCCTAATCAGTTATTACTTAAAATTCTAATTTCATAATTAATTTAAAACTTTCACAATTATAAACTATTTTTAAAATTTTTAATAATATTTTTTTTGTATATTAAATAATGGATCAAATAATTACTTCTTTGAAATCATATAAACTTAAAATTGTAAGTACAATCATAGCTTTAACTGCTGTATACTTATTTACATCCAATTATATGAGCACTTGCACTACCAAACCATTTGCCCAAGAATATATATTATTTTTCTTGATTTTAACGGGCGCTATCAATGCTTATTTTGTATGGAGTGTTTAAAAATATATAAATATTAATCATCTACAAAATGAATTTATGGAATAAAATTATTCTAAGTTAAATTATAATTATTCTTTGTATAATTAAAAATGAAAGAATTAGAACAAGTTATTAATTTCGCTCCAACTGTTGTGGGTGTCGTTATGATAATTTTATCATCTATGGCATTTAAGTTGAGTCATGATAACAAATGTGAGTCTAAATCGGAAGCACAAGATTATGTAAATCTTTTCTTAATTGCCATGAGTATAATAATAACTTTTTATCTTTATAAAAACTAAATATTTTAAAAATAAGTAAAATGAACAAATCACAAATTTTCATTATAATTTATATGGTATTATTTGCGTGTTTGTTTATAGGATTGATTTTCTGGGTGGCAAGCATTAGAACAAACGCCAATATTTTGGCTGGGGGAGATTCCGCGGATCCCGTCTCAGAAAGTGTAAGTTCTAATATTTCAGGGCTGTTTGCTGTTTTAATAATTGTATGTGTATTGATATTTATTATAATTCCAATATATCTTTTTAACGAATTTGATTGGGGTTCTAAATATATTGCTTTGAAAACTGGTGAATCCCCTTTAGGTATAACTCCAACATCTGCAACTTTTACTAATGTGTCGGGAGACATAGATTCGTTTGGATCGACTTTTGGAGTGGATGCATATTAAAAAGATTCAATAATATATATAATATATATATTACTTACAACCTATACATATTTTTTCGTTAATTTTTCATTGTATGGTTGGTTACTCAAAACATAAGTAGAATTGTATCCAAAAAATTTAGGATTAAATGTTGGGTCTTTTCTGGGTAATAGGAAAAGTGTATCTATATTTAATTTATATTTGGTAGAAATAGTTTTATGTATAAATCTATCATTATCGTGGGCTGTATCATTGTTAATAATATTTTGATCATATATTCCTATGTATTTGCTCATTTATTATTTGAATATAATATTTCTTTATATATTTGGAACAAACCAAACTATGAATTTTTGGATGATATTTGACACCCAGATAATTGTATATAAACTATATACAATACTTTATTTTTTTTTTGTTTTTTTTTGTTTAGTTTTTAATAGATATGAAGAAAGACCCAAAATTGGCTTTTTCTTGAATTGACCGTAGAATGATTGTCCCCAAAATGTTGGTTTCGTGTCGGTTGTCAAACTTAAACAGACTTCTGAGAAGAGATTCTGTCATCCTTTCTACATAATACACCCTGTGGGTGTTTGTTGTCTCAATTATCTCCACATTTTGGTCTTTCAAAATCATCGTCAATGCCACGGCTGGCAATTTGGGGTGCACCGGCCAATCTTCGGTCGGTTTGATGGTCAATATGTTGTTGAGTTCTTCTTTTAAGAACTTTAGGGGATCGTAAGAGAAGGCAAAGATTATTTCATCAGCGTATGAATCCATTTTAAAATGAATGTAATATGTTGGTGTTTAAATGTTTGGATAATATAACATTACACTTTCACCAAAAATAAATTTTATTTGTAATCCACGAATTCTAAATTAAATTTGTCCATAACAACTTTGTTTACACTTTCTTCGTCGTCTTCATTTAAATATAGCTCCCCCAAAACTCTTCCATATTTTCCATTCCCAGAACATTTAATAAATAATATTTTACCTAAAACCAATTCCATTAAAAAATCTCTAACTTCTTTTGCGTTTTTTATAATGTCATCTCTGTTTTCTTCTTTCAATAGTGGTCTTATTTCGGGAGCATTATACCCAAATAATCTCACTTTCCACTGATAATAGTTTCCACAATCATGCTTTAGTACGATATTACAAGTATCTCCATCATAAACGGAAACAACTTTACACTTAATTTTATGTGGAGAATTAAACGTGAAAAATGGTGTATTATCTGCTGTACAATCTTCCATTTATAATAACATACATTTAATTTATGTAATTTTTAAAATATAGTATTACTATAGTTTAATCATTATTTATCTAAATATCTTATCTAAACGTTTTTTATAATCGTTTTTGATTTGATTATCATACGAGATATTGTCCAATAATGTATAATATGTTTGTTTATTTTCTAATGCTTTGGTTAAAATTTTTTCACCAAGATCTCCCGGCAATGTATTGGCGTTTTCTAATGCTTGACAGATCGCTACTCTAAAAGTATTGAGTTTATTCGTTGTTATGTTTTGGGTCTCAACTTTACTGCCGCCAATCCCAGATTCATTATAATAATTTTCATTCAGTAAACTTCGAATAGAGACCAAAACTCCACTTAGAGTTAAAGAGGCCGCCCAGCTATCTTTCCCTCCTCCAGTATTTAAAATAGATAAGCATATGCTACCATCTTTAAATATGTGGTTGTTAAAAGAGATTTTTCCACCATCTGTTGTATGAAATTTTACTATTGGAGGGAAGAAGGGATACGTTTTCGGAAAATCTAGCGAAATATGAAAAAATCCACCTTCGTGTGGTGTATCTTTGGGTCCAACTATAATTGCATGTAACTTACCCATATCTTTTTGATCCCAATAAACCATTATACCTTCTTCTGAATCTTTAAAAATCTGTTCAACGTCTTTTTTAATACGACGAATTGCCGCAAATGTAAACGACATATTTAATATCCATTGATCTTTATTTAAAAAAAAATTTTTTAAGAAAATCCTCGCTTAAGATATTTTTCTTAGAATATGCACCTTTAAAGATAAATTTTGATTTCGCCCCAATCGAACTGCGCGTCCGATAATTTGTTTTTTTAATATCCTTAGACAAATCCATCAAATATAATAATATCTGTGGTGTTTTCTAGTAGAATCCCTGTATATTCACATGACGAATCTAACAGTAATCTATAATGATTTCTCTTTGCTCAATTGGTCCTGTCAATAATTTTCCAGTTTCTCGAATGCTATCTGGAATTGTGGTATTAAACGGTCTAAATAAAATCGCAGATGTAGACCACCAATATATTATTTAGACAACTTAAAAAAAATTTAATCGTTTACATATAACAATTGTTTATCAAATTTTAATTATTCAAAGTTACACTTAATTGTAAATTTATGTTTCCCAAATCATCTTCCAGGGCATCTATCTGATCACTTTGTAATGAAAGTATATTTAAAAAGTCTGAATTATTTGAACATATACCTTTAAAACTAAAATGTAATTTATTTTTCTTTACCTCTATCTCTATATCAGGAGAATTGTATGTTGTATCCGGTAATGGTGAATCACAAAATATAATATAAAAATTATTACTAAAAATAATATTTAAAAATATAAATTTGTGTTTAAGACCATCTCCCATAATCCAGACAGGAGGAAATACAACCGGCAAACCATATATATTGTTGGTAACTAATAATTTGTTGACATTTTTTTTGTTAATATTGAATGTATATTTATTGTTTACTAATTGAAAATCATCGACAATATCTACACATTCTTGGCTTTTTGCGTGTTCATAAAAATCTTCTAAATGTCCCTCCCAATTACAGAAATTAGAAAAGCATTTAATTGAACGTTTTAAGCATTTATTTTCGTGATTTAAGAGTTTTGGGACAAAATCATCAAAATCACAATCAAATTTACATTTGGCTTTAATCTCTCTTAAACATATTTTAGATATATTTTCGGAGAATTTATTCCGAAATAAATTAACACATCTACATATTGGACATTTAATGTTACCATTCTGTTTGGTTTTGCAATAACAATCATAACACAATATGTGTCCATTATCACAACTATAAATTACACCTCTTATATAGTCATTACAAACTATACAAATGAATGTTTCTACGAGTTCTTCGTTCATTGTTTTATTTATATTATATAAAACTTATAAAGAAAATAATTATTCTGTTATATCTCAATAAAATTTATATAGCATATGTTTTTGTTAATTCTTTTGCCAATTCAAAATACATAGATTTATTTGTTTTAAATAATTGGGCTATATCGGGCATCAATGGATTCTCTGGATCTGGATTCTCCAATATTAACATTATTAGTAATATGCTTTTCGAAATGGTGCATAGGGGAGACCAATGTGAATTTAATGTACCTAAACATATATTTCCATTGGAATCGATATTTGGATGGTAGATTGGGGTAATAAAAGTAATTTTTGGGGAATTAAACGGGTAAGTTATTGGAAAAATAATTTTAAGAGAAAATATTCCATCTTTATATGGGCTATTCTCAGGACCCACGATTTTAACTTCCCATTGTAAAAAATCATCATTTATAAATCTAGCTTGTGTCTTTGGAGAGGAGTTGATTTCATTGATTTCTGAAATAATTCGTTTTTGTATCATTTACTTAATGTATCAATTTAAATAAAATTGATAAAATGAATTAAATATTATTGATATCGATATTATCACAAAAACCATCTTTGTGTGAATTATATATCATTTTGTACGATTTATCAAATAATACAGATATATCGGCTTCATTAGAATCTACATTTAATGATTTTATGAATGGTAAAGCATTCTCGTGAATCTGATCACACATCGAAAGTTTAATATATTTTTTTTTAGAAATTTTTTGAGACCAATTTAACATAACATCTTTATCAACAATATGTTTTTCAAATATAAGTTGTAAAATATTTGAAGTTTTTGGAATTAATGATAAATGTTTTTCTATAACTTTTTCGATACCACTCAAAAATATTTTTTGAGATTTTTTATGTTTATTTAACGCTGCAAATAAAAGATTATGTTGTTCTATTTGTTTAATCATGTCTTCATTTAACAACAATTCTGTTAAAATTAAAGATGCCCGAGTGTTTAATTCTAATCTTTGGGATTCTTTCAATATTTCTTCTATATTTGTATAGGAATTGTTTTTAAGAAAATTTTGAAAAATTTTAATACGTTCTAATTTTGGTTTATAAAAATCTTCATCTGCTATTAAATTTGAAAATGAGTGTACATCAACGAAGCCCACATCGTCAGACCACGTTTCATTTTCAGAATTTACAACTTGCGTAGGCCGTGTAAATTTCGAAATTGGAGACTCTGGTTTATATTTGTTGGTAATTGTGTTTATATGATGTTTTATTATAAAAGTTACCAATTTATGATTTATCTCTATTGGACAGATTTCTCCACACGCCAGACAGTTTAGTAGTAAAATTTTTTTTTTGAATATTTTAAAAATTGTTTCCGGATTGTGACATTGACCACATAAGACAAATTTTGCGATAAATTTGTCTAATAAAGCTTGTAAATCGGAGGAATTATGTAAACCTTGAATAATATGTCGTTCATCTTTATCTACCTGAACTCGTGTCCCTAATTCAAATCCAAAAAATTTTAAGCAGTAAATTGGAGATCTATTTAAAGATTTTCCTATATTTTTGATATTTACTATAATTGTTTTAATTCCGTTGCCCTTTCCTTCTATCTTTACATTTATTTTTTCCATCTTGTATCGATAAAAAATATCTTTGATTTTTTCATTTACATTTAGAGCCATAATTGATTGTCATTTATTTTATAAAAATGTTTAATTCGGTTTTATTTTTCGCCAGGAAAAATCTTTTATTTTTCAACACAAATAAAAGATATCAAAAATTATAATACTATTGATTATACACTAATGAGAGAGTCCTATTTGATCCTATAAAACCTCTTTTTAATTGCTTATTATATAATAAGGATAACAAACAAATTGAAAGTACGTTAAAAAAAAACATATTTTTAATAATCTAAAATTTAATTTTGAATATCAATTAAACTATTTTAAAATGATAAGTTTAAATAATGTAACTAAAAAATTTGAAAATTTAGAATTTAAGGTTCCAAATGGATTCTCTCCAATTGGTTATTGTAAGCCCGAAAAATTTTTACAAACTGAACAAATCTGGGATCCAAAAATAACATTATATGCACATCAACAGAATTTATTGAACAAATTGAACAATAAATGTATACTATTAAATTGTTATACCGGATTTGGAAAAACAATTTTTTCGTTATTTTTATCATCGTATTTTAATCACACATTAATTATTGTGCCACTCAAAATTGTTTATAAGCAATGGAAGAGATACATAGATAATTTAAATGTTAATTTTTACACGACAATAGATATAAAAAAAATAACTCCGTCAATAACTTTGGTTATGGCCCCAACTCTTAATAATAGACTATCGGGCATTTTGGATAAATTAAAAAAATATAATTTGGTTATTATTGATGAATGTCATCTAAGAGAAAATTCGATATATTCAACTATATTGCCAAATATAGTTACAGATCGTCTATTGGGTTTAACTGCAACATTATCATCCAATGATGATTTATCTCAACATTATTTTTCTCAAACAATTAAAGTTTCTTACAAAAAAATTTTCTTTTATAAATTTATATCAACAAATTTTACACCAGAAAATGTAAAAATGATGTATTATAAAGGACGATATGTTGTAGACTATACAAACTTGCTAAAACAGACCACAAAAAATAAGGATAGGATGGATCATATTATAAATATAATTAAAGATGTCATTTATCAAAAAAAAGCCTTAATTTTGGTCAAAAATGTTAATACTGTTAAAACCATTTTTAAGTTTTTGATAGAGAACAATACATCCCAATCTATAGGTTTTGTGTGTGGATCAAAAGAAGTACCAGATTTATTACCAGATATATTGATAAGTACATACCAAAAATTATCAGTAGGTTTTGACACAAATAAATATAATATTTTGATTTTATTGGATAATATCAAAGATATACGACAATCAGAGGGAAGACTTAGAAATGAAAATTTTTCGATATATGATTTTTATGACAATCATCCTGTATTTTTAAACCATAAAAGAGAACGAGAAAAATGGTATAAACTTCGAGGAGGAATTATACTATAAAATTTTATTTTTCGATAAGTTGAAAATTAACTAAATATAGTTGATTATGTTAAAACCAACCCCACCAAAATATATATTTAAAGATGAACCAACTTTACACACTAAAGAAATTTTGTTTGATATGAAAATAATATTAAAGATCGTTAAAAATAAAGCAGTTGATTTTGAAATTGAGTGTATTGTATATGATAAAAAATCACGCAGATGTATTGATATTATACCATTAGTTTGCATTAAAAAATATTTACCAAATTACGTATTATTAAATGATTTAATAAATGATATAAAATTAAATGAATTAAATAGAAGAAATTGTAGAAAAAATTTAATATATGGCAAATATGTTGACGATACGAATGTGTATTATAAATGCGGAATTGGCGACACAATTGTATGGACATACTATTCGGTTTGCGATGAATATTTAAAATGTGTTTGTAGTAGTTACACAAGTATAGAATTTGATAATTTTATTTATAAAATTGAATTTATTTCAAATATTCAGGGTGTAATTATTGATTATATATTAAGTATAAAAATATACAAAAACAACAAGTTTGTCTGTTTATTTAATGTAAATAAGTTAGATAACTTGATTCTACAAAATACTATCGTAAACGAAATTATGAATAATGCAAAACTATACGCAATAAACAAAAAAAATATCAAACTGGGCTCAATTGGTGCCCATCATTTTTCTTTAAATCAATTTTAAACTAAAATCACCTTGTTTAGATGACGAAATATGGAAAATTAAACGAAGCCTATAACAGACAAATTACATATCCAATTCATAAGTTTTGTAATACAATTTAATTTATTTTATTAAAGAGTTTCCTCATTACAAATATGAGCAAGTTATTCGAAAACAATATAAGAGATAAACCATATTCTTTACCCAAAGATTTCTTTTGGGATACACTTGATTTGAATGATCCTGTTGTTTTAAAAGAACTTTATAATCTGTTAACAAAAAATTATGTAGAAGATTCAAATAATATGTTTAGATTTGATTATTCTGAAAAATTTATTCATTGGGCACTTAATCCTCCTAATTATAATACTGAATGGTTTTGTGGAGTTAGAACAAATACAGGCAAACTTGTTGGATTTATTGGAGCAATTCCTGTAACTGTCAACATCTATAAGATTGAAAAAAAAATGGCCGAAATAAATTTCCTTTGTGTTCATAAAAAAATACGCGATAAAAGATTGGCTGCAGTTTTAATTAAAGAAATAACACGAAGAATTAATATATGTGGTATATTTCAGGCTATTTATACTTCCGGAAAGATTCTTCCAAATACGTTATCAATTTGCAAATATTGGCATCGATCACTAAATTGTAAAAAATTAATAGATGTAAAATTTGCCCATTTGAATAATAATATGACCATGAAAAGATACACCAAATTGTGTGCACTACCATCTAAAGCAGAATTGGAGGGGTTTAGAAAATTAAAACAGTCGGATATACCAGAGGCTTGTGCTTTATTAAATAAATCTTTTCTTAATTATGATCTGACCCCAATTTTTTCGGAAAATGAATTTGAACATTGGTTTTTTAATTGTCATGATATTGTACAGTGTTTTGTTGTCGAATCAGATAAAATTATAACAGATTTGATTAGTTTTTATTCTCTTCCTTCAACAATTGTAGGACATCCAATTTATGATAAACTTAATATTGCTTATTTATTTTATAATGTTTCCACTAAAATAGAATTAACAAAATTGATTGAAGAAGTTTTAATAATTGCTAAAAATTCAAATTTTGATGTATTTAACGCTTTAAATATAATGGAAAATGATAAATTTTTGAACAAATTAAACTTTGGGGTGGGAGATGGGAATCTTCGATATTATCTTCATAACTATACGTGTTCGCCATTAACACACAAAAAAATAGCTTTCTTTCTTCAATAAATTTATTTTTGGAGTTGTGTTAACCAAAACAAATGAAGAATTATGAA